AGATCAAGCTCACGACTGCCAATGTAAGGACCACGATCGTTAATACGTACGTCCACGCATCCTTGATAGCAGACACGTAGCTTTGTACCGAAAGGTAGCGTTTTATGTGCGGCGGTAAGTCCGTACATATTGTAAGTTTCACCGTTCGCTGTAGTCCTGCCGTGGAAATATCCACCGTACCAGGAAGATAACATTGAGTTTGTGGCACTAACTGATGTGCTGACACTGAGGAGGACAGCAGCAGCAATAGTGCTGATTGATTTAATAAACATATAAGATTATTCTTAGTTTGCATGAAGATATAAAGTAACAATTAGAGGGCACTCATGCGTACCCTCAATGTTAACGATCAAGCTGTAACTAGTTCTTGTGCAATAGAGAAAGCTTTCTTGCTTATAACAGCACCAAGGCCGAAAGTACCACGTGCGAACTGTGCACGAGACTTAGCAGCAGTTTGATTACGTGTGCTTGTTTCTAGCTTGTGTGATGGCATTAAAGCCATTCCAAAGACTGAAAGAGGCATATTCAGAACCGTATCCAATTCACGGAATGCTTGCTCAAGCTTTTGTCACGTTTACGAAGGCTTGACCTTCGTCGATGTTGTAGACCTCATCTACAAAGTCATTAAATTGACTAGAAGTAATACTGAATCGTGAGAACTCACGCATCAGGTCACATTCAGTAGTGAAGTCTTGACGTGCTACATCGATACTGTTGATAAGAGCATCGAAGTTAGCGTTAGCAGTTCCCTTGTGAGTGATGCTTGAAGAAGCACCAGTCCCAGATAAGGCTGCAGTCAAAGTGTTTTGGCAAACCACACGGATGTTTGTGAACTTTGCTCCACAGCCGGTTTTACCGTCGTGGCCCAAGTAACCAACAATTCGTCGTTTGACGGTGTCTCCAGGGACGATGTCCGTCTCCGCACCACGGAGTGTGGCGGTAAAACAGACTTTGGCTCCGTCCGATAGAACGATGACGCAGTCCATGTCTGCCTCTTCACGGATGAACTCCGCCATGCGTAGGAGCGATTCGTTTTGGACGATCTCGTATTGCTTGGTGACAACTCCGAGCAAGGCTTGGGTGTCAGTTCGGACAACTCCGTAGGAGTTTGATGGGAGCCACAAGGACTCATCATTGGTTGGAAGTGCGTTGCTGTTGGGGAAGAAGAGCTCGCGCTTCTCGACAGAAAATAGTGCGTCTGCTGTTTCAAACGCTTCTCGCGCTGGGAGTGTGCCAGGGGTGACAACCCCTTGCCCGTGCCATGCACGTTCTCCATTGCCGAGCCAGCCAGATGTGAAATTTGAGGGCATTTGGTTGTAGCCATGTATTGGACACCAGTTGTGAAAGTCGCTGCTAAGCGACAATGAAAGTATGATTATTCACACCACAAGTGCAACGTTTGCGTTGATACATTTTTTTGATTAAATATATCGAGACATACAGATATCAATCGTCTAACTTATTGTTAAGCTTTCATGCAAAAAAAATTATGCTTGCAGATTAATGTACTCAGAAACTTTCTCAGACATTTCCCAGCCACCTTTGTATTGTCCTGTTTTACAAGCAACTAGGTGCTCACAGGCAAAACAAGGATGTCCATAACATTCTTTGGTAAGTCGTTTGTCAGCTTTGATACGTCTAAATGTAAATAATGAATTGATGTATCCACAATTCTCTGAATGTTTGTGCATAAAGCAACGAGTGGCTTCATACATCACTTCAGACATTGTCATGCCCCAAGCATTGGCATAGTCCTTTAATACCGCATGACATGGGTCAGGCATTTGCACTTGAAGTTTTTTCATGAAATACAACTGTCACATGAACATGCTTCAGGTTGTTCTTTTAACAAATGCTGGTGTTGTTCAGCAATTTCCCATTCGTTTTTATAAAGACCAGTTCTGCAAGCAAGCTGATGTTTGCAGCACCGGCATAAATAGCCATAACAGTGCTTTGCTGAGCGTTTGTCAGGAATCATCCCTTGCTTACGCAAAAGGCCATCTGCAAGGTCACACACTTGTGCAGATGAGTGGATGTGCTGTTTCGCTGCTTCGTACATGAGTTCTCCCATAGTCATGCCCCAGTAGGCGCAGTACTCTTTGAGAACAGCAGCGAATTTTTCGTCACAAGGAACGTCGATGCGCTGCATGAAAGCGACTTGAATGGGAATAAAATAACTAAAAATTGGTCCAAATAGAGCATTGTTGCCAATTCTGGGCTCGGTTACGAATTGTAACTGTCGCTGACAAGAGTCGCAGATAGGTTTTGTAGCGGTTTTTAAAAAGCGTTTTTTTGCGTGAATGTGCTTGCGCCGCAATTAAAAATGCCTTTTTTGGGGTACTAGGCAAACTACGTAAACTACGCAAAACGCACAAGTTCCCTATATATATCTTTTTTTATTACGCAGTCTCCTCTCTTATTACTATCTTTTTAAAAATGCACATATAGGAAAAGTAGCGTAGCAAGTGTAGCTTTGTAGTTTTAAGGGGATTTTAAGCAAACATTTTAAATTTATCGCCAAGATTGAGCTTATAGCTATCTAAAAAAATCTTGGAGCTGTTGTCTGAGTTATCAGTTGAATTGTCAATTTCCTGAGAAATAGCATTATTTTGCTTAACACTATTTCGATTGCCATCAATGTTTATAGGACTAGCTTGTGAGATTGGTGAATTAATACTGCCATCACCTGACGCAGTAGGAGTAGAGGGGATTTCTACTTCTGCTTGTGTGGATTCGTTTTCAGCAGGAGACACTTTCTTGTCAATATATCTTTTCAAGAACTCTTTTGGTTTATCATCTTCCTGGTTTATCTGGAACATCTTGAATGTATTTGAGGATTTGCTTTACTTCAGACTTTTCATTGACATTACCAATGCCTAGTGCTTTTGCAGCATCACGTACCGCTCCCTTTGAATAATCGTACAGAGGATCAGTATAGTCATACGCATTTGGATTATATTTTTGATCGTCTCTAATGCCACGATCACCTCTAGATCCAACTTGTGCATTTTCTAGATTTTTAGGATCACGGTAGTCAAAGGATTTGCCGTCAACACTAAATTCGTTTTTGCCTACTTTGCCAGTACTATTAAAACGATTTCTGAAATTATCAAAATCTTTTTTCTTACCCATAGCTAATAAATTTAGATGCTATGGATATTTTACTTAATTATTAAGGATGCTTGATTCGAAGATAGAGGGCCATGCAGGGATAGCAGGGAGCTCATCTTCTTCACGTTCTAGTTCTTCGATGTCGTCGAAGGGGAACTTGTCAGGTTGTTCAGTCATAAATGTTAGGTCAGAGTTGGTCTTCAACATCAGAGATCATCTTTACGTCAGAGGTTGGATAAGCAACACAGGACATAAAGAAGCCCTCTGCTTGTTGGTCATCGTCCAAATAGCTTTGATCTGATTGATCAACAGTGCCAGACACAAGCTTGCTTACACAGGTTGAGCATGCACCAGCACGGCATGAATAGTTGAGTTCAACGCCTGCTTCTTCTGCAGCTTCAATGATGTACTGGTCACTTTCACAAGGGAAAGTAAAGTTGCCACCATCTTCAGTAGTGACTTCGATTGTGTAATTAGCCATGGTGAATCTTTTTGAGTGTATATATGTGATCGAGTAAGGGACCGAGCCACCAAAAGGGGCGACCCGGTTAATTACTCAGACAGAAACAGCAAAAATGCCTGAAACCTAATTGAGTGTCCCTGCCGCTGTTCTTCTACGGGAACACCAATCCATACTAGGTAAAAATATACTTAGATGGGTTAGGTTTCATCATGGATATGCATACGTGTATGAGGTGAGTCGCGTAGTGAATAAGTAATCCACGAAGTGCCAGTAAAGACATACAAGTACTCACAATCCATATCGCGCCAGTAATCAAAGGCATTGCCACTGGTTTTGGGTTTTTCACCGTGCCCACGCTCTGCGTGATACAGAGGTTGTGGTTCACGGCTATGTGTCTGTGGTAAATCAAATAATGCTTTACCGTTGGCATCACGCTGGTATTCAGATTCCCACGTGTGGGTAGTTTCTAGGCATGACATAAACCCAGGTTTAATCAAAGCCTTTACTTTGGCGAGAGTGTTGTACCTCGACTTCAGTATCGGGAGTTGATTTTCTGGGTAGCCATCCCAATGGCAATAAACCGCACGGACGGAACCGGACGGTTGTAGATAGCCAATAGCAGATCGAGTTCCCATTAGTTCAGATGTGATTCGAGTGATTGAATTGCATCACGCATGACAGCTCCTGCGAATCCAGAGGATCCGACAAAGAACTCCCACGGTTCTGCATGGATGTCCGTTTCAGGATTGAAAGGAGTAGACGAACGTGCATTACGGCAATAGCCTTCTGCTCGTTGAAGTTTGCCTAGCAACCTTTCAACTTCTGGTTTAGAGATCAGGATCATTTGTTGTTCCATAGATCTAGATGTCAAAGGACACGAGAAAAGAAAGCCGCGAGTCAGCGGCAAATCTTATGCAAGCCGTGGATCGTTAATCAACTGAATACCTGCTTTGAAGTAAGCAGTTTCAGGATTAACAAATACGTCGTGTTTTTGAAAGGGACATAGTTGTTTGTTCTGTGAAGGTGTGACGATGTGATACCTGAGGTACAGACCATCACACTTGTCAATTAATAGTTGAACAGTATCAGGCACAGATTTAAGTAAAGCTGTTGCTGCAATCTTGCGTGGAAACATATGTTCTTGAGTTTCTTTGCCAGATTCCAACGCTTCAGCAGAAATCATGCCTGAGTAATGAAGCTTTTTACGGGTAGGTAGATAGAAGATCGTTGCACCCACAGTTGTTTCTAGCAACTGTTGAGCTGCTTCATCTGCATCTTTATAAAAGTCAGCAAGCTGTTTTAACAAATAGTGAAATGCTTGATATTTACTTTGCTTACGTTTGTCCGAAGATTTATGCAATAGATATTAGTTAGCAGCTTCTAAATATATTAGTTAGTAATTAATAATTAATAGAATAGATATTGAAGTAAGTGATATCTATGTGAATTAATAATCATAGGTATGTGTATGAGTGCGTGCAAGAAATTTAAACAGTAATAATGATTATTCGTTGAAAGCAATTGAACGTGATTTACTGGCACCGTCTAATTTAAAATTTGTACGTGATAACTCAGGAAATATTGCTGATTTATCGTCTACTCGGGTTGGCAGCGAGGGTTCATTAGGAGTTGAAGCTGTTGAAGCAGAAGCTTATACACCTTCATTACTCATGCAAGCTCTTGATGCTGCAGAGCGAGTTGAAAAAGACTTTATAAAAACAGGCAAAAGAGAGTTATCTGCAGGAGAAAATCCAAGTGCAAATGATTTAGATTATGAACGTGCAGAGATATTGGCTAATTTATTAGACGGACAATCTCTTGAAATGCTTGCAACACGAGGATTGCATGGCAAGGCTGCAGGCAATCGTGATTCAAAGGTTGATGCTGTAAAAGAGTTGCTATACAAAGGCTCATATGGAAGAGATCTTTATACAGATGCACCAATCATTGGTAGATCACAAGATCAAGGACATTTAGAATCTAATAGTCAAGGTGGTACTAGGTTGCGTCCAGAATTATCATTAATCAATCAAATGCTTGGAGATTCTGAAGGTCCAAAACGACTTGAGTTAATTGACGGTGCACGTCGTCGTATTAATGCTGCTGGGTTATACAATAGTAAAGTATTAGATGACGTTGATATTCAACGTTTATTAAAGTACAAAGATTTTCAAAATATGGTTGGCAAACAGGAAGGTCGTGCAATGAATTACGGATTTAATGACAAACGATTTGCAGACAAGTCTGTCTTAGATGCATACCGTCAAGCACTTCAGGGTGATGTCAATACATCTGACCAAGGTAAGGCAGTCACTGTCATTGCTGACAAGGTCTACATGAATAAGGCGATCAACGGTAACGGCAAGAACGGCAAGCACTAAAGCTTCCCGTCCACTACACCCTTACGTGGTATTGATGTGTATCCATCGAACTCACCTTTCATGACAGGGATGTGAATAGTGTCCGTAACTACACGAACACCTTCTTCTGTCATTCCAGTGACCATTCGGGTGCCGTCAGTAAGAATAGATGTGTATAACCCATACCTGCTTTTACTTAGGGTGTATGTCCAATCAGTCCTCTTGGACTTTGGTGAGGACGTAGCAGTAGATTGCGAACGTGGCATAGATAGTTAGATAGATTGCGATGTCCATAGTTTAAAAAAAGAAAAAACCCAGCCGTGGGATACACGGCCGGGAGTTGTTATCAATAAAGAGCTACAAGCTCTTCTTCTGCTTCTTCAACAGGCTCCATAGATGGAGTTTCGTCAACCTCAGGTGTTCCCACTTGAGTGATGACAGTGCCTGCTGAGAGACGCTGTGCTTGTCCATCTGCGTTAGGCATAGGACCAAGGCCACCATCAAGCACGTTTACGCCTGTGAGGTGGATCTCAGGGCGCTTACGCATGCGAACTTCACCAGTCTGTGTGGTGTAGACCTCAGAGACGTTGTGAAGGTGTCCAGTGATAGTGACTTGACGACCTTTGCAGAAGTAACCCTTCTCAAAGAGGCCCATCAAGCCATTGGAGTTGTTGAAGGTGTAGACCAAGTCAGCGCCATCCTTGGAGGCAGTGCTGATTACGGATACACTCAAGAACTTGTTGCCTTTGTTGTCCACGATCTCAGCATTGAAGATGCGACCGGTGACGGTGAGAGCGTTGAACTGAGCGTAGCGAGGTGAAGTGTTGTTCAAAGGAAACCTTTGATAAAGAACATGTAAAAAGAAAGCCGCTGTTAAGCGGCTATTGAGGCAATCAGTTGCAGGATGCTGTTACATATGGGTCATCAGGACCACATGAGATAGTCGTAAGGATGTTCATGACTGCTTGTAATTTGCCAGCGTCACGAATCCACGCTTGAGATGTATCGTCATCCATTCCACCTGATTTAGTTGCAACATTCATGTGAAAGTCGATCATGTTAGAAATGATCATGACTATCATGATTTTGTGGAATGCAACAGGATCATCTGTCATGCGTCCAGTTAATGCGATCTGTTCTGAAGCAAGCTCCATAAGATCTTCTGTATTTTCTGCACGTTCACAGGTGCACTCATCGTGAATATCTGATTCATTTGGCGCATCCTTAAGATGAGACGTAAGCTCATCCATAGAGATGCCATCAGGGACGTTGAAAGATTGGGTCAAATAAACCTCTTAAATTACAAAAAATGAGAAAGGCGCAAATTTGCGCCAGTGGTGGTCAACTCAAGCGATATCGCAGCACATGTGTGCGTGGCCTGCATCGGAGATAAAGTCACCGACACGCTCCTGGAATAGAGCGGTGGAACCGTCAGCAAAGACGGTGTAATCGGTTTCATCTACGAGATAGCAGAACGCAGCTTCGTTCTGAGGAACCACCTTAGACAAACCAGTAATGTTGGTAGCAACAATGGTGAAGTCGTAGGTGATTGCCATTAAGCATTCGATTTGAAGAACACTAAAAAAGAGAGTCGCGAGTCAGCGACCCTCAAGTGTTCACACGATGGCTGTCATGACCCCTGCTTTACGCAGGTAATAGGCGTCACGTACTCGCTCTTTAGTCTGACGTAGGAGTTCAGCCTTAAGGCGAGCAGCAGCACGTAGTTGTACATCAGTCATAGTGACAATTCATTGGACACGAGAAAAGAGAGCCGCGAGTTAGCGGCTATTGTTCATCGGAACAAATGTCATGCTTAACCGTCCCACTAAGTGGAGGTAGTAGGCATAGACCTATGGATGTAGCTTCTGCATTGAAGTAGAAGGCTAGAAGGAAATAGAGAACTAACTTCATACCTTGACCACGCTCTCAGGATGGGCAGCCCAGTACTCACAATTCTTGAGTACATGGATACGCTTGATCCTCTGAAGGCGTGCACCTTCAATGTTGTATGGACTGTCATCGATAAGGGTGCCAACCATCCGGTATTGCTTGCGTAAATACTGAAGCATGTGCTGCTTGGTATTACCGCTGTTGTCCACACCAGTGGAAACAAGGATGCAATCGAATGGAATAGACCACTTGCGAAGCCAGTTATAGGATTCAGTGAGCCTGTCGGATGGACGAGCAGTGCAGATAGCGATTGAATCGCCCCACTGATGCATCATCCGTAGTAAATCAACAACACGGTCATCAGGTTTGAATGACCTGGAGGCATCAAAGAACTCGTCTTTGGTCATGCCTATGTTGTTGAAGTGATCAGGCTTGATCGTAATAGTGTCGTCCAAGTCAAACGCATGCACGATGCGTTGTTTAGATGGAGACGTACGGTGTATACCTACGTAGTGAGTTGAAGCAATAGCGTTCATGTAATCTTGCAAAGAGTACACAAAAAGAAAGCCGCGATTAAGCGGCAATCTTGTGCACTCTGGGGTTGTCATGCCTCGTCATGCGAAACGCAGAGCTCCCACACTGTTATCCCCAGATAGATCAGACCTCAGCTAACCAAGCGCCAAGGTCATGGATCTTTTCACCAGTTACAGCGAGGACAAGTCCGACGTTGTTAACTCCGCCACGGCAGCGTTGACGAACGTCTGCCCAATCCACCTGTTTAATCCAGACAACGGTGTCTGTAATAGGAGGAAAGGCTTTAAGTTCAGCTGTTTTGCGGCTGGTGATAGTAGTCATGGAATAATATCCAAAGGACATAAGTAATTACAGGCGCTGATAAGCGCCAGTGTTACTAACTCAAAGGTCTACGCTTGAATGCTGTGGTTAGGACAACTCCTGTGGAGAGGAGCCCAACCATGCCGATTACAGCGAGAATGATGGTAGTTTGATCGAAGACAATCACTGCTTGTTTCTATATATTGAACATTTATATCTACAGCCGCAGTTATGCGGCATTAGATGTTTCGGTGAGCTTTGGAAGCTCTGTTTCGAGTTGGCTGATGTGTGTCTCAAGGCGTTCAATAGAACTCTTGTGACCATCGACTAGCCGTTGCAGTTCAGCGATTTCCGCGACTGCTTGTTTCTGTTTATATGCCTTCATTTCTGAATCAGATATAACATAAACGGACGGACTTCGTGAAGTCAGCCATGGATCAAATGGGCTCATAAGGTCAAATACGGACATTGCTTATTTATATATACCGCTCCCCTAATTTACCTATGTAATTCATAGGACAGGCAACGGTATATACGGTAATGGGAGTAGTGAATACCCATTCTATATATAGTTGATAATAGTTCTCAATAAGCTATAGAAGCTTAAGTAGTAGCAGTACGACTGAGGCTATGCCCCATGTACCTAGGATTATGACGTACGTATAGACCATCAGGTTCTTGTGACTCTTGTAGTTCGTAACAGCGATTAAGTATTCCTTGAGCCTCTTTGGGAGTGAGTACGGAAGCATCGATAGCGAGTTGTAATTCGATACCGATCTCTTCACACACGTTCAAAGGACGGGTTGGAGTACTTATCAGCGGGGAAACATTGTTGACCAAGGTAGTCATCAATATAGTTATAAGTATAGGTGCCATTATGTTAATAATCTCAATTCAATAGTAACTGTTAGTTATCCCACATGTAGATACAATGAGGTATAAAACAGGATAAGGATATGGATAGACGTAAGGCAGGTGACATGCTGAACAGTATTGTCAACAAACTTCGTGAGTTTGATGATGGTTACACCACTCGTATCAATAAGATGTACGAGGGAGCTAACCCAGCTGTTCAAGCTGCTGCAGTAATTGCAGGTGGTGGTCACCCTTCCTTACGTAAGGGAGAGATAGACGGACCTGGGGGAGCTGTACAAACAGCTATGGAGTATGCACTTCCAGTAGCTAGTACAGTCCCCAAATACATAATTCCAGCCGCAGGCGTAGCCTTAGCAGGTCGTGGAGTTATGGATATTGCTGCTGGCTTCGGAGGACCCGCAGACCAACAGGAGTCCGGTCAGATATCACTTATGTGATAACAGTACATTTGTGCCATGTTCGAGTGCCACCTTGGGTGTAATCGAAACTCAGTACAGAATGTAAGGAGTTATAGCACGAGTGAGCATCCTACGCCAGTAATAGTTGGCAGTAGGGTCGTTGGAATAGTCATCAAATGATAGATCTAGTGCATCAATGACAGAGGAGATTCTCTGAATGCACAGATCACTTTGAATGGACTTAACATTGGTGATACAGATGTAAAGGACAAATGAAAAAAGCCCCCGCAATAGCGGTGGACACAGCGTCAAGCGCTAAGCCGCAGAGGCGGGAGGCGCGACGGCGACGAGAGGCTCGTTAGCTTTGGAAGCCTTAGCTTGCTCAGCCTTCTCATCAATAGTTTTGACGAGTGACTTGGCATATGCAAAGGAACCACCGACACAGACACTGTCGATAGTGCCATCAGCTTGCTCGATGCCTACATCGAAGATGTCGTACTGGTTGTCAACAGTTTCAACACGCTCGAAGAGACGGACGTTGAAATCTTGACCAGGGACTTTGATACGCATAAGTGATAACGAATAAGTGAATAAGCCCAAAAGGGCATAGAAAGAGAAAGGCGTCGATAGACGCCAAGACTCTTGTTGCTCAATAGAGTGCCACCAAGGTATCTTCTGCAGGACGGGGAGCAGTCTCTTGAGTCATAGTCTCAAGTAGTGCAAGCTCCTGCTGCATTGATGGTGGTACACGCTTAATAGGCTTAGGAGTAGCTCCGTCCCAACGACGCTTGGTCGTATGACGTTCTACTTGATAGCCATAGGACGCATAGTTGAGCATGCAGTCCTGAAGCTGTGCATGTGTAGTGAATACTCTGCATCGGTTAGTAGTACCACCGAATGCGACGTAGACACTGTCACATTGAGCGAATGTCCAAGTTGACAGACCTTTGGCAGTCATCTTGGTAAGGGTAGCGAGTTTACGCATGAGATACTTAGTATCGAAAGAACACAATGAAATAGAGGCGTCAATTGACGCCATTGTGTACCAATCTGGACAAGGTAAATAGCCAGCTAAGTGAACAAGACCGATCATGTGATTGCATGTGTGACACATAAAGAACACAATTAGAGGCGTCATTGACGCCATTGTGTTACATTCCAGCTCTCGTGTATCGTAGTCATCGTGTGACTCGAAATGACGCCCATGAATTTCACAGGGGAACAATGTATACACATACGTCAACGACAGATGTTCCTATAAACGAAAGTGATACTTCTGTAAAGCGAACGTGACGTGTGTAAGAACTCAACTGTTACAACATAAGTAAAACAAATGTGAAACATTATGTGTAAACTTTACTGTTGTTAACTTGAGTTGAATCCTTCTGTTGTTACTTGTGTTCAAAACAAATGTTAATCACATGTGAAACGTGTGTATATTTTTTTTGTTCCACCGGTTACCGGGGTACAGAAGGGATTAGACGTGTCGAAAATTTTCTAACTAATTTAGGGTCCTATAGGGAACTCTTTTGTGCCATATGTCAATATTGACCGACTCCTACCCTTTTAAATTTGGGTATATGTCCCATAACTTAGGGTACATACTATATATGGCTGTGTGAGCGGACGTTGACAATCGTGGGAATATCGAGGCAACGCTGCTTTGTTTGAATCCTTGCTACGAACTACGCAAACTACGCTTGTTTTGTATATATCCTTTGTTAATTCCTAGCTACCTATTACTCTTACCTTTTTAAATAAACAATATAGGGAAACAGCGTAGCAAGAGTAGTTTTTGCATTAGATACAATTGATTCAGTATTAAAAATGACAATGGCTATTAAATATTTTGGTGAAATTTTATCCCAGGTGTGAACGTCAAAAATATAAATGCAGGAATAATTAATCCATTGATGAATGCAGGTGCTGCAGTTTCACAAGCATATGGTGAATACGGTAAAAACTTACGTCAAGCATTAGGACTAGAGCAAGACGACTTTCTCAAGCAATTTTTGGCAGGTAAGCTCAAAAAACAAAATCGAAGATAAGAAACCTATTCAAGGCTTTGATACGCTCTCACCTGAAGAGACACAAGAAGCAATTAACTAAGCAATCAATCAGCACCAGATACTGCAAAGGGTCCAAAATTAGATCCAAATGCTACAGAGCAAGGTATGCATCTAACTTTAAAGCCGGTCAGGCAAATATGAGTGACATCCAAGAGATGTATGCCGACCGTAAAGATCTTCAAGAATGGGCAAAGGCTAACCCTGCTTTGGCACAAAAGGAGTTTGCCAAAAGCGGATTCCAAAGCACTCGTATGAAAAATGCTGATATCCAAGATCAAATGGATGATACGGGTAGATCCCGTGATGACATTATTGCTATTAACAATGGTGGACTTGAGACTGTAATTGATGGCAGTTCTATTGGTAATTCAACTCCACAAGATGCTCAAGCTTTTAAAAATGCTGCTGCCCAGTTAGTTGCAAAAGGTCAACTGCCCTCTTCGATGAATGCAGGATCCACTCCAATTATTCCAGGTGTCACTCCAATGATTGAAGGCATTGAATTGTCTACAGCTGTGAAACCTGATTACAAAGCTGAGATGGAAGATGGAGTAATGAATCAATTAGCAAAAGGTTTAGATATTCCTACTAAAAGATTTGCATCCCAGGGTTTGAAAGATCTTTTTATGAACAAGCATGCTAGGTAAATAAAAGATATTTAAATTATCTACAATAGTTGTAGGTTTACGCAGTAGAAATAGTGTCACTAGAAGCTAAACAAAGCCTCAATAATGCATTAATCCAAAGTGCACAATTCCAGGCCGCCCGACAAACCCTTGGGTTGTCGCAAGAAGAAATGCTTCTGCTGTGTCTCGTCAGCAACGTCGCCAGGCCAGGGCTGACCAACAGTTTGATCCAGACCAATATCTACGGCAGATTGCACAGTCAGAGAAGACAACTACTGCAAATGTGGGACGTCCAGAGCTTGATGGTATTAAGTTCCTAGATGATGACGAATTAGATGCAGGATTTGGTAGAGATCAATGAGCAGACATTCTACGAATATCGAGGTTTTGACAGTCAATATGACTGATCAAGAACGCAAGAAGAATCAAAGAAGACCTGCTAGATGCCAAAGAATACAAAGGATCTAGGAGTAAAAAGGGCTAATCGCTGATTTGAGTGCTGAAAACATTTAGCGCTGAATCCAGAAGATTTTCCAGTAATGGCACCTAAATCAGTGCTTACTGATGCATTAGTCGGACCTTCAACGCTCTGCTGAACGTCAACAGCAAGGAATTGGTGGATCTATTGCCCGTGTATTCGGTGGATCTGGGGTTGATAGCGAAACATCCACAGCAATGGACGCTCTCAAAGTTTATTTAGGGAATGAACGCGCAGCTGACGCACGATTGGACGAGCAACCGCAAGTCGTGACCGTGCTCGGTTTAATCCAGAGATGATGGAGTACAACGACAACCGTGCTGATGCAGAAGCACAGAACATTGCTCGTACTCAATTCTTAGGTGGCAGTGATGGTGCCATGGCTGATGAAGCTATTGGCCGTATTGGTGAAATTCGCCGCCTCGGAGCCGCAGGCTCCCTTGGAGGTATGGAGCAAGCGCAGCAAGACTTCGATGGTGCTAAAGCAGTCATGTCTAATGCAGAAGAGATCGTCGATAACACCGGACGGATTGTTGGATACGCAGATCCAGTGACCAAGGCACCTATTGCTTTGGATCCTGCTTTGGGAATCAGCCTCTCAACCCAAGGAGCTAATACACCTGACACTGCTCAGATGATGAACTCTCCACAGAATCCACAAACTGCACGTGAGTGGACTGCAAGCAACCTTCCTGCCATGGTTCAGGACACAGGAAGCACTCCTCCTCGGTATCCACAGGCAAATATCTCTAAAGAGACGACAAACTTCTCAAACAAACTGCGAGAACTGGGTATTCGTATTGATTCCCCTTCTCTGCAGCAAGTATCAGGCAATATTCGTTCAATCGATGAGCTTGAGAAGGCTGCAACCTTCGTTAATCAGGAACTAGAGCGCAAAGGAGACACACTGTTTGTTGTAGATCCCGAAACTCGTAAGAACATCCCTGCAGGAACACAGGTTGTTAGTGGTCTCATGCAGAAACTGGGTATGAGCAGTGGAGATGAGCAACGTTTGGCTAACTCCATGTTCCAACTGGATGCTGCACGCCGTTCTTCGGTAAATCAGAACCCAACTGGCACTTACCTAGACCGTACCGGTGGTCCCACTGCTGGTATCACCTTTGATTCCCCACAAGAGGGCTTCGGAAACGTAGGTATTGCTCAACAGAAGGGTGGAACTCGTGTGAAGAGCACAGGTGAGGACGTAGTTGCTGCAATGGCAAAGCTTCAAAGCCCTGGAGCCGCAAAGCCATATATCGGGATGCCCGCGCAGCGCTCAACAAACCCACTGTCTACGTTTGGACAGCAAGAGGTCTATAACCGCACTGGTGAAACAGACCCTGCCGCGATTCGCTCAAAACTTGAACAGTTGAGTGAAGGTCGTGCCAAGAAGACTGAATCCAGAGCAGATGCGGCTATTCGCCGTAAGCGCAATGAATCCAACATCATTGGTGCACAAGCTGTACAACGCAGAGCAGATGAAGATCTCTCTCGTCGTGCAGATGCGATGAGTTCAATTATTTCCCAACTGCCTCCCTGTAGGCCGTCGTTCACGTTTCCCTAGAGCTTAATCATGCGCAACAGTAATAATCCAGGTAAAGCAAGAGTAGACCTTGGATCCCTACGTAAGCTGCAGGTGCTGACGTTCAAAGAGATTCAGGAAAGGTACAAGGTTTGGAACAAGTAGTGGTGCAGCTGAATCAAGAACACCTCGTGACCTAGCCGCCCTGCTTCAGCAGAACAGATCAAAGTGCAAAACTTCTTGCACAAAAGTACGCGGACAATGATGATGGAAAACAGATCATATATGAATTCATGGAGTACTTTCAACAAGGTCAATTCCTCCAGGAGAACAATTCTTTCATGCCTAGATATAATATGAACAACCCACAAAATGCGTAAGAAATAATGATTGGTAAAGTAGGAAGATTTGCAGGTAGTGCTGTCAAAGGTTTATTCAGTAATCCAGCTACAGGTAAATATATGGGCAATATGGCTCTTGGAGAACGTCTTCTTCCAGAATCATGTTATTTGGTGGCATGGAAGCTGGCAATGACACCTGGCGATATTGGAGACAAATTAATTGCTGGTGGTTCAGTAGTGGGTGGAGGCTTAGGTGGATTAGCTTTAGGACGACTTGGTGGTACAAATGTAAACCTAGCAAGGGTGCTAGATATGGCTGGATCAATTGGTGGAGATATGGGTGGTCGAGTAGTTTCTGAAAAACTACAACAAGGTAAAGACCTTGCTATGGGTGGAAAAGGTCAGACACCTTATGAAAAGCTAAGTGCACAGGATCGTGAAGCACTGGAGAACATGATCCGACAGGATCAAACAGGAAAGCTGTTAGCTGAATTAGGACTACTGCCTGGATCTACACAAAGCTTCTATACGGAAATCAAGGTATTGGTTAATGGCTAAAGATCGCATGCAGCAAATACGGAATATCCTTAGCGACTTTGGTGAAGGGCTTTAGAGATAGTTATGGGATAGGTCGTGAGGATCGTAGAAATGTGATGCTTCGAGATCGCAAGCTAAGTGGTCTAACAGAAGAATCAACCAAAGCAGATTCTCTTATGGGAACCCACCCTGCTGCCTTTCGGTTACAGGAGCTTACTGGCACATTAAGACCTGAGAAGCGTCAAGCTCTTGAAGAGTTTGATATGCAGCTAAAAGGTAGTACTGCACGAAAGAGTGGACAGCTAACAGGAGATATTGCTAATGACTTAACCCAAGACACTACCCGTAGTGTGTACTGGCTATTGAATGCACTACAGGCCACAGGTGAAGTGATCAATGAGCAAGCACTATCCCGTGTAGTACCAGAGCTATACAAAAAGTCTCGTGTACAAAGCGCTGAGATTCCATTCACTGTTACCCCTGAAGGAAAATCACCAAGGTATCTAAACATCAGTGATAAGGATGCCATCAAAGAAATGGTGGATACTAAAAAAGGCAAAGTATGTTGACGATAAATTAAAGCATCACGTGGCTATAGCTTTGATGATTCAGGTGATCTTCAAAAGCGCAACTACAGCCCCGGTATGGTGCAGTCGTTAGCAATTCCTACAGGTATTGCAATTAACACCGGACTAGGGCTTATGAGCCCATTTGGTGGGGCTGAGGGATACAAAGCGGCACTACCTTCAGAAGACGATCCAACAAAGAGTTCAAACGTTCTTGGTGAGGTTGGTCTTAAGTATTTGATGGGACGTACAGGTCAACTACTTCCTTACGAAGAGTTCAAAAAAGTACGACCTGATGTAAGCCGAGATGAGTACAAGCGTTATCAAGCCTTTAAGTATGACAAGCGTGAAGACTACAATCCAACAGATGGTGATCTAACTATTGGTGCAGGAGCACTGAAGTTTACCGACGAAGGTATTCACGGACCTGAGGTTCAGTTCCTTGGTCGAGGCTTACCAGTTACTACAGGAATAGTTCCTTATACAGCAGCATTGGCTGGTGGACTTAGCAGGAGCTAAGTATGGTGCAAGATCTAAACAAGCTGCAATTGGTGGACTACTTGGTGGACTTGGAGGATTAGCAGCAGGTCAAGTTGGAGGTAATATAATTGAAGGAGAGCGACGTCGCAGGAATTCTCTAGAGAATCAAATGCAAGGCGGAAACGCTGAACAATATTTATAGTAATTACTATGGCTTTTGGAGTTTTCACAGGTTTTCTTGATTCATTTGATACTGGAAAATAGTAGGCACTAGTGCTCAGAAAGATGCAAAAGAAGTGCTAATGCATTTCTTAATACTGCTATGGTTGGTGGAGCAGGTGTAGACATCTTTGGAAAAATGAGAACAAAGAAATCTATGGATGATGCTAGCAATCTGCAAATCAACAACAGATCAGCAGGTGCGGTAAAGTGGCAGGTCTTGACTGGCTCGGCAATGTTGGATCTTTTGGTGCAGCTGGTGGGTTTGGTAACTTTGGTGGAGGAACAGATCAAGTGGTGTATCTGAACTACAATCATTTGGAAGAAGCCCTGCGGATATTTTTGGAAAGAACATTAGAATCCTTAGGTTTTGGAATTGACATGCATGGTTACATTGGATAATATTGATACACTTAATAAAGGCTAATTAAAAAGATATGGCTACCAGCTTTTCTACAGGTCTTAACTTAAGTCCTATAACATTTAATGAGCCAAGCAGCAATGCCGCTCGTTATGGAAATGCTGTAGATCTTGGTAAGATCTGGAAAACAAATAGAGGTCAGTCCTTTAGCCCCTCTGATTTTATTGCGCAAGATATTGCCAATAAGTCAGCAGTAGAAACTGCAGCAAGTAATGCAGATGCTTATGCAATGGGTAAAAGTTTAGGCTCGATTGGACTGGTATCTGCTGCAGAAAAGGAAGCTAAGCAACTGAAGGCGGATGCTAAAGATGCCGCTAGTAAATCCATGTGGGGTTCTGCCTTGGTGCCGTAGCTGGCATTGGTGGAACAATCCTTTCCGGTGGCAATCCTATGGTGGGTGCACTTGCATCTAAAGGCGGGCAAATGCTCGGCAATCTATTCGGTTAATTAAACTATTAAATACAATGTCATGACTCCACTTGAAAGGGATCTACTTCTAAAAGCCATTCAAAATAATCCTGAATTTATGGGTGGTGTTGTACAAGGCAAAGCACTAAGAAACTTAGGTGGACAAACCCTTAGTGGCATCGGCAATATGGCTGATGATGCCAACAGGGTTATGGGAGGAGATCAGCTAGTTGCAGCAGGAGTTAAGGCTCTACCTAAAGGGCTTCGTGCAGGAGCAATGGGTGTTGTTAGATCCGCACCTATGAGGTTTGCAGGACGAGCGTTACCTGTACTTGGTGCCGTTCAAGCTGTTGGTGATGTTGGAGATATTGTCTTAGGTGACGACAGTCTTTGGTAATAAAGTTATGGATGCTGCGGCAATGGGGTTTGGTGGAACTATTGGTGGAGTACTTGGAATGGGTAATCCTCTGGTAGCTGCAGGTGGTGCATCTCTTGGTAAAGCTGCAAGTGATGGACTTCAGTTCTTACTTGGTGGAGGTAAGTCTGCAGAAGATCGTAAACTAGAAGAAGCGCTTAAATTGCTACAACAGCGAGGATTAGTCTGATGCCATTTTTAGCAGGAGCAGGAATTCTATCCGGCGGTGCATTAGCTACCAAAGCGGCTATTGATTTAATTCCAGGATTAAAAGAATCAATTGGCTATACACCAGAATCAATTGCCAAAGGTGAAAGCTTTGATCTAAACAAGCCTGATAGTTACAAAGATGATATTGGTGATAATTTAAGGGCATTAAGAACAGGAATCTCTACAAAACAAGTAAAAGATGCTGCTAGGCAACAAGCTATTGATGCTGTAAATAGCAGCCTAAGAACGGGTATTAAACAAATTGAACAAGGATACACAAACCTTGGCTATAAAGATCGGATGCCAACTAATCTTGGCTACAGAGAGGGTGAGGGTACTTCTGAAGCATCACTACGTGTTCAAGATGAACTAAAGAAATTAAACTCTTTGCAAAACCTTAAAGCTAGTTATCCAGGTTTAGCAGTTGATGGCTTACTCGGTAAGAGTAGTTATGAACTTGATGCTGAAGGTGAAAGATTCCGCAAATCTCAAAAAGGCAGTCCAGAATCAAGAGCAGAACGACAAGAAAATCGATTACTTGAAGATCGGTCTAAAGAACAATCTAGGTATCTTGATTTGATGGAGCAGAATCTTGCTGACCGTCAATTTCAACAAATGCAATCGCAAAATAATTTCCAACTGCAAATGGGTCAGATGGGAATGAACAACCGTAGGTTAGATATGGAAAACGCTCGTAGCAACCGTAGGGATCAACGTGAGGCGTTGGCTTTAATTCTGCAAGGGCTGGGTAATGTCAGTAATAATTTGGTGAACTATTAATGTTGCTGCCAATGCACCAGCCATCTTCGCAGGCTTCTGTATTTTTGCAATATCCTTCTTAAGCTTTGCATCCATATCTGTGATCTTCATCCCAGTCTGAATGTCTACAGCTGTATCTGTATTAACTGTCCAACAGTAGTCACCTGATCAATTGCATTGACCCTCTGTTGATTCCGTTTCTTGCTTTCCGCTTGTACTAACTTATTAACATCAGTACCAGTCTTCTGAGACGTGTCATAGGTATCAAGATAAGTATTAGCTACAGCTGCACCACCAGCAAGGTAGTTTGCGGAATTACCATAGTTAAATTGCATGACACGTCTACGTCTTTTATATATCTATTGTAGTTAGATACAATATTTATATCAGTGGTTAAAAAGAACAATGACTAGACCAAGAGAATTTGTAGACGTAAATAAAGATGGCGTAGATGACAATAACGATCAGGTGAGGCGGATCAGAAGCTATTGATAAAATTTCTAGTGGTTATGCAAACTTTGGTAGTACCTTTAGTGATAACTTCTTTCAACCAGTAGATAAAGATTATGACAGGATGACTAATCTGCAGACTGGTATGTATGCGGATCAGGTTGGAAAAAATATGGATATGGCTAGGTCAGAGCAACAAGCTGACTTTGGATCTGGGTTGTATAAGGATAATTCACTATTTGGTGCAAACCTTGAAATGCGCAATAACCGTGAAAACAGAGCTGATACATTTGAATATGGAATGCGCAGTTTAGATAAGCAGTTTGAATTGACTAATGAATATGCAGATAGGAGCTACGGAAGGAACATTGGAACAATGGCTGCTCAAGGCGAGCAGACCCGTAAAAACTACCGAGCACAAGGAGTTGAAAATCGTTTAGGTACAGTTACACAAGGGGAGCAGCAACGACTGGGTATTGCAGCACAAGGTGATCAAGATAGAAAGAGTTATGAATTTGAAGACAACATTAATGCACGTGGAGAAGCACGGAATAAATCACGAGCTCTTGGTTTAGCTAGAGGTTTCTGATGACCTCGTCAACAACTAATAGCAAAACTGGTAAAGTTTATATGACGTATGTCGATCAGTGGTTGGATACTTTGCCAGCGTCTGAATCAGAAGAGTTCAAAGAATTTGCTGAAGTAACTCCATCGATCATTGAAATTTGGGTATATGCCGGAATCCTTAACTATCCTGGTACATTCAATGATATGGCCCGTTGGGTCAAGATGAAATTTAAGAAACTCAATCGCCGTGAAATACTCAATAGCGAGATTGCTGCTCTCCACTCCGATATACAAGACTTACGAATGGCCATTACCTCGGGAGAGATCAAAGGTTCGGATGGTGCGGCACGCCTTGCTTCGCTTGAAAAGGAACTACGTTCGCACATTGAGACGTCTGATCGAATGAATCGTACAACAGATAAGCGTGGGTTAATCCTTGCTGGTGCTGATCGTGTGATGCGTGAGATGACTTCTATATTTAAAGATGATCCACACCTAGCTGAACCAATTGATAACGCAATCAATGCAGTGTTTGCCAAGATTTATAGTGAACTAGGCTAATGAGCGTTTCTCCATACTTACCTAAATCAAAAGAATTACCTGCATTATCAGATGCATCAGTAACTACAATTCGGTCTCTAAGTAATTTACCTAAAGCATTGCCAGGAATGCCTGATGGTAGTTCGGGAACTAATGCACGAGCAGAAGAGGCTGCTATTTTCTTACGAGATATGGGGTTATCGTTTGCAGAGAGTAAGGCAAGAGAAGCAAGAATGAAAGCAATTAGAAGGATGAAAGACAAAGCTGCTGATCGTATGGCAAAGAGTTTTGGCTTAGCAAAAGCTTAAATATTAGTTAGACTTAAGGAAAGGCTAACTTATGGCAATACCTAGCGCTTCATTAGCATACAGACGAATAGCGTTGATGAACGCAACGAAGGTAACTGTAAAACCACCTAGTGAAGAAGTTTTAAAAGCAAGAGATAATTTCCAAGACTTTTGTAAGTTCATGGGTAAAGCTCCTGCAAAACATATGCTGGAGTGGCATGCAGAGTTATGTACTGGTGAAGATAGTGAATGCTTAATAGGAATCGCAGGTCCGAATACATCGATCCTTGCACCACGTGGTTCTGCCAAAAGTACTGTCCTTGGTTTGTTTGCAGCATGGATGATTGGACGACATGCAGCTGCCAAGCAGATGCTGCGTATCCTTTACATCGCTTACATGGTAGACATTAGTCGTGCCAAGTCAGCAACGATTAAAGGGATACTTATAAGTAACAAATATCGAGAGATCTTTCCAATGGTCAGACTCTCAAAAATAAAACGTTCGGATGAATACTGGTCTATTGATTATGAGTTTGCAGGAATTGACACAGCAGGTGAAGAAGCTTTCACAATTGCGTGTGGTGGTCTCAAAGGTGCAATCACCTCTAAACGATCGCAGCTGGTGCTTATTGATGACCCTATCAAATCTGCCGCTTCGATCAACAACCCAGACATTCGCCGTGAGATGGAGCAGACGTGGTCTAACGTTATCGCACCAACGATGTTTCAAGGTGCACGGGCTATCTGTTTGGGAACCCGCTTCCACTTTGACGATATTCACGCCACGTTATTCGTTCCAAAAAACAAGTGGAAACAGATTGTTCAGCGAGCAGTCATAACAGACGCTGACGGAAAGCAGCGTTCCTATTGGCCAGAGTTTTGGTCAATGAAATATCTTAATGATCGTAAGTTAGAAGATCGTGTTGCCTTTGCATATCAGTACTTGAATACAGCAGTTAAGTCAACTGATGTTGGCATCTCACCAGAACTTATTATTAAAGGAGAAGTACCAGATGATTACGATTGTCTTGGTGTAGGTATTGACCTAAGTGCTGGATTAAAAGAGAAGAATGACTGGACTGTCATGACTCTTGGTGGAATTAAAGAAGGCAAAATCTACATGATCGATCAACGGCGTGCTCGCACGATGGGCAATCTCGATAAGATGGATCTGCTCTGCCAAATGCTTGCTGATTGGAATATAGTCCTTGAGAATGACGAAGGTCAATTTTTTCCAACAATGTCGCCGTGCATAATATGGCCTGAAGCCGTTGCTTATCAAAACTCATTTGAAGGTGATTTTAAAAGAATAATTCTTGGAACAACGTGCACTGTATAACCTTATCTGTTTCTCCAGTTAAAGGATTTAAAGGAGATAAACTTGCAAGGCTTCGAGGTGTACTTGGTTTATATGAACACAAGAAAGTTATATGGAATAAATGGCGTAAGTGGGATGTACTAGAAGAAGAGCTACTTAACTTTGGACATTCACCACATGATGACGCTGTAGATTCAATGGTACTAACAATGGGTGGACTACTAAGAAGAGGTAGTTTACAAATGGACTACAATAGTGACAGCTTTAATTTATAAATAGTGAGATGGCTCGTAAAGCAGGTAGTAATGGATTTAGAAACGCTTTAGAAGAACGTCTTGGCACATCAAGAATACAATCGTATTTCAGCTGAAGGTCAGCAAGACCCAACTAAAGATGGCAGATACTCAGCTAAAGAAGTAATTTCTGAATTCCGTGAACGTCCTGAAGGAGTATCTATTGATGAAGGTGATAATAGTATGGTTGCGAAATATCAAGGGCTAGTTAATGACGGTGCCAAGTTTAATAGGTCAAGCAACGATCTTACTTAGAAAAGCAGTGGTGTTACATTTTAATAAGCCAGAAAGTACTGACAGTGATCCAGCTGCTGCACAAACTCCCGTACCATTTAGTGCTGGAACATTCTAGGAGATGGATCTATTAATTCACCAATTTCACAAGCAAATCCACAAACCATCAACGGTAATAATAATCAAGCAAATCAGGATAACTCCATTACCCAGACTATAGATAATAGTGTTGATAACACAGATAATTCAAGACGTTTTTATGGAGGCAGTACTCGCACATTTAATTACACAGGTGGAGATGGTGAAAGTAAGCTTTATGACACACCTGTATCTAGTGCAACGATGGGTGGATTCTATGATGTGGACGACAGTCCTGCAGCATCTCAAAAGTTTATGGATATGTACATTGATTCCAACCGTTTAGCACAACGGGCTAATCGTAGAGAGTATGATACTTACAAGAATGTTGACTATAGTCCGAACAATCCTCAGCGTGATGCTGAACTAAATGCTGGACTAAAAATTCAATTCAAGAGTCACGTAATCGAGCCTGATGCTGGACGTGAAAAGATCTTCAAAGGCAAGAGTCCGTTTGATTTCAACTTTGAGATTCCTGGAATGCCCTCACCAATCACATCAAATGCTGAGAAGATTTATGAGGACACATTAGACAAAATCAAGTAGTATTGAACTATAAGACAGCATGAAATATGTCAATGAATTCAATTAATAGCGAATTTCAACAAATACTATTAGCTGCCAAAGAAAGGCGAGGAGATTTATCTGTAGACACAATGATTGTGTCCTCTCATCTAGCACAGATGAGAACATTTATGCTTCGCAGAGGCATTGAGTTCTATGCAGAACAAGATTCATTTGGAAACGTAGGGAATTTATAAATAAACTCTGTGAAGAGAACATGCTTGAGATGAAATTCGAAAGCATTGTTGATTACTTCCTATGTGATGGCAAGGTCTATTTTATTTCCGACCAGCAGGAGAAAGTTATCAGATTCTCTACTTCCCTAAGGACAGTTATAGGGCATATCGCGACCAAGCTGGAGATCTTGAGTCATTAGTTCTTGTTTATTCCTTTAATGTTCAGCAAACCATTGGATTAGCAGACAATCTGCCAGGTTCAAATGGATCGAATGGTAAAAAGAAGTGGATTCAACTGAAGGTCTACAAAGATCGTATTGAGCAAACGATCTCAGACGAGAAAATTGAGTTCTCAAATCAAATGGGTGCAATGCCCTTCAAGATGCCTGGTCAAACAGAAGTATTGACTAACAGTCTTGGATTTATTCCTGCGGTTGAAGTGTTTAACCACATGGACTGCACAGGTGAAGCAACAGGTAATGGTGAATTTGATTGGTTAGCACATCAGATCTTGTATCACGATGAATTAGTGCGCAACATCCGTAAGAACATGAAGTTCTTCGGTAACCCAACACTTATCTCTAGTCGTCCACGTCATGACATCCTTGATAGTGGAGATGACAATAGTTTCCGTCCTACGATTAGCTCTCAAGCAGGATTTGCTCCTATTGGAGGCACAGGTAGAGCAAGTACACGTGTAAGTCAACCTTTTGGTGGCTGGAACACTTGATGGACAGATCAAAGTTCCACGAGTTATTGCAAACCTAGAGCCAACTGATCGAGTTGGTTATATGACACCTGACAGTGTATCTGGTGACCAGAATTTATACGTCAAACAGTACCGATCTGAAATTCGACTTGCCTTGGTGGCGTAGACGATATTGACATTAATACTGCTGCTACAGCATATGAAATTAAAACACTATATGGACGTGTAGCAGCTACTGCTGAAAAGAAAGCAAGAGCACTTATTTACATATGGCTTATGTCCTCTGTTCTCAATGATGATTTATGCAGAGGAGCGTAACTTTAATGATTCATTCGCTGCTGCAATGGATTGAAGAACCAGAACTTCCTTTGCCTGAAGAGTTTGAAGATGAGAAAGAATATGAAAAAGCTTATGGTAAATATCAAGACAACTATCAGAAGTTTATTCAGAAACGTGATAAAGAGATGCGTGCTAAACTAGACGCAGGTGAAATACCCCCTGGTGTTACTGGCCTTGTTCCTGACGGAGCATCAAAAGTCAGTTGGCGTTGGATGGGAGAAGTCTTTGAAGAAAGCACTGAAGATCTGCTTAATAACAGTATCGTCGTTCGCAACCTTCAAGAATTGGGAGTTGATTCTATTGAAGCTCTCAAATACTTATTCCCTGGAAAAACTGATGAAGAACGAGCTGCAATGTTAAGTGGCTTCCCCTTCAGAATGGTCCAGCAAACACAAAGCAGTATTAATAGTTTTATTAGTTTACTTGGGCAGTTCTATCAATTGCCTCATCCACAGATGCCAGACATGCCTTTGGCTTCTGACCCGAACCTTGATATGACAGGGTTCTTATATCGATCTTTAGAATTCTTACGTAAGGAGTTAAGTTACAGTGGAAGTTACAAGCCAGCCAGCACAACAAGTATCCCCGACGAGCTCAGCAGCGCCGACCAACTACGTGCCCAGCGCGGCCAGCCAGTACGCGACGAGCCAGTCCCAACCTCCCCGGCATCAATGGGTCAGCCAATGGCACCCCAGGCACCGGCTTACCAGGCATCGGCCCCGGCCCCGCAGCCTTCGGCTCCAACTCAGGGCAATCCATGGCAGCAGGCGTTCCAGGCGCTCAGCGCAAGCCTGAATACGTCCAGCCCCTCCCAGGCCCAGGTTTCACCCTCGGCATACCAGACGACACCGACGCCGCAGGCAACTACTCAACCCAGTTGGGCTTCAATGGCCCCACAGGTTCAGCAGATTTCGCAGCCCCAAGTTTCAACCCAGAGCTATACGGAATCCGACGTCAGCAGCCTGGTGCAGCAAGCGGTGCAGCACGGAGCCAGTCAGGCTCAGGATCAGTACCTAAGCGGAATCAGCGGAGAAAGTCTTGAGGTTCTTGAGCACTTTGGTGCTGAAGCCCCTGCTCTCCTGAACACCTATGCCTGTGCAGTTGAAGACGCACTGATCGAGCAAGTTCAGCGTGGCAACAATGTCCTTAGTGCATTCGAAGCTTCTACCGAAGAGAACGGTGCAATGAACCTGATGCTCACCAACCCTGATGTGTTGGCTGATTACGTCAATGAGTTCTTCGGTCCTCAGGGTCCTTACCCAACCGAGACCGCTGATGAGACACAAGTCCGTCAGCAGCAAGAAGCTCGTGCACAGTTCGAAGCTGAGATCCAAGCTCAAGAGCAAGGACAAGTCCCACAGAACTTCCAGCGTCCTCAAATGGACATGCCTACCCCTGGCCGTCAGGTCAACCAGGCAAATGACTTCTGGGGCTCCTTCAGCGAAATGATGGATAGCTCCCCTGAGAACGCATGGCGTTACCTCTCACAGGCTCCTCAAGGTGCCCTGCAAGCTAAGGCTCTTATTCAAGACATGTAATGGGTTACTACAACTCTGGCAGACGTGCAAGAGAACTAGGCATCGGCTCTTCGGGGTCGTTGCCTTCTAATCCAGATTTGGATTATGTCTTTCACGGCAAACTACTCCTGAGGTTTTAGAAAAAGTCTTAGGTCGTAAGCCAACGTCAGAAGATGTAGCTCAGGCACTAGAGCTTGCCTCACGACCTGAGAACAAAAACCTTGACATTTTTGTCAAAGAACTACTTAGAGAAGGTGGTTCATACGCCCTGAAGAAAGACAAGGAAAAGCGCATGGCTGGAGAAGTACTAGCCGGAGCTGGTGGACTAGCTGCTTTATTGGCAGCAGTTGATTACGTAGATGGTCCTGAACAAGGACGTATTTAATTTACGTACAATATAGATAACAGAATTAAAGCTAATTGTAGACATGCTTAACTCACAAGAATTTCAACAAGGCATTCAGATCAGCAACTTGTTAGTAATGCTGGTCAACAAGCTATTACCAATGAAACCCAAGGACGTGTAGCCATGGAAGGCATGCAAAAGGTTCAAGGACTTAGTGCTGCACAAATTGCAAATCAACAGAAGTCAGGTCACGTAAATTTCATGGCAATTCTTGCTGCCAAAGGTGAAAAGATAGTGAAATGGCAAGAATGGCAGATCCAAACTACGCTGCAGCATTGGCATCTGTTGCACAACAGTCTCGACTTAAAGGATTAGTTTAGTAGTAATTGATAGAATAAATAGAGATTCATAGTGTTGCCAAGTGAATACAAGAAAGGCTGGTGATTAGCAAGTGATCCTGATATTTTTCAGGCAATATGGAAACATCTGAAATCTGATGGTGTAGAAGATCAAGCTGCAAATCAAATGGCAGCTGAGATGATTCACCATGGTGAAGACTTTGAAAGTTCGATTGAGCAGTACGAACGAAATCTGACTAACTATAAAGAGAAAGGATATAACGAACATGCTGCACAAGCGATGGCAGTTGAATCACTTGAGTCAGGAGAAAATCCAAAAGAAAGTACATTAGGTTTGCTGGAATCTATAGTTGATAAATAACACTTAGGCTGATAGAATTAAATATAAGCGAAAAGACAAATATGGCATCTACAAAGAGTACAGGAGATTCTGTCCGTGCATATCTCCGTGATATCGGACGAATTCCTTTACTTGAGCATGACGAAGAAATCTTGTTAGGCAGACAAGTTCAACGTTTGATGGAAATCAAAACATTAAAGATGAACTACAGCTAGATGACACAAAGATGTATCACGAGTGCTGGATGTTCCTTACAAGGATCTACGCAAACAAATCAGAGATGGTGAAAAAGCCAAAGACAAAATGGTTACTGCCAACCTCCGGCTTGTGGTGTCCGTTGCTAAGAAATACACCAAGCGGAACATGGACCTTCTGGACATTATCCAAGAAGGCACGATCGGTCTCGTACGTGGCGTCGAGAAGTTTGATCCTGGCCGTGGTTACAAGTTTTCTACTTACGCCTACTGGTGGATCCGTCAAGGGATCACTCGCGCAATCGCTGAGAAATCGAGGGCGATCCGGTTACCAATCCATGTTACTGAGAACCTCAACAAACTTAAGAAAGCCCAACGTGAATTAAGTCAGATCAATGGACAGCTTCCAAATGTATTTGAATTATCTGAATACCTAAATCTAAAGGTAGATGAAATTAAAGATTTAATGTGTAAGGCTCGTCAACCTACATCATTAGAAATTAAAATTGGAGAGAATCGGGATACAGCATTGATTGATCTATTAGAAGATAAAACACAACTACCAGAAATGCTGCTAGAGCAACAGTTCATTAAAGATGATATTCGAGAACTAATTGGTGAGCTTCCTGAAATGCAAGCTGCTGTAATTAGTATGAGATATGGAATTGGAGAGGATATTCTTGAACCAATGTCAATGACAGCAATTGGTCAAGTGTTGAACATGAGCCGTGACCGTGTAAGAACGTTAGAGCACAAAGCACTTAAGAACTTGCGTGAGGAATCAGAATCTGTCAATGACTATCTTTAATACAATAGAGGTAAAGAAGCAATGCGGACATGGATGTCACAACAGAATTACTAAAGCAAAACCAAACGTATTCTGCTAGTGATAATACAAACCCTGATCGCTACTCATCTAGTCGATCACTTAACTATGCAACAGGTGCAAGCATTACAAAGCGGAACTCGCTGAAGTAAACGTTGTACCTTTTTCATTGCGTATTCTGATGCTGTTGGTTTATTCGGAGTAGAGAATCACTTTATAAAAGTAAAGCTAAATATTATTGGTGACATTGTTCTTAAAGAATATATGGAGCCAGGTTATATAAAAGCTGATATTAATTTTTTGAAACAGAAGACGATACAGGATTTGTAACTAGTGCCCTTGATCAGAGCAGGAGCAGAACTAGATACAGGATATTCATCTGCTGCTACACCTCCACTTACATTGCCTGCAATTGGTTTAGATGCTTACCTAAGTATTGATCTTCACTAACTTAAAAACTTCTAATATGTATAACGATGCAAACTTAGACGTACGTTTATATACAAGTGAGCATGAAGAGCATCCTTACGATTTGATGTATATCAAACCACGTGACTTTTTCTATGTTGGCATTCACGCAAGAAACACTAAGACGATTGCCTTATAACATTCAAATTGATATTGGTAATGAATACAAGTCACTGGAATCAATCAGTGACAAGAATTATATTATGAGAACTTCAGATCGTCCTAGCTTCTAGTCTTCTTTTTTGATAGCAGACTTATATTCTTTAGTAACTACTTTCTTTGTGGCTTTTGTTTTAACAGGTGCTGCAGGCTTTGACTGCCTCTTTGATTACAAATACAGGCTTGGTTACTGCACCATGAGGAGTAACAGTCATCACTTTGCCACCGCTCATAGAAGGTAGAACATAGTGCTCTACAAGCTGAAGTTCTTGAGTGAATAGAGCAGCACGAGTGACATTGCGTGAGGCATAGAACGCGAAGTTCAATTCACCGTCATGATCAATGCGCACAAAGGTTCCGTTTGTAGAAGCTACAGCAAGCTTCATCTTTCTCCTTTGGCAGTCACATCAAAAATGGTGCAGTCAACATACTGAACACCATTTGTTCCATGCCACCATTCTTTGATCTTGTGAGTATCACCACCCCGCTTAGGGCGAGTAAGCAAGAGTTCCTTGCCGGTGTGTTTTTGTAACATCTTTCACACCAGTAAGAATAAGACTATCAGCCATTTTTGCTATTACAACTTTCTTCTATTTTAGTCCATTTAAGATTACAAGCTGAGTTGTTATGTTTATGTCCATCAACATGCGCTACACGACTGCATGCTTTTGTTCTACCAGGCATTGTCAGTGGAGGTTTTAAAAATGCAAGGGCAACTAACTTATGAACTGTAACAGTTATAGTTCTCTTCGACCAATACGCTGCGTCAAGATTAACCTGCATATATCCATTCTTATTTTTACGTTGTTTAGAAGCTTTTCTGACTTACCTTTGGTACTTTTTATTTCACCCTACTGAGTTTATGTAGTACTCAATACAGCACTCATATCCAGGCAAAAATGAATAGGTGTCCAAATTTTATCGTCTATAAATTCCATAACCACAAAATATTGGGGTATATAGTTAAAAGTATAGCAATAACAAGTACTATCGTTATATGTGACTAAGTCGAAGTCACTTATAACTTTTTTAGCTTACGGAGTTACGATCCTATGTGGATTGATAATGATTTTCCGAAGCTTCTTGGTGCAGAACTTTACCGTCCTCATCCTGCCTACATCATTGAGATGGCAGTTGAGCCAGTAGTTGTTCATGACTTCTCCAAGCAACCTGGTCAAACTGTTCAGTTGACCGGTATCGCTTCTGGGGTAAGCCTGGTACTAAGGAGTCCCGTGAGCGGACTGCCGATCAAACACTTGGATCCGCCTCCGCACGCAACATCGTTAAGGACAAAGTGCTCGTTACTCTTCGTGAGTACACCGGCCCTGCTGATTCTCGCGATGCTTCACAGCCTTCTACTTTCAAGGTGGCTCGTGAAACCCTGATCACTGCTCAGCGTCTGCTGCTTGATACCGGCAACCTGAATGTCTTCCACCAAAGCATCGGTTCTTTGACCTTGCTGGATGACTATCGTCGTTGGCGTGATCGTGTCTTCGCAAACGAACTGCTGAAGGCAGAAGCTGCTGGTCAAGCCAGCAAAGATCAAGGTGGTTACTACCTGCCCGGCGGTAAGCCTAAGGGTGGCGCTGGTGGAACCTTGGGTGTGACGTACGCCGCTGGTGAGTCCGCCAAATTCGATGTCAAGACTGACCTCCTCGAAGTGGTCAAGGACATGCGTAAGCGCAACGTTCCTACCTTCGCTGATGGTTACTACCGTTGCATCGTGGATCCGACCGCAATGATGCATCTGCGTCAGAACGCCGACTTCCGCGAAATCGCACGTTATCCAGGTCAAGGGATTGTTAATCCTATGAACCCTGGTGAAGCACCTAATGCCAACTTCTACCAAGGCATGGGTCCTGCTTACGGTCAAGCTGGCTTTGTTGCCGGTCAACCCGTTATGCCTACTGGCTTCCTCTTTGAGGGTGTCCGTTGGTTCGAGTCCACCAACCTGCCCGAAACCACTTACAACTTGATTGTGACTGATGAGGCCGCAGGCGCTGCTGATTACACAGCATCTCAACTTGTCTTCTTCGGCCCTCAGGCTGTTGGCGTGGGTATTGGTGGTAACAACGCACAGATTCTGTTGAACAACAACGACGACTTCAGCCGTTTCATCATCATGATCTGGTCGCTGTTTGCCGGTTTTGAAACGCTTAACCGCGATTTCATTACGGTTGGTTACTCTTTCGTATATTGATAGGAGCTAACTAACTATGTCCGTAATTTTTCCCGGTAATTATGTAGCCCACCTGAACGCATATCGCGAACAGGGTGTTGAGGCTCTCCCAGGTGTTGAGTTCTACCGCATCGTCGGTGCTCTCGTTCTAGATCCCGATAACGCTGGAGTTCTTTCCGGTGGTGTTTTGGCGGCTGGCACCTACAACTTGAAGGTTCTGTCCCCTGATCTTCGTCAGGATGACAAGCCACGTGTAGATAAAGCATTCGTGATTCCTAAGAATTCCGTTGTTTATCGCACCGCATTGAACGCACCTGGCGTCAAAGCTGCTGCTTCCGGTAACACCGTCAAGATCGTTGCTCTTGGTAGTAACGCTCCTGGTGACACTGGTAGTGAAGTAACCCTGACTGCAGGCTCTGACAAGTTCTTCCCTGCTGATGGCGCTGCCTCCGCAATGTTGGGAATTGTCAATGGCACTGCTATCAGCACTTCTGCTGACACTGCTGTTCAAGTCATCACTTCTGCCAACTTCACTGCTGAGCAGAACCCTTCTGCTGGTGCAGACCGTAAGAGCCCCTCTGCCATCTTGGTCGAGATCTGCTACTACCGTCCCGCTCCCGCACCTGATGCAAGCGACGCTCACATTCCTTATGGAATTGAAGCTGGTCAAGGCACCTGATAATAACAATCAGATAACTAAGGCGTCTCTTATGAGGCGCTTTTTTTGTGCCTATAATATGAAAAGGAATACCCCAAAAATATGGCTGAACAAAAGTTATTTCAAGATAGTAAGACTGGAAAACTAGTTGAGTTTATCAGTACTCACGATAAAGAATTTGCAATGGTTAAAGATGCTGGAGGTAACGTCACATTTATGACCTTGGAACAACTTGTTCCTTATGACCGTGAAAAAGGTCGGATGGTCAAGATTGCACAACTAGAACAAGAGCTTCCTGAAGAGCCATTGCCTGATCCAATTGTTCCTATTGAAGATATGCGATTGAATCTGAATGCAGCACAAGCAGAGCAGATTGCCAAACGTCTACCTGGCGTTGGATTTGCAACAGCTAAAAAAATTGTTGAACTACGTATGTCTTTAAGTGGTGAGCGCTTTGCCAATCTCAAACAACTAGAAAATATTCCTAGGGTTAACTGGGATCAATTGATTGAAGAGGACTTAATCTTTATTAGTTAAACTAGTAATATTAAAGTCAAAGTATAGTAATGGCAATTAGTATTGAAGAGGCGTTACTAGCTAAAGCGCAGCAAGATCAACAAAATCAAATGGGCACTGGGCACCACTGCTTTATTAGGTAGTGGTGCAGGTGCATTGTTGGTGCTGCAGCTGGTGAAGTTCCATATGCAAGGTGGAAATCAAATTAATAAATTAAAGATCGGCTTAGCAGGTGGAGAAGGCTTAGTAGTAAGTGGTCCAATGCAGAATGCGTAAGAGCTGTAAAACCTGGACCACGTTTTGCAGGGGGTTTGGTAGGAGCAATCCTAGGTGGAGCACTTGGAGCAGGTGCACAGGGTAGCTGCAATGCAAGACAATCCTGCAGCCAGTACTTCTAGCAAAACTCCAGACAGAAGGTTCACTAACACCTTCTGAAACACAGCAATTGCAATCTGTCCTTGCTGATACCTACAGCAACATCACTGGAGCTGCGTAATGGAACTAGACGATTATCTAAAGTCAAAAACTAGATTTCACTTAGGCTTTAATGCTGGTGCTCAGATTCCTGCTGGTGATCGTTCCCGCCTAGAAGAGGCGATGGCACTTATTCCAGATAACTACTGGTATGAGCAAATTGTGTATCACATCAAACGTTGTGATATTGCATGGCGAGCAAGTGCTGCTATTCCAGATGATTACTTCGATGCAAATGGAAGCAGGATCTTGAATCCATCACGTCAAGAAATTATTTCTGGTGACGTTGATCGGACAATTCAACGTCAGATCCACTCAAAGGTGATGATTACTTTAGAGAGATCTACCTTCGAGAAATTGATCGTTTAGCTGAAAGCTTGTACGTACCAAACTACAGACGTCCAGAAGTACGTCGATATGCATTTGAACGTGCTGGTGCAGAGTTTATCTTGGCAGTACCTGGACCAGCTGATACTGCTGTGGGAACTCGAATGATGCTCAGCACAAGTTGGTGTTAAGTGTAGAATAGTCTTAGGATTTAAACCATACAATTATGCATGCCGTAAATACACACGGTGCTCCTAAAATTACCATGAATAGTCAGGAAGCTGACTATCAGATGAAACTTAAGCAAGCACAAGCTCAAGCAGATGGTAATCCTTATGTAGGAGGAGTACAGCCACAAATTACAACTGGCGAACCCATGCCTGACGAAAGGTTTGAAAAACCTGAACCTCAAGCAGAGCAACAAACTGATATGGCCTCAGATGCTCTAGACAGAAAGCTTGCCATGTATCGGAATGCTGTTGGTAATTCAGACGATGGCAACAATGATCGTCAACAAACTACGAGGATTTGATAATGGCTCTAAGTAAAGCACAACAGAATTCAATCAACCTGGATCCAAAACGGGCGATGCTGTCAATGAACATGTCAGTGACACCAGGGGATCCAACAACACAGAATAACAATCCAGACAATGTTGTTAGCTTTGGTCCTCAATTAGTGCAATGCCACAGGGACCAAATGGCATGACTGTAAATAAATTCCCTTATCAAGATAAAGGTCTAGTCAATGCAACACAATTGGGTGCTGTTGACCCATCAATGATTGGACGTTCAGAAGTTCCTACATCAATGCCATTGGCAAAATCAAGGCAACACACCATTTGGTTGTAAACCACTGCAAGCTCCTGCAGACTATACATGGCAGCAGTTGGTATTAACTCAGGACCTCAATGATGGTAAACCACAGAGTGCTATGGGACTAACTGGTCAGCCAGCAATGATGCCGGACCCAATGGCAATGGTTCCTGGTAGCACTAAAACAACTATCGCCAAGAAAGGTAAATCAAACAAAGGTAATGCATAATGGCTTCTACATCTACTAATAAGCAACCGCTTACTAGTTGATAACGTACTGCACAATATTGTTGACCTTGCCGGTGCAACAGTTGAGCAAACATCTGTTATCACCATTGGTGGTTCAAACGGAGCTAAGCTGATCGTTGATTGCACCACAAATGATGGTGCAATCCTTGGTGAGATCTATACACTTGCAAGGCAGACAACTACTGCTTATACAGTGAACATGTATCTGGCAACTGTGAAGGATATTCTTGATTCCTTCTCAAGCTGTTTCTTGGGTACCTTTAATGGAGCTACAACTGAAGGATCTAAGACTGTTTATGGTGGAATGCCTATTGTATTAAATCCAGTACCAGGAGTAGGTTCTACAGATTCTAGTATTGTTATTGGTACTCAGTTCCAAGCGCTTTATATTCCTAAAGGGAAAGCTCTATGGGCAGCTGTTAAGAAACAAAGTGCAAACGATACTGCAACAGCTGCTCCATTGCTTGGAGTGCACGGCGGATTCTATTGATGCCAAGAAAGCAGAACGGCTTTGGTAGTTCAGAGTCATTTGCATTTAAAGGCTTTGGACGATTAGATAAAGGTAAAGGTACTGGCGCTGCTGGATATTATCCAGGTAATCGTCAGTACGGATCCATTGTGCAACGTACTGTTATTGAAAAATGGAACCTAGATAGTGATTGGGTGAAGTGGAGAAAAGGCTTTGAAATTTATAATCGTGCTGCATGGGAAAATCTAAAAGTCAAAGATACTAGCTACGATCCAGGTCTTACCAAAGTCAGTCACCAACAAACCATTTAAAGATGCAATAATTAATTCAACACTATACAAAGGAAAGCCGTACGAGATTGATAATACCTACACAGGATATGAGTATCCCACAGCCAATGCTGATACCAATACGTATTACGTTGTTAAAAAATCACAGAAGCAAAATCGTTAGGAACAATTGTCAGTATTCAAAACGATCCACTTGTTATCCAACAAACAAAGCAAACGGAGAAATATATGTAACTATAAATCCAGACACTACTAATAGAGACTTACTTCCTCAAATGATTGGTGACAGGATAGCTGATGGACCACTATCTCAAAATGGTAAAACTGAAGCAACATTAAAAAGAGTATTGACATCAGAGGGTTTACCAAGTTTATATAAAGGCAAAACGTTATCGACAGAATTAGAAAAGATAGTAAGTTTTACTCAAAGTAAAACAACTGTAAACGTAAGCATACCAATTGCAGATGTAATTGTTAGTGATAATACAGGAAGTTTTGTACCAAACCAAGGTATCAACTATAAAGACAAGCCTGAACAAGCTCAGTAGATATCTTGAGCAATCCCAGTTTGCTTGATGGCAAAGTAATTTATGTAGACAACTTTTTATTGAAAAGTCAATTGCATCACTTGATAGTTCAGCTTACACAGATGATGATCGCTTCTTTGAATTTTCAATGCGAGAGACAGAAACAAGTCAAACATTGGTTGGACTAGATCAAGGTGTGAACGCACTGCCTCCAGCGATGCTAGATCTAACTGCACTGCCAACAGTATTTAGCACGACTAATGCATCTATTACAATTGATGGATCATACATATTTAGAAAGTCTGATTATCAAAAGTTTTTTCCTGGAATCTATATAACTGGTGATTTCATATCACCAAAAGTACAAGATATTTCTTATTCGATCTTGCCTTTTGTAGTACAAAAGTCAGATATTGTAAACGGTAATTTTATATTTGAAGCTCAACCATATTTTTCAGAGATCAATTTATATCCAGATCTAACAAATGGGACTACATTAGTATTCTCAGACAACAGTTTTACTAAGTCATACTACAACTGATACTAAGTGGACAAACTTAGATACAGATGTAAATCCATGGATGGATGAAGTATTTACTGTTGGTGCTACGTTACTTCCAGCAGACATGTACTCATGCAGCTGTCCAAACCATTCACAGTCTATGTTGAGTATGCCTCAAGCAAATCAGAATGAGGATACAAGAAAAACAAATAGGCAAAAAAGATATCCATTGCCTACTGCACAGGGACAAGATGACTATGGAATTGCAGGACAATCATTAGCAGCAGGTAAAGTCAGTAGTTGGGAATCAGAATCTCATCGATTAAGCTTCAAGCTTTGCAAGCATACAATTGCAACAATGTTCAATGAAGACATAAAAGTAATCGAGCCGAATAAATATCCAACATTAGAAGCAAGAGAAGGGTTTGAAGAAAAACTAGCTAAAGAAATACAAGAGAGTTATGACAACTTTGATCGTTCGTATAGACGTACTGGTATCTCAATATCAGAAATTGTATTTGCATTATCTAGAGGTCTTAACTTAGATCCAACCAAGACAGCATATATAGTATTTGAAGGCAAACAATAAAGATATACGTTATCGTGAGAAATAAGAGTTGCGTATAGATTCTTATGTTTAAGTCAGAAGATTATCAGCTTCCACTTGAAAAGGTATTAACACTACGAGTAATTACTGATGACATTGAGTCATGCAAAGACGTTGGGGTACTACAAAATAGTCTGAAAGATACAACTAAGTTATTAATGACATATCAACACATGCTAGGCAAAGTCTTGCAAGATCAGATCCATTCAAACTTAGCAAAGATGTTTGAGGAAGAAAGTCCAATTAACAGATACAGTTAAAATAGATATATCAAGAAGATAGTCTAGGGCGTTTTCGATGAAGATTCAATTAAAGCACTCTAATGTATTAGACAGTAGTTCAGCAAAACAACCAACAGCTCCTAACATGCTGGATGGTGAATTAGCTGTTAACTTTAATGCTAGTGATCCTGCTATCTTCATCAAAAATAGTAATGGTGAATATTGTACGAATTGCAGGTAAAGATAACCTATCATTTACTGGATATGAGGCATCAATTCAAGCAGCTTCAACACCTCCTGCAGGATTAGAAGCAGGAAATCTATATTTTGATACTGACGATAATAGACTTTACTACTACTACAATAATGGCACAACTACTCAATGGGTAGATGCTAGTACTGAAAAATTTGATGTAACTATAATTCCAGATCCTACAAATCTTAGTCATCAAAGTGGGACATTAGATGATCGCTATGTGAATTCTAACGGCGACACAATGACAGGCAATCTTGTCCTGAATGCAGGTGTAAACCTTAACTCATCAGATGTTTATCTCAACAACGGTAAGGTTGTTTTGAGGGGGCAAATGCCAACGCTCATGAGATTCGCTTAACAGTATTGAGCCAACTGCTGACAGGACTTTATCTCTGCCAGATACTACAGGAACATTAGTATCTACTGGAGATACAGGATCTGTCACCAGTACCATGATTGCTGATGGGACAATTCAAGATGCAGATGTAAGTAATAGTGCAGCTATTGGATTGTCAAAGCTGGCAACAGGTAGTTTGCCAACAGGGATTACTGTATCTAGTTCAAATATTGTTGATGGAACAATTGTTGATGCAGACATTAATGCATCAGCAGCAATTGCATTAACCAAACTCGGGACAGGTGCTTGCCGTCAGGTATCACGATTACTTCGTCTGGCATTGCTGGTGGAGTATCTCCAAGTGATATTGCAGCTGGTGCTTTACCAAACAATGTGACGGTCACATCTACAAATATTGTTGATGGAAGTATTGTCAATGCTGACATCAGTGGATCAGCTGAAATCCAAGTTAGTAAATTAGCTGATGGCAATGCATATCAACTACTACAAACTAATGCCGCTGGCAACGATGTTGAGTGGTCATCGAATATTGATGTGCCTGGAACACTTGATGTAACAGGGATAGGAACACGTTTGATAGCAATGTAAGCGTTGCGGGTAATCTTATCTGTCACAGGTTCGACAGTATCACTAGATGCAAATATCGTCACTATTAAAGATGGAAATATTCAGCTAGGTGTTGTTAGTACACCAACGGATACAACTGCCGATGGTGGAGGAATTACTCTTAAAGGTTCGACAGATAAAACATTGTCATGGGTGAATAGTACAGATGCCTGGACGTCTAGTGAGCACTTTAATTTAGCAACAGGGAAAGCGTATTATATTAATGGATCTGAAGTATTAAATACATCTTCACTAGGAAGTGGAATTACAGGATCAAGCCTCACTGGACTAGGGACAATCAGTACAGGTGTCTGGCAGGGAACTGAAATTGTAGACACCTACTTGGCAACTATTACTGCAGCAGGTAAGGTTGCTAACTCTGCAACTACTGCTACGAACTTAAACTCAGGAAATGCAATTGTTTCTCGGGATGGTTCGGGTGATTTTACTGCTCGTAATATCACAGCAGCCTTAATCGGTAACGCATCAACTGCAACAACACTTGAAACAGCTCGCACAATTTCATTAACAGGAGATCTGACAGGTTCAGTAAGTTTTGATGGCTCCGCTGATGTCTCTATTAATACCAGCGCAAGTTTTACTGGTACGACTAATCTGAGTTATAACATCGGTACACGTACTGTTGAATCAGATACAGGTACAGATGCAACAATTCCTTTATTTACCAGCACTGCCGCAGGACTTACTGGAGCATCAGGTGGTGGATCAGTTAACTATTTAAGAGCAGACGGAACATGGGCATCTCCTCCTGGTACAGCAACTAATCTTGGATTTACAACGAGTAGCTCCACTATTACATCGAGTACAGGCACTGGTGTTGCTCTACCTACATTCACTTCTAACTACAACGGTTTAGTTCCCTTCTCTGGAGGAGGTACACAGAAATTCCTGCGTGCTGATGGAAGTTGGATCACAGTTGGTAGCCGTCAAACATTTGTAGGGACAGCTGCTCCAACATCAGCTAACGAAGGTGATCAGTGGTATGACTCGGATGAGGGACGTACTTATATTTACTATGTAGATACAGACTCTGCACAATGGGTAGAAGGGAATCCAAGTTGGAATGGTGGTATTCCAACTGGTTCAATTACTCCGAGCTACTTAAGTACAGGTGGTCCTAACTGGGATACGTCTGGCAATCTAGGAATTGGTACGGCAACACCAGGAGATCGTCTTGAAATTAATGGAGACGGTGCTGGGATTATTATTAGATCCCCAGATAGCACACGATATAGAATTACTGTGAGTAACGCAGGAAGTCTTACAGTGGCTGCAGTCTGATCAATATAAATACAGTAGAATCTTTATAGCTGAATTATATAAATGCCTTGCAAAAAAACAGATCTAATATCTGCTATTAACTCATTCGGTGCAGCTAGAGCTAGCGGTGACAATACACTCCTAGCATTTAGTGTGAACCTAGTACAAAGCCTGATAGACACATTAGAGTTTGAAGGTGAAGGTGAATAAGGAACAATCAAGTTAAAGATCAAAGCGAAACCAAAGAAGAAGTCGAATAGCAATTTTCGATATACTAAAGATACATTGTTGATGTCATGGACCTGCAGGGAGTGCAATAATGGCCGCTATTCAGTTTCCAAATAATCCCAGTGCAGGTGACCTTTTTGTTGCAGGTAATGGCATTCGCTATACGTATGATGGTGAAAAGTGGAAAACACTTGGAACCTCAACTGTTGGAACTGAGGGTCAATTTCTAGAGACACCTACTGTACTTACTATTAATAAAGTAGTTCCTGCTAACACCAATACAGGTGCAGTTGGAACTCTTGCAATTAACTCAGGTGTTGTATTAACAGTTCCTTCGAGTTCTACTTTTAGAACTCTTTCAGGTAAGTCTGGGGCAGGGAGGAGGTGCAGAGGGTCTACCAATTACTGGTGGAACTATGACAGGGTTTCTAACCCTTAATGGAGATCCCACAGCAATTTTGCATGCTGCTACAAAACAGTACGTTGATTCAAAAGAAGTTACCATTGTAGAGACACCTAAAGCATTAATCACTAATAAAGATATTGGTGAAAACCTAAATGCAGGAATGATGGGACCGACAGTTGCCATCAATCCGTCGATAACTATTTCTGTCGGAGCGAACTCACTTCTATTTGTACTAAAGTAATTATGGCCTACGGTAATTTAAAAGTTGATTCTCTCATCTACGACAACAGTGGTACTGATGTAACTGTATCAATATCAGCACTAGCTGGCGCGGGATCTACGGCAGGCACAGGAAGTGCAAATACCTTTACAGCATTACAAACATTGAATGCAGGAGTAGCTGTTGACGGTCCTTACAAGCAAACAGCAGAAGCAGTAGGTGCTCTTGATATTGATCTTGCTACTGGTAATTATTTTACCAAGACTATCAGCGCTAACTCTACGTTTACCTTCTCTAACCCTCCTGCAAGTGGTACTGCGTGTAGCTTTACTTTAGAACTTACTCATACATCAGGCACTGTTACTTGGCCTGATAGTGTTAAGTTTCCTGCTGATACTGCTCCAACGCTTACTGCAGGCAAAACGCATCTTTTTGTTTTTGTAACTGATGATGGTGGTACGCGTTATCGCGGCGCTGCCCTTGCTGATTACGTGAACTGACATGGATCCTATTACACAACAAACAGTATTAGCTGCAGCAGGTGCAGCAGGTGGAGAGAAGGTTTACGTTGATGATGTTTTTAGTACGTATTTGTATGAGGGTACAGGGCTATCCAAGCAAATTACAAATGGACTTGATTTAGCTGGTGAAAAGGGGTTAGTTTGGTTTAAAGCTAGAGAGCCCTTATCTTCACCTTACACTAATCTTGAATTTCACTGTTTATTTGATAATGTTAGAACAGGAGCTTCTGCTGGAAGCGCAGGTGGAGGTGGTAGATTACGATCGGACTCGAGCCAAGGGAGTCAGTCAGATACTTATTTAGACTCATATAATTCTAATGGATTCACAATTACATCAAATTCTACGGATGATGCTGCAAATCTTATTAACCAGAGTGGAAAAAAATTCGTCTCCTGGTCATTTCGTAAAGCGCCTGGTTTCTTTGATGTAGTTACTTGGACGGGAGATGGTATTGCAGGTAAAACCATTGCACATAGCTTAGGCAGTGTGCCTGGGATGATAATTATAAAAAATCTTGATTCCAGTTACGACTGGTCTGTTTACCATCGATCGCTTGCCAATACTCATTACATGCGGTTAAATAGTACTGCAACAGCAGAAAGTACTAATAATTATTGGAACAGCACAACAGCTACTTCTACGCATTTTACACTTGGTGATCATGGGTCTGTAAATAAAGATAATGATGATTTTGTCGCCTACGTCTTTGCTCATGACGAACCAGTGTTTGGCACTGATGAGGATGAAAGCATTATTAAATGTGGAAGCTATACAGGTAATGGTGGTACTAAAGCCATTGATGTGGGCTTTGAGCCACAATGGTTTTTTATAAAAAATTCTACGACTAGCTCTACTAGTTGGCAGACGTTTGATATTATGCGTGGAGCAGCATCTAATGGTTTAGATCAACCTCGGTTGGAGTTTGATTCCGCAGGTCAAGAAACTTCTGCGTATAGAATCCACGTCACAAGTACTGGATTTACAATTGATAGTCAATCTAGCGATGTTGTAAATTCGTCCGGCGACACCTACATCTACATGGCAATTCGCCGTCCGAATAAGCCGCCGGAAGCTGCGACGGAAGTGTTTGCTATTGATACCAGAGGTGGTACAAGTCCTACTCCACCAACATATAATTCAGGTTTTCCACTTGACTGGATTTGGACTAGAGATACTACTGCATCCAACTGGCAAGCAAGGGCAAGATTGACCGGTAAATCCAAGTACCTTCAATTAAATAGCACAAACGCTACAGGTGACAACGCATTGACAAGAGTAACATTTGATCGGATGGATGGAGCTGGAACAGATACTGGCGTGGATTCAGCTAATTACGCTTGGATGTTCAAACGTGCCCCAGGTTTTATGGATAATGTGGTGTATAAAGGAGATGCAGCCAGCAATCGTGCTGTAGATCATAATTTAGGTGTTACACCAGAGCTATTAATAGTAAAAAGATTTGATAATATTGATCCTTGGAGGGTTCAGTACACTGGTATTTTTGGTGCTGGTACAGCATTGCGCTTAGACGATGCTGGTGCTGTAGCAGCAGGGTCTGCATTTAATGGTGCCTCAGCACCCACTGCGTCTAACTTTTATGTTGGATCTGACAGTGAAGCCAATGGTAGTGGAGAACGCTACGTCGCCTACCTATTTGCAACCCTACCCGGCATCAGTAAAGTAGGTAGTTACACTGGAACTGGTAGTGACATTAACGTTGACTGTGGGTTTACGAATGGTGCAAGGTTTGTATTGATTAAACGCACTGATAGTACCGCTGACTGGTTTCTTTACGACACAACAAGAGGAATTAGTAGTGGCAATGATCCATATTTAAAGGTAAACCATGCTGAATCACAAGTAACAAACACTGATTATATTGATCCACTTTCCTCAGGTTTTATTGCTAACAGCAATTCTGCCGACATTAACGCTAGTGGCGGCACCTACTTATTCCTCGCAATCGCTTAATTAATCATGGAAATCCGCAACCGCTCCACAGGCGCTGTCACTACTGTCAGCCAGTTCAAGTCTGAACACCCCACTACCAGCTTTCCGAAACAGATCACGATAGAAGTCTTAAATAGCTTTGGCTATGACGCTGTACTAAACGGTCCAGCAGCAACTGTCACGGCCCTTATGGCGTCAGTATTCGTGACGGTATTGAAGAGGTTGATGGCAAGTGGTTTACCAAGTTCATCGCTGGTCCAGTTTTTACCGACACTACAGATGACGAAGGTGCTGTAACCACAGCAGCAGCTAACGAAGTTGCATACAAAGCACGTATTGATGCAGAAGCTGCAACGTCTGTACGTGCTCAACGAGACAGGCTCATTGCTGAATCTGATTGGACACAATTAGCTGATTGCCCACTGTCTGATTCTGTTAAGGCAACTTGGGTTACATATCGCCAGGCATTACGTGACGTACCCACTGCAGAAGGTTTTCCACACACTATTACTTGGCCTACTAATCCTTCTTAGTTAATAAGTAGAGTAAGGACCAATATCTACTACAATAGGTTTAGAGAATTGATGCCTAGTATTTAATTATGGCTTACGGGAAAATTAAAGTTGATACCTTAGTTTATGACAACAGTGGAAGTGATGTAGAACTGACGGTATCTGCTATTACAGCAGGTGGAAGCTTGAGTAACTACGCACTGCTTGCAGGAGCTACATTTACTGGAGACGTCAACTTTGATGGAGAGATTGTAGCGAAAGGCGATGCAACAAATGGCTCCGGTCAAATTACACTAAATTGTGAAAACAACTCACACGGTGTAAAGATTAAAGGTCCCCCACATAGTGCGGCGGCAAGTTATACACTAACTCTCCCGAATAACACAGGTACTAATAGTCAGTTCCTAACTACTAATGGTAGTGGCGTACTCTCCTGGAGTAGCCCTGCTGGTGGTGTATCCCTATCAGTTGCAAATACTTGGACTGCAGGACAACGTGCAGAGATTACAACTCTTACAGACGGAGCAACAATTACCCCAGATCTAAATGATTCAAATAACTACGTTGTAGTTCTGGCAGGCAATCGGACGATTGCTAACCCAACAAATATCACAGCTGGACAATCAGGTTCAATCTTTATTACACAGGATGGAACAGGAAGTCGTACAGCAAGTTGGGGCTCCTATTGGGATTGGGCAGGCGGAACTGCACCCACACTTTCAACCGGAGCTAGTCAGGTAGATCGTATCGATTACATCGTACGTAGCTCTACCTCTATTCAAGCCGTCGCTACCCTTAATTACTCATGAGTTTCGTAGGAAGCAATATACTCGCTGGTGCCTCTGGACAAGGAGGCGCAGGTGGCTACGAGATCGAACGTAGTCTTAGGTTTAACTCAGGTGATTCTGCGTACTTAAATAGAACCCCAAGTTCTACAGGTAATCGCAAGACGTGGACTTGGAGTGGATGGGTAAAATTTGCAAATATTGACAAAAACGACCAAGCTCTTTTTTCCGCTGATGATGGGTCTAAGTATGCAGAATTTAGATTTATGGGTGATGATCCCACAGCATCAAGATCCTATAAACTTTGTTTTCAGATGTATGACGGCGGTACAATTACTGATATTTACACCGAAAGATTTATAAGAGATCCCGCAGCTTGGTACCATTTAGTACTCTCTGTAGATTTTACGAAGTCAGCAGCAGCCGAACGCGTCAAGATATATGTTAATAGTGAATTGACAAATCAAGTCGATGCTGGTGGAACTGGCAGTGCAACGATAGCAGCACAAAATACTGACACTCTTGTAAATTTGTCTGGAGTCGTAAATAGTATTGGGCGTATTCCAACTTATTCTGAATATCTTGATGCTTATCTAGCTGACGTACATTTCATCGATGGTCAAGCATTAGCAGCAACAGATTTTGGTGAGACTGATGACAACGGTGTGTGGCAGCCGAAGAAGTTTAATGGTAGCTATAACTATACTCCAACTATTACATACCCAGCTGTATATACAAGCTCAACAGGAGTATACGGAACTGTTGCTGGCATAAACAGTAGCTCTGGCGTATTTAGTTCTACTAGCAACACTGGGTCGGGTTCAATTAAAGTAGAGTTTTCACCGGCTATTAGCAACGTAACTCACATAAAGTTCAATGGTGGTGGATATAGCGTAAATGCAGTTTTTGATATTAAAGTTAATGGTACTGTCACTCATTCTGGTTTAACTACAAACAGTAGTTATGCAGTAAGAACTGAAACAATCAGTTCTACAAATATCACATCATTTGAGATTGTATCTGCGAGTGATGGTTGGGCTCTCGGAAATTTACAGTTTTCTACTAACGGAAGTACGTTTGCAAGCCCAACTGGCACACCAGCTGTATTCGCTCCAGGCGTAAACGGTTTTCACCTCGACTTTGCGGACAACAGTTCAAACGCTGCGCTTGGTACGGACACAAGTGGCAACAGCAATACGTGGACTGTTAATAATCTTTCTGTTGGTGCAGGCATTGCTGACAGCAGCACAGTTTGGACTTCAGGCGATTCAGAATGGACGATAGCCAGTGGAGGTGGTTCAGCCTCCATGAGTGCAGCTGGTTATGCCGACGTATTTAGTGGTCTTCTGCAGACCAACAAAGTTTATGGCTTTACGACATATTGGACTGGCGGCGACACTAATGGTGGTTGGTTTATTTGCGACTCCAACAGCACTAGTCTTAGTGGTAGTCACCCAAATGAAGGGCGCGGCACAAATAGTATCGGACAGCGAGGAGGGACAGCTAGCTTAGGCACTATTGGCTCTTTTTCGACTGCTAATGGTGTTGCAGACGGCAGCGGAAGTATTACTGGTTTTAGTGATACAAACCCCGAAGGAACTGACACCCTTACCTGGGTTATTGATAGAAAGAATCATAAGGCATGGGTTACTCATAATGGAAGCTCTTGGGTAGGAGGTGGAAACCCAACTAACACAAGTTCTACTCCTTCCTTTTCCCTACCTTCTACGGGTGATCTTTATTTTGGCTTCATTCAATACACCCAGATGTCAAGCGCAGTGACTATTGCGTCTTATGGTGTTGCTGATCCCGCAGAAATTGACTCCCTAGTTGACTCCCCAACCAATGGCACGCAGACAGACACTGGAGCGGGCGGTGAGGTTGTTGGTAACTACTGCACTTGGAATCCATTATCAACTACAGGTCCGACTTTTTCACAAGCAAATTTAACTGTCACTCATAGTGGCTCTGGGTCAAGTGGCTGGAGAAACATTGCATCAACCATGGCAGTGTTTTCAGGTAAATGGTACGCAGAATTTGACACAGTTGGTAGCCAAAACGGTGGTTTGATGATCGGCATCCAAAAGGTGCCGGAAGACAACGATCAATTTAATCCTGCAAGTTTTAGTAATAATTTTGTCGGCATGACTGCTAATAGTTATGCTTTAAATTGCTTTAGCGGGGCAAAACGGACGAATAGCAGTGACGCTAGCTACGGGTCTGGGATGTCGCTAAACGACAAAATAATGATGGCTGTTGATTTAGATAACGGCAAGATCTGGTGGGGCAAGAATGGAACATGGTTTGCTTCAGGCGACCCTGATTCGGGAAGCAATGCGGCCTTTACAGGATTGACCGGGACGTACGTTTTTGCAGTTGGAATTTCGGCCGCCGAAAAAATACATTCAAATTGGGGACAAAGACCGTTTGCCTATAGCAACAACATTTCAGGATTCAAGTCACTTTGCACAGCGAACTTACCTGAGCCAACGATTGCGGATGGCAGTCAGTATTTTGATACGAAGTTATATACAAGTAACTCATCAAGCTTGTCAGTAACAGGTTACAAGTTTTCTCCATCGTTTGTATGGATTAAGAATCGGTCGTCTGCACAAATGCACGGATTGTTTGATGTTGTTCGGGGAGCAAATCAATTTCTATCCTCTAACAGAACAAACGCTGAGCACACAACATCAGGTTCTGGTTATGGTACAGGTACATTTAATTCTTTTGACTCGAACGGATTTACATTAGGCGATGATATAGGGCAAAATAGCACAAACTATCCTTCTGGAGAAGCTCACGTAGCATGGGCGTGGGACGCCGGATCTTCCAACACAACGATTGCTGCTGGTAGTTTAAATAGCTCGTTGTATGACCAGAGTCAGACGTGGAGTAATAACTGGACTGCTTCTGGAAACGGCTTCGGGGCTCAACCTCCATCCTATGGCTTTGATGCCAATTTTGATAACAATATTAATAATAATGCAGGTGGTCAGTACGTCACCTGGGATACAACAAGCTATACACTTTCCGGAACTCTTGAAATAAATTGTTGGAGTTCTAGTGGTGTTTATGATGTTTATGTAAACGGAACAAAAGCATCGGATACACCATCATCTCGTGGTTGGATAAATTGTGGATCATTTGCTGATATAAATGAAATTCAATTTGGTGGATCTTCACACGATAGTTCGGCGGGCTTAGGTTCGGCTGGAATTTTAATTTATGGAATTAGAGTAGCAGGAAAAACTTTAGTTGACTCCGGCGTATCAGTACCCAACGTCCCAAGCATCGCATCAACAGTACGTGCCAACCCAAGTGCTGGGTTCAGTATTTGCACTTATACCGGTACAAATACAACGGCAACAGTTGCGCACGGATTGAATGCTACACCTGGAATGGTTATTACAAAAAGCAGAAGTGCTGTGTCACTCACAGGATGGATGGTTAAACATAGTTCTTTAGCTTCAACCACAAACGTTAAGTTAAATGGTACCGATTCTGCATGGACTCCAAGTAGTAACGGATACATAGGTGATTTAACATCGCCTACTGCTTCTCACCTGTCGAAGGCTATAGCGCAATGGGTTCGTACGTTGGAAATGGATCCTACTGATGGTCCGTTTGTGTATACCGGGTTTAAAGTTGCATTCTTGCTTTTGAGATGCACCAATACGACTGAGATGTGGATGCTTCACGACAGTGAATGATTCGTGATCCTGACAACGTGTTTCTAAACTTCTTCAGCCACATACCAGTGACGCTGAGTTTGATAGTGTCACCAATTAATAGTGTATGATATTTTAAGCAATGGATTTAAGTTACGTAGCTCTACAAGCCGAAACAATGGCAGTGGAAATACTTACATATATATCGCTTTTGCTTCTAACCCCTTCAAAACTGCACGTGCACGTAACTAATTAATCAATTTAAATAGCTAAAATAGTAACATCAGAGAAATTGTCATGCTTATCTTAGACGGACGTCCACTATCTTACGATCGTGCATTCACACATAATGAATTCAGTATCCAGCTAATTGGCTACGATTGGCTTCACTTGAAGAAAAAACAGCCATTGGAATTACAGAAGTTGCTGATGCTCCTTGGTATGACCAACGCTTCTACTGGGGTCCAGAGCTTCCGAAAGATCACGAAGATCTAGTTACTCTTTGGATTAATAACACCAATCAAACTGCATATACATTGCTTGCTCCTAGCGATTGGTATGTCATTCGTAAGCAAGAAACAGAAGTAGCAGTTCCTCAAGATGTTCTTGATCGTCGTGGTGAGATTCGTACTTACTGTGACACCAAACGTGAAGCCATCAGTGCAACAACAACGACTGAAGAATTAGCTGCATATATTACATCAGCTTCTTATTCAGAGTGGGAGCCACCGTTACACCTAGAAGCTCCAGAGAAATCAGAAGACTCCTGAGATTGAAGATAATCATTGTTGTGGCAGTGGTGCCGGTATTTAGATAGAGGCGACGAAGTAACTTTTGACTAATTACCAGGATATGGTAAACCTAATACTTCAAAAGCTTTTTTAGAATATACGACGTCTGTCTTCATATCCGTTAGGTAAATACTTACCATTCACTCGTTGACCTACTTGATCAACGGGTGGTTTTATTTTGCAAAAATCATTCATATTATTTCATGCCACCAGTATCCACTAATTGACCACGGATATTTTTCACTTGTATATGTCTTTCCAACTTCCATAATTTTATCGTCAAATTCACTCTTCTGAAGATAGTCTGACTGTACTGCTGATGCCAATATCTGCCAGTAACTTGCAATCCAACCAGTTCCAGCAAACTTGACGCCATCACCTCGATAAATATTATTTAAATCATCTCTTCCCTCGTAATTTTACCTGATGCAATTTCTACTGGATATCTGAGTCCTGCTGACTCATGACCGCATTGACCTAAGAAATATGCAATGCTCAAACGATCCATTTGATATAGATCTACGCATCTAGCAAAGTCATCCATCAGTGAGTCAGGAAGACTTTCAGTACTACAGTTCATGATTAGTCCCATTTGCACTTTAGTGATGGGCCACTGCTTTGTTTCTACCGTTTGATCTTTCAGTTGATCACGATACTGAAGAATCCATTCACAATTATTTTCTAATGCATCTAACGGAATTAACTTATATAGCTTTTCAACAGCAAGTTGTTGATGTGCTTCACCTTCGTAAAATTTAAAAAAGTTCTTGAAACTCTCTACGGATATCTGTGCCATAATGTCTACATATCTCTACAGGTATTCTATCTACAATAGTAATACTTAGGGCTCTAATTATGACTGCGGAAGAACGCAAACAATTCTGGCAATCAGTAGAAAGTGGTGACAATCCACTTCTATCTGTAATGTCTGGATTGGTTGAAAAGTGGGGAATGCCTGCAATCATCATGGCACTAGGTGACGTAGCAGTAGTGCTATCAGAAGATGCTATTGATGCAGACAATCTCACCCCTAATCAACGCGGATTGATTATGAGCTGCTGTGCTCAGGTGTCAAACCTTAGTGACCTCATGCATGCAGAGATGGATCACATTGCAGCTAACCAATGAGTGACGAAGAAAAAGCTAATTGGCTAAAGATTAAAGAAGTTATGGAGGAGAAAGGTACTACAGATAATTTCTTTTATAAACGTGCTTGTGCAATCGTAGATGGTAAATCTGATCCTTTAGAACCGTTAAAATAATAGAAGGATTGTGTAGATAACATGGCAGCATCTGCTCGCGCTAAAGCTAAATCAAAAGCTAAGTCTCACTTAGACAAAGATAAACTTAAGTGCAATAAACCAATGCGTACTAAAGGTCACGCAACAAAATCACACGTTGTAAAAGCCTGTAAAAACGGTAAAGAAAAGATCATCCGTTTTGGTCAGCAAGGCGTAAAAGGTGCTGGTAAAAATCCTAAGTCTGCAAAAGACAAAGCACGTAAGAAGTCTTACTACGCTAGGCATAATGCACAGGATAGTAAGCCAGATCATTTTTAGTGCACGTTACTGGTCACATAAAATGGTGACTAATGATTGTGGACAAAGGATTATCAAGGTTTGCCTAATGATGGGTGCTGCTTCATTGCGCGAAGCTCACAGCTAGAAGAAGCAGAAGCAATTGCAGAAGCTTAAGTAAGTAATTGTTGTTATTTCATCAGAGACGTCACGAGGTTACAGCTAATATCATCTAAGTAGTGAAGTCATTAGTGCGTGGCTGGGAACTCTTTCATTAATGCAATTCTTTACGCTAACTCAGCCGTTTGTACTGATGTTCACGGCCTTATTATTGTTGAATACTAAATTGAATATTAAATGTTCGAATTTTAATTATCAAGGACGCAAGGCGAACTTAGGACACGTTTCAGGTTATCAAGATGTTCCAAAGAATGAAATTGGACAATCCTTCGATGGTCCTTCCCTAACGATGAGTTCTGGGAACAAAAGGCAGACATCTTTCATACATCAGTTGAAGAGGCAAAGTCTACCCGCTGTGGTAACTGTGCCGCGTTCGATCAGACATGGAAAGTCATGTGCTGCATTGGCAAAGGCATTGGTACAGATGAAGAGCCATACGTTGATCCACGTAAGGTCATCATGAATGCCAACATTGGTTATTGTCAGCTATTTAAATTTAAATGTGCAGGCGATCGTACATGTGATGCTTGGGTGCATGGAGGACCAATTACCGATGAATGCATGCCAAAAAATGAATATAATCAAGAAGGGTCAGATGAATACATGATGGAGCAGACTGATGGCTGACAAGAAATCATAAAGTCAACGAAGCTGGCAATTACACAATGCCAGGTATGCGTAAGAAACTATTCTCTCAAATTAAAGCTAGTGGTAAAGGTGGAAAGCCTGGTCAGTGGTCTGCTCGTAAAGCACAGATGTTAGCCAAGCAATATAAAGCCAAAGGTGGCGGGTATAAAGACTAATGGCTAAAGCAAAATCACAAAATTCTCTAGATAGTTGGACTAAAGAAGATTGGGGTACTAAGTCAGGGTAAAAACAGTACTCAAGGCAAGAAAGCAACTGGTGAACGCTACCTGCCTAAGAAAGCTAGGGAAGCTTTGACTGATGAAGAGTATGCAAGAAGTACTGCTAAAAAACGCGCTGCTGCTCGTAAAGGTCAGCAGTTCAGTAAGCAGCCTAAAGATGTTGCCAAGAAAACTTCTAAGCATCGTTCGTAATGTCAAAGGAACCCCGCAAGCAGGCAAAAGGCTTAGCCAAAGCATTCAAGAAAATGTCGCATGGCAAGAAAGGTGGAACTAAAGGAACCTTCACTGCTGCAGCAACAAAAGCTGGACATCCAGATACACCAGAAGGACGTAAGGCTTTTGCTAATGAAGTTTTAAATGATTCAGATGCATCATCTAAAATGAAGAAGAAGGCTAACTTCTATAAAAACATTATTAGTAAAGACTGATGCCAGGACAAAGCATGAAACCTGATTTCCTTGATATTGATGGAGATGGGGACAAACAAGAACCTATGAAAGAAGCATCTAAAGAACCTGATGCTCAAGATTTCAAGGATAAGAAAATGCGTAAAGTAATGCAGCGAGGCAAAGGTTAATGGCTGGTGCAATTACTATTACAGGATTGCATTCCTTTGAGGACCAATCAGGCGACTTAACTTTCGTCAGTCCAAGGACTACTGATCGCCCTCGCAATTATTGGAATGTCCCACGTTGGTGGTGGAATGGGGATAACACGATCTACGAAGGCTGCGTGCGTGTTGACAACAGTGACAACAGCCAGTCTGTTTACATCGCAGTTTCTGACTCCAACCCACATTTGAAAGTGGAGTGGAACGGCTCTGCCTATGTCTTTGACGGAGATGACAAGCGTAAATACGTCACTCGTATTTTCGTTACATCAGATGCTGCCTTGAAAGTCGGCACTGATTACCGAGTACCCCTGCGTGGAGCGGCAATTACAGCCGTCAGCTAATTCTGAACTTAAGTACAAAATTAAGTACATTTACAAAATTGACGAATCAAAAGCCAGTTACGAAGCGGGTTTATAAAGAATTGTCACTACCTTGGGGTAGTAGGGGTCGTGGGTTCAAATCCCGCCGCTCCGATTGAGTCACCGACTTAAACACCAGTCATACCAGGGGATCCGCAAGGGTCCCTTTTTTATTGGTTCACCTGTGTTCCGGTCTGTTCCGGCACCAAAACCAGGGATTTAAGACGGTTTTTAAGTACACAGGATCAGTGAGTTTGGGGCATACTCGGGGGAGCCGAGAAGTCAGTGATGGACAGAAATTGGGTCACGTTCCTCAATAAGAAGCTGGACCGTTGCGCTATCAAAACCCTGCCAGATCGACAGGCTGTGTACTTAGTCGCCACACTGCCCTGCAAAACGGAGCCGAGCAAGCGTAAGCAGCAGCAAATTCCGACAGGCTGAAGGGCCAGCGATTTAAGTACACCTGATAAGGCCAAAGAGCTGGCGTTCCGCTTGGACGAGGAGCTTTCGATGGGCACTTTCAGCTGGAGCAACTGGAGCAAAGACAAGATCACTGCAAAGAAAAGCAGTGCTCCACGTGATTCGATCCTGTTCACAGAGCTGTGCCAGGCGATCGAGGCACGCTTCGATGCCTATTACCCAGACAAGCCCAAGACAGGCGCGGGCATCTACACCGCTAAGTACAAACCGACGATCAGCCTGTTCAGCAAGTTCTATGGAGCTGCTGATCTAGAGGCGATCTGCCAGGTGATTAAGGACATCGAGTCACCGAGCAGTCGGGAAAACTTCGGCTCGATCGTCTCAGTCACCCTTGATCACATGGGACTGAAGTGGGATAAGCAGCCACTGTTCGAGGCGAGAAGGGCTACACAATTTCTCAGCTCACTGAGCGGGACATTCCTAGTGATGAGGAACTGCTGTCGATCTGGAGCAGCATCGAAGATCCACGCTGGAAATGGGTGCATGGCATGAGCATGGCCTTTGGCACCAGGCCCAGCGAATTACTGAGCGTCGAGTTCGAGGATGACGTAATCAATCTGATGACTTACAAAACCAAGGGCAAGCCTTACTCGCGTGAAGCTTGGGCGTTGCCAGAAGAATGGATCAAGGAGCTGAACCTGTGTGAGATACACAAGCCCACCTGCCACCGCTTGAACGTCGCCAGGCAGTACTCCGATTACATGGAACGTAACAATCTCAAGCACAGGCCGCTGTACAACCTGCGTCACGCCTATGCGATTCGATCGCTAGTGCAGGGGATAGAGATCAGCACTGCTGCAAGGCTGATGGGTCACTCAGAAACGACACATAGAAAGCACTACCACCTGTGGATCAACAAGAAAAACATGCGTGCACTGAGGGAAAAGCAGCGCGACAAGTTCAAACGCGCTTGAGGTACTGACTCATAACCTTGCTGCGGTGAAACTTGTAACGAGCACGTTTGATGGTGCCGACATTACGGATGCAGTCACCAGCGATGGTGCCCTCTGCCATCAAGTTGCGGAGGTGACGGTCGGTGCAACCAAGCATCGAGCAAGTGTCTTTAGTGTCGAGCCACTCTGCTTGTTCTTCTGAGTTGAGACGACGAAGCACGCTGTCGAGCTTGGTGTCGAGGCTGCGAATCGCCAGGAACAATTGCTGCTCTGTCGAGAATTCCATAATCTATATATGCATCTACGCTTACTCAGCATAGAGCTAATAGATAAAAGCTGCAAAAACTACGCTGACTACGCTACTGCTTATATACTGTTTTTTTAAATAGGCTATAGATGCTACGTAGCCAGGATTAACAAGATAGGTATATAGAAAACCTCGTAGTTTGCGTAGCAAAGTAGTTAGAATAAAATCAACTTACATATATAATCATGGGTATCATTGAGTCTCCAATTTTTTGGATTATTATTGCTGCTGCAAGTGAAATTATTGCACTGACTCCACTGAAGTCCAACTCTGTTGTACAGCTTGTGCTTTCTGCAGTCAATGCAATTAAGCCTGGAAAAAAGGCTTAGGCAACATACCGTCAGACGGGAAATGGATATATCAATTCAATAGTCGCAGTCCATTGGAAACTGTCCGACGGAAGATACAAGAAAGAAAATTTTATACAACTCTGCCGCACAAGATAGATACTGCGGTGGAGGATTTCAAGCGTTCAACACCAGAGCCTGATCCTGAGTTGGATTGGAAATTTGAAGAGGTTGGAGAGTTTGGCCAAGATGGCTGGACAATTTCGTACAGTCATAAAGCAAAGAAAGATTAGTAATCTCCAAAATTACAATCATCATCTTCATATCCATAGTCAATGAAGATTTCTGAACCGGCAGGAATATCTTCTACTGCGTAATGGCGCATGACCTCATTAACAGTATCTAGCTCATAAGCTGCATTGTTACTGGATGAGTGGTTATACAAAGCTGCAAACCCAAATCCAAGTACAACGTCATCTGCTCCTGGATTGTCATATGAGTCATAGGTATAGCGAACAACTACATCAGATTTTTTCTTAAGCTCTTTTGTAGAGAAAGTACAATAGGGAGACTCTTGCAATACATCGTGCTTGGCAATATCTTTATGAGCAAAAACGCCCCAGCGATGGACCTTGGAACTAGCTATAACAATATTGGATTTAGATATAGTTCGGATAATTCTAGATTCATATTTTAAATAATTCTAGTAAAAGTCTACAGTTTATTAAAAGCAATTGTGAGATACAATAGATAAAAAGCCAAGTGCATATACTTGAAATGATTGAGTCAATTGTCAGTGCAGGACTAGCGGTTGTAACTGGTGGCTTTATCTTGACTTCAAGAATCAATAGTAAAATTGATAGCGTTGATAAACGTATTGATGAAGTTGAGCTGTGCATGGCTCGCTCGTATATATCAAAAGCTGATTTTGCTACTACTTTGGAAAGAGTTGAAGCTCACATGATTCGCATAGAAGATAAGTTAGATGAACTTGTATTAACTCAAACACGCAATCGTTGATACTTAAATACACATAAAGAACGCAGTTCCGTTACATTCGTAGTAAGTTCCTTAAATAAGAACGAATGGGTATTGCTGAAGACTGGTCGGACCTACTGTTTGACCTCACTTGTTTATCAAAACAAAGTGCCAAGCGCAGATTTAAAAAATCAATTAAATATGGTTGGGGTGGCCTTTGTGGCTACTGCAGATCTAAACGAGCAACAACGTTAGATCACATCAAACCACGAGCCAATGGAGGTTCAAGTTTACGCAGTAATCTTCTTCCTGCATGTCTTGAGTGTAATCACTCAAAAGGTACAGAACCTTGGTTAGTATGGTTTAAAAGACAAACCTTCTATAACGAAGTTGCACAAGAATTAATTGAAGAATGGATTACAAACAAGAGATTTATTGAGGAAGAACTAGATGAACAACCAACTTACCATCGAACAACGGTTTGCTCTCACACGAGCAAGATACGAAGTAACTCGAATGAGCAGACCTGCTCTGGAAAAAACGGCCTTGCGCCTGCTTAAGTCACGGATGGAGCAAAAGAATGGAGTTCAACAAACACTAATGGCTAGTGGCATTGTTTTTAAAATTGACGAGCAACAGGCAGGGTTACCTGAAATCATCTCAGAAGAAACCTTCTGTGATTTGTTGGAATTATCAGTTGATAACTCAGAAGAGATGCCAACAGATATTATGGATGAAGGTTGGGAAGATGATGATCTAGAAGATGATGGCTTACAATTTGTTTAATTGAGCTAGACTTTACTCAGTTAATTAATATCAATGGAATATATTATTGGACCAGTATTGACATTGCTGCTTGCAATGAAATTTACTGACTATAAACAGAAAAATATTGAAAGTAAAGTTACCGCAGTGCAAGAGCAAATGGCTCTTGTAGAAAAGACAATGGATCAGCGTGAGACTGAACTTCCTAAAAAGCTTGTTGCAACAATGGTTCCTCTAGCAAAAGCTGTAAAGGTATTGAACCAACAAGTAGGCATTCAGTGAGAAAGATAAAGCTTCAGCAATACTTCAAAGCGTTTACAGAGAATCCACACCATCTTGCTGCTATATCAATGCTTCAAGATCAAATGCCTGATCATCTATTGAGTACAGATGCAGAATGGGTTACTTGCTTTCAAGCTGAAGATGAATGTAAGCCAGGGTTTCCAAAGTATAATAGATAAGTATTAGTAGGAATCTATAGTGGTTGATCGAAGACGTTTACGCCAAGGTGATTCTTACACTCCAAGCAGGCGTGGACCTGCATTGGCAAAACAACGTGCAGCAGCATATAGATTTAATCAAAGTCGTAAGCCATTCAGAACTGAGCAAACACCAGGAACGCAGGGAGTTCCTTATGGAGGACCTGCTGGTGGTGGTTTTGGTGACTTCAAAGGGGGATTATTTACGCAACAAATGCGTAATCAAATGGCGTCATACGACAAAGCAAGAGCGGAGTCTTATCGACCTGAAACTCAGGTGAAAGAAAACCTATACAAAGAATTTACGGCTTAAGCTACTTGCTTGATCTTTTGCAAACGACTAAAGCCTTGCTTGGCTATATCCATAGCTTCATCAATTTGACCACCATTAATCAAATCATAAACAGTATCTCTAAAAATATCACCTATATCACCAATACCTGCTGCACGGAAGCCATCTTCTGTAGCATCCGCTAAGGCCATTACTTGATCTTCTGCTGTTACACGATCAGCAATACCAAAGTCTAGTTGCATTGGTCTGCCTGTCATTTTATTTTGCATCATATTATCTGCTTTGCGATCATCTAAACGCACACCTTTTAGTGCTAGTTGACCTATCTGTTGTGATGAACGTACATTAAACATTGGATCTGCTGGATACAAGCCTTGGATAGCTTGGACAGGTTCAAAATTCCTACGTACATCTTCCATTTCGATTCGATCACCAATGCCACCAGTAAAGCGCTCAACGCCTGCAACACGTGGTGCAAAGCCCATATCAGCTGCTATTGACTGCAGGTTAGCTTCTTGAACAAAGTCATTATCAAATCCACCAGTAACACCTTGCTTCATTACATTACCAGGTGTATCGGATTCATATACAACACCATAAGCGCCACTCCCAATAGGATCTGAGCGATTATCTTTTAGCTTACCTTCACGCAAAAATTCATTAATTAGATCACCCGCTTTACGCATCTATCTATTACATAGTCTTTATCTATTGTATAAATATAAAAACACAAAAAAAGACCCCCTGTTAAGGGGGCTAATGTTTAATTAGATAGTAATTATTTAGTGTAGGTTCGTCCGCGATAAACAAAATTACCATGGACTTCAGATGCTTGCTTACGCTCAGTGATAGTGGGAACTCCACGGTAAGCAGTCTCAGAAAGACGATGGGTACGCAGTTCATTGCGTGCGCGATTAAAATCACGACGTGCATTTTCGATAGCACGAGCTTGTAATTGGGTCATTGGAAACTCCATAGTGAGGTGTAGTTTCCCGTTCCTTCCCTCCATTCCTGAGGTACTTGCGTCCCCTTATGTTAGGGGATGAACGTATTTATATTCTAGCTGTTTATTGGCAATAACGTATTAGACAATTGTTTGACCAATATTAATTAAATTTGCATTAGCAATATTGTTTCTTTTAGCAAGCTCACTTACGTTTACACCCATGCTATTTGCAATAGAAGTAAGTGTATCTCCTTGTTGAACTTTGTATGATACTGGTTTGGGTGGCTTATTAGATTCAATCGTGACAGGTGAAGAAAAATTGATATCGTGGGTTGTAACACCTTTATTTTGATTAGAAGATAGAAATGCTTCAACAGGTTTGTAATAAGTACTTGGATTAGAAATATTAAATTCAGACAAAGCTTGTGTAGGTGATTTATTTGTATCGTAGCGTTGAACTACTCCAGTAATATTTCCTTTGTCGTCTCGTTTGAATTCATTGTCTGCAATTTGACCAAATGTCCTGGCAGCGGCAAATCCTCCGGGAGTTGAGTTATTGTAGTCTTCATACTTTACATTTTTTCTGCCACTTTTTTCTGCTAATTTTTTAGCTTCAATAATAGCTGTTGTCATCTTTGGATCAATATTTGTATCCGTGCGTTTGGTCCCAAAGACTGCAGGAATAGCTTCTTGTGCAGCCAATATTGTTCCTCCAATAAAAGTATTATTAGAAAGATTATCTAATAAACGTTGTCCTGCCGGACGAAATATACTTAGCAAAGGAGCAGCCATATTACACTCTTTGAAATACTACTATTTTAACGAACGACCTAGATCAAATTCAAATATAGCTCCTTGTAAGAAATGTTTTAACTTAAATAGCTCTTCTTGATCTACTTCTCCTTGCCCTGTCCATTTCTCTAGTGTCATAGACACAGCAGAATGAAGCGCACGTACTGTACGCTCATTAAACTCAACAGCAATATGTAAGTCTTCCATAGAGACTATTGTATCAATCAAGATGTTATTACATCAACTCGATCCTTAAAGAAATCATACATATCAGAGTCCATATCAAATATAAGTTCAGTGTGCGACTTACCATCGCTATAAACCAATTGTTTAATTCGAACAGAGCCTTTAGTCCATTCCAGTAGATTAGAAATGTTTTGAGCGACAATACAACGTTGTGTAGATATATCCATGGTATTTATTAGTGGGTAGCTGCCCAGTTGTCTCCGTGATCAGCGGCAGCTGTAATCGGAACACGGAAGTTGTAGTAACGCCCTGCTTGAGGAGCAGCAGCCACTAGGAGCTCTTTGACACGGTCTACCTCTGCTGGTACAACAGACAGTTGAACTTCATCATGGACGTAGGCACAACGGGTGTAGTCGTTGTCATAGGCAAGCCCTGCTTGATCAAGTAAGTCTTGACCGATGACACACCACCGCTTACTCAAAATCGCACCACATGACTGAAGCAGGAAGTTGAGTGAACTGTGTTCTGCTCGGCAGAAGATTGGACGACCATCTAGTGCTTTGAGCTGACCAGCACTACGAACTTTTGCTTTGACTGCATCAACCAGGGGTTCTAGACCAGGGATCGCATCAAGAAACTTACGTCGTAGTTCTGTGCCAAGAGATTTCTTCTGAGCGTCACTAAGTTCGGGATGCAAAATATGACCCAGCTTCACATCGCCAGCCCCATAAATGAACCCATAGACCAGCGACTTGACCTCAGATCTGGTACATCCAACTCGCTCTGCATTCTGCGTATGAATGTCACCGTTGACCACAACATCAGCAAAAGCGCCCTCATCGAAGACGGCTAGGTAGTGCCCAAGCGCCCGAAGTTCGAGTCCTTCTAAGTCAGCCCCCACCATGACCATGCCAGGGTGTGGAATGAATAGCTGACGTGCCCATGGTGCACTTACGACCTGCCCCAAGTTGGGACCCCGATGCGCATTTCTACCGCTGATCGTTGCCAGTGAACAGCTGTGGTGGATGCATCCGTCATCCTCAATGGTGTTGAACCATGAGTTAGATCCTTCCGACAACTGTCCCATCCACTTCTGCAAAGTCAGCAGGCGGATAAACATCTCACACTCCTCATGCAGCTTGGTATTCCCTTGCTGCAGTGCGGTATCTCGCAGCTCAGACAGAGTTGCTTCATCAACTTTAGGCTTACCGGTCTCAGTAACCTTGATAAACCTGGCTTTGCTGAAGTTCTGTAGAGCCCACGCAATATGCTGACGGCTCGTTGCATTGAAGTCGAGCAGCTTTGTCATCGGAGCACCAGCGAAAAAACCCTTGGTTTTATTTGAACGCTTAGGTGTGTAGACCTTGCCAGGAACATAAATAAAACGTTTAGAAATTTGACCTTGTAGATCAGACATCTCTTGTTCAAACTCACCACGAACTCGCTCAGCTGCGGTTAGATCGAAACGGAATCCGCTTGCTTCCTGTTGGGCCATAATGCTGGCCATACGCATTTCAAGTTTGACAGAATCAATCACTTTCATCTTTGACAGTATCCTCATCTGAATCAGTAGTTTTATTAAATCCGAACTTAAGCTTTACAGCTTCTTCTCGTTTTTTAATTCGTTCCTTCTGTGCCAACTTAGCAATGTTTTCCATAACTTTCAACGTATCTTCTGTAGATGCTGTTTCAGGCATACGCTCATCGACAATATTAAAGAGCGGAAAAAAGATATCTGCTGCTTCTGTAATTTCTTCAGAAGTTAGTGGTGCATTTTTATCAGGCATAGTCGTTCATTCTCCGTTGCATAAGTTGCCATAGTTTGAGGGTGACCTCGGTGTCTTGGATGCAGTAATCCAGCATTTCAGGTGTATAGACAGCCCAGTTGCCATCATGCTTACCAAAGTCACCTTTGAAGCACTTCAACCTGTAACCCCACGCTTCCAGTGAGTGCCTGCCATACAAACGTTGAGGCATGCCAAGTGGACGACGTTCGTGATCTCTATCCATGATGTGTGGATAGAACAAACGACTAAGCACAAGGGTATCCATTGCTTGACCCTTAGGTTCAAAGTCTGGATACTGCTCTTTGAGCAATGGGATATCGTATCCAATAATGTTGTGCCCGATGATTACATCTGCATCTTCTAGTTGTTTGATGCCTTGAATCAATGCACGTTCAGGCTTGTGATCAAAGACATGAGTGCTGCTATCAACAGCATCACGCATAACCATGCAGTGAATTGTGGAGCCACGTCGAAGTAAGCCTGTGGATTCAAGGTCAAATAGGAGTTGTGTTTTCATCGAAGGTATGTGTTGCATTGTTTGGATCATATTCATCTGGCGCAAACGGGTTTGCTTCCGGGAAGAGAGTTTCGTCAATATCTCTGTCATTTGAATTCTTAGTAAATCTTGGGTCTTCGTCTTCAAACATTGGCTCAATAGCAATGTTCAATTCACGAGCTAGACGTGCAGAACGTCTGAACTCTTCTTTGTAATACGGTTCCCAGTCATGGGCAAGTAGAACAATCTTTTTGATACCCATCATGTGTGCTTGAAACACAGAAGTTGAAAATGGATATCTTGTTGTATAGATCACACCACCAATGGCAGGAGTTCCTGCCTTGGCTGCAGCTGCGACTGCATATGAAATGCAATCGATTTCAACCATGCTATCCGTCAGTATGCTTCTACCATCTCCAATAATCTCTCTATCACGAACAATAATACATCCACCTGGACATTTTGGATGTGTTGATGCTTGGCTAATTGCCTTTGCAACGTTCATGTAGAATCGTTCTTTATTTTTGATGTAAGTCGGGTCACCTTTAGGGCTCGGCATATCCACAATATATGATTCCAGTTCCTATATTAAGTAAGGAGTAATCAATACGCGAGACAAACTCATGAACGAAAAGAATAGCTTTTTTAGCAACGGTGATTATGTTTCTGGGTTTAGTAATAGCAAGTTCAGTACTTGGGAATATACAGAGCCCGTTACAACTGACATGGTAAATAGCCCTGCTCATTACACGGCAGGACGCCATGAAGCAATTGAAGTAATTGAAGATGCAATTGATAAAGCTCCGAGCTGTAAGCAAGGATTTTTGCAAGCGCAAGTCTTGAAGTATTTATTGCGTATGTGGCATAAGTCAAACAGTAAAGAAGATGCTGAAAAAGCACAATGGTATCTTACTAGGTTGATTGATTCGTTAAACTATTAAAGCCGCAGATATGCGGCCTTGTTGTCAGCAGCGTTGAAAGAATAGATAATTTTTTCTTAGTTCAAGCTTCTCATGATCTTGGATGTGTGGCAATAAATTCTCAAACGTAAAATCAAGCTCATGTGAACTGTGTGTAAAGCATACAGATATACCTTCACTTAGTTCAGGATTGAAAGGCTGATACCACCCTTTGATAGTTAAAGAGTTCCAAGGCTCTAATCCTTGTGATATCCAACTGTTCAGTTCCTCTAGGCGCTGAGCAGTTTTTATTATGTGCCTCTCATGTGCAACGGATTTTGGGATACATGCAAGACTATCTTCATAGAAGAGTGCATGTTTCCACATTAGTGTGCCATCTTTTAAAATCAAACGACAAGGATGAACCCGATCGTTAGAAGGAAGAGTTAACAGACAGTCCGGTGCAATATGTTTTGACATCAAATACTACCTTTGTTTTCTTCGTAGTACTCAAGATCTTTATTCCAACCATCTCCTGCATATTCACTATAGATGACACGACCAAGGTCTCTAAAGCTGTCGTAAAACAGAGAGACTTTGTCAATATCAGTTAGCGCTTGATTAATTGGTGGACCATATATGATTAGGTTCCAAGTAGAAGGAGAAACTGGCTCAAAGCCAGTAGCTGTGGCACGCAGTTGCTTTACCCGTTTAAACGGAATACAGATTGGATAATCCCATACAACAGGTGCAGCCCGTAGTAATTCTGAAGCACTGCTGAATAAAACAAAACTATTAATATATCCATTGCGATATTCACTCAGTGTTTTATTAAGCCAAATCCGGCAATCACGTACAGCTCCTTTAGGTGCTACCCATACGTTTCCGTGCCAATGCTCCTGCAAAGGATTGACTTCAATGCTTGGTACGGATGTTGCATCAACAAGAACCTGTTGAACAGGATCTGAAGTTGGATCAAAGTCGATACTGCCCATGACAGCACGAGCTCGATCAATGATCTGAGGTGTCGGATATAACGGTAGCTTTAGACCTTTGGCGGCAAGCTTATCCGATAAATTCTTCTGCGAGCGCTCTAAGGCCCTCTTGGCACCGACCTGCTTCGACTGCAAATGTTCTTGTTCCAGCATCGCTAATTAATGTTATTAATACATTTTTTGACCAGTCATTGGTTTCGATTTCTTCAAGCAGATCACGTAGAAAGTCAACGATATCCTCGTCTTCTTCTCGCTCAGCTGTTTTCAAATCAAACTCAATTGATTCAGGCCACATGAACGTCGTAGAGTCATTCATAAGGTTGATGACTAATGAGCCAGTTCCCCTTTTTTCAACACCAGTAAGTGCAATATTAATCAGGTCAGAAAGAATCAACTCTGCAGTAGCCATGAGGAACTCCTGCTCTTGTTTCTTTTCAGGACCAAATTTCTTGGATGAAATTAGTTGTTGAATAAGATCGCTTCGTCTTGACATATTCTTATGACTCTTTACTAAGGATAGATTAATTAAAAGTTTTCTGTGGTATTTTCCTCGTCATCTTGAAAAAGACTATTAGGATTTTGATTTGTTGACTTGGGTGTCTCCCACTCAACATATCTTCCACAACAGCTTGGAACCTGTCTGAGAAATTTGAATCAGGTTCGAACAATAGATTTGATCGGTCTTCAAGTTCTTGTTGACTAATTAGTTTCTCTTGTTCTTTCATTGCTTCTTCTAAATTGTATTCCGCAATTTGCTGCTTTAAGGTGTGAAGTTCACAAGCCAACTCAAAACTTTCTAGATAGGAATCGCAGTCAACAAAAACCCCAATCTTTTGGGGTATAAGATGAAATGGGTTACAGCAGTACTTGTTCCCACACGTTGACTTGACTCCGGTATAGCCAAGGTCTCCCCAGGTAAACCACATAGCAACTCTTTGTGGGTGGTGCTGTGTACTGGTACTAATTCCTGGACGCCTCCATGGAAATTGAGGCATGCCATTTGTTTTGCACCTATAGCCAAGCCATTCCCAGCAGTCATCAGGTTGACCAATATCAACTTTTGACCAGAATTTCAGTGCACGCTTACGTTCTTTTTTGAGAAGCCGATCAATATTGAAAGACATGCGCCCTTCTCTTGCAGCAGCTACACAGCGCACACAAGCTTGGTGACTGTCATAGCGCATAGAAGAAGAGCTAAACCTGCCTATGGAGTGACCGCTATAGAGACAGAGAGCTCCCTCTTCTGCGGTATTAGACATGTTTAAATTTCTTCGACCGTAAGTGTGCCCACCTACTTTTTTACTGGGCTGTGATTCAGGCATCAAAAATCACCAGCAGGCTTTACGTGACTACCACCATGTGCTTTGTATTGGTACTCAGTAGGCAGTAGGTCTAGTTGGTGGTTGAGTTTGTATTCAAACCTAGTACTATTTTCAAACTTGATCCGAACGAGACGAGCACGAGGAGTGTAATACTCTGGCTTTCCTACGACTAATGCAATTCGATTATGTGGCGCAACAAATACTCGTTGACCAATCTTGATATCTGTGGATTTCATTTAACTTAAAAATATGTATTTACTTAATTAAAGTGTAGTTAGAAGTCATTAAGAATGTGATCTTCTAATAGAGGATCATTCTTAGGACGTTGCCACACACGTACAGACTTGGACTTACCCGTTGCCGGATCTTTCCTGCTTGTTACTAGTCTTCTCCAACCCATTGATTGAAGAACATCAGCTACACGTCTGCCTTCTCTACGACCTTGATTACGAGGATCTAATTCGAGAGCATTTGTAAGAACATCTGCTGCAGTTACTTCCTCTCGGATAGCTACATAGGATGCGATCTTATCTAACCAAGGGTCTGGATCACCAAACTCTTGGATGTATTCATATATAGCAGCGATCTCACCACTTGTAAACTCATAGCCTTCATTATTGCGATATGCAGCTACTGCAGCAGCCCACAGACTATCTCGTACATTGCACAGCTCTTTCCATGGAATTTGGAAACCAGCCCCAAGTTCGAGTGGAACAAATCTACGGTTACCTGTGCTGTCAACCAAGAATTGATTTCGGTTGGTAGTACCAATAAATACGAAGCGCCTAGGTAGTTTGCTAGGTAGAGATGCGTATGGATAACGCACTTCATCTACTCGTGTAGTAACAAGGTTTTTGAAGTTCTCAATGTTTCTTGTATTGAAGTAGTTATCAATCTCTGGTAGCTCTAGCAGCCATGCCACGTGCAATCGATATTGCTCACGCATGAGCGTATCTAAAGGTGTTGTGATCTCAGAAAACAGTGCAGGAGGTACAAGGCTTCTGGAGAACATTGATTTACCAGCACCTTGAGGGCCTACCAGGATTGGCAGCCAAGACATGGTGCAGCCTGGGTCATATGCCCTAGCTACAGCACCAATCATCATGCGCTGCATTGCTGTAGTAGAGATGTTGTGTTTGTTGCCTAGGAAAATTTCACCAATGTTGTCCCAGTCAGGGTGAGGTTCAGCGGTATCAGCACATTTATCTAAGTAGGTACGGATCGGGCAATACCTATTTTGATTTGCTGCATATTGAATTGCAGACTTGATCCGCTGCTCAGGAATGAATACACCGTTTTCACAAGCAAGCTTGGTAGTCATAAGGTCTAGGTCTTGACCTTGAAGAAAGACAGCTTCACCACCTGGCTGTGTGTACTCAATCGCTCCTGTGAGTTCATTCTTTCGTAGGTTGAGAAGAATCTCTTTAACCTTTTGAACATCTGATTCACGTTGCTTGGCTAAGTCATCGTCATTCTTTTTGGGACGACCACGCTTTTTGACTTGGTTTGAATCAGGTAAAGGTTCTGGAACAATGGATTCATCTGAATTATTCATTGATTTGCTACTACTCCTTGTTTGTAAATGATCTTGGACTATCTGATCAATATCTTGTACTGGATCAAACTCTGTATATCCCGCAGCTGCACCTACTGCACCAAACCTAAGATGTGATGGCAGCTTGTGTGCCCAGTCTGCATCTTGCTTTTTAGCAAGTGAATATAGTGTAGTTGGACCTGAAAAGTTTCCGAGACCTCGCCATTTAAATGGTTGTATATTTTCAGGTTTTTCACCGTGATGGCCTTTTAATACCCAGTTAACCCAAGCATCAAATACAGGCTCACCAATGCCTGCACAAGCTGCCATGACTGGTACATAGTAAGTTTCATACTGACCATCATCAGACGGTGTCAGAAAGCTTTCTAGCAACCATTGGCAACGCTGTATGTCTATATCAGTTACATCCGAGGATACAAAGTTAGAAGACTCGTCATATGCGATGTCATTGAGGAGAAATTCTGGGACAGGCTCATACTCAGCATTCTTGTGAATATCTGCATTGGTATTACCAAACCACAGTCGTTCAGGTTTTTGCCCACAGTTATCAGCAAGCTCAGTGAGCTCTAGCTCTGCAAGTAAACGATTGACGATTAACCAATAAGCACCCTTGTGCTCAGCAGTAGATAGAAGCTCTTTGCCAAGCGGGAACAAGGCTCTAAACCTGTGCTCACTTTCTGTATGACTAGCTGATGTATAAGTCGCTACACACCATTGACGAGCAGTATCACTTGACCAAAATCTGGCAAGGGTTGTGTCTCCGTCAAAGTCAATGACGACCATGTTGGAGCCAGCTGAGTTATCAGCCTTGCGATGACGAGCTTTGAAGTGTGTGGCACACCATCCATAGCCGTTTTGAACCCAACCTAGTAACCAATCAATATCTTCTAATATATTTTGCCAATCGCGTGCAGGTTTACTCTGCTTGTTCTTGCAACTTTTGTGTACTGCAATCCGTAGTTTCATTATCTATTTCATGGAATTGTTGACAACGTTTCAGGAAACGTGATTCGTGCAACGCAAGTTGATCGCCATCAATGAAGATGCCTTGGGTTGTCTCAGGTGTTGAGACAATAATTAGGGCAACATCACAAAGGAAACCTGTTCTTTCGTTTAGTGCATATCTGTATGCAGCCATTTGCTGCGCACACTTCGTATATTTTCGGTAACCACCGAATCCAATTCGATCTCCACGATCAGGAAAAGAAGCGCAGTAAGGAGCATTGCTAGTTTTAAAGTCAGCAATAACTCGTACTCCACCGATTTCACCAATAAGGTCAGGACATCCAGCATATTTATGCTCCGTACTCCAAACAAATGCGACTTCTCTATCATCACTTCTTAGATGGTTCCAATCGGGACGTAAAGGACGCTCCGACCAATGAATTGTATCAAACCAATCAAGGTAAGAAGACATACCATTCCAGAAATCTAGATAATCTTCAGGAACACCTGGGTCTAAACCACGGAGATAATTTTCACAACCTAAGTGAATAGCCGAGCCGCGAGTTGATGCTGCCTCTAGCGCACCCGGATTATTCTTTTGCCAGTTGCGAAGACCAGCTTTGGACTTTTCGCTTTCAGTAGCCGAGAGAACCGTAGTTACACTCGGCATATAAATGCCGGAGCATAGATACTTTCTATGTCCGGCGGAAGTTTGTATTCTGTATGGAAGATCAGAAGTCACCATCTACACCTTGTTGCGTTTGATAATTTGAGCTGTAATCTGTAGTTTCGGTTTGTGCTTGAAAGAGTTGATATAACTCTCCTACAGCTTGACCCACTGCTTCTACAACTTGACCAGTTGCATAAACTTGTTGGGACAGCTGTGATACTTCTTGGCGCAAAGCAATCGTGTGATCCATTAGGGAAGGAGCCCGTGCAGGAACTTGATTAGCTTGTACGACACTATTAACAGCAGTATTATCTGCAGTGCTTGGAGCAAGAGCATTTGCTTGTGTAAGGATATCGGCTAACCGTGCCTGCATTTCAGGAGGCAGGTTTTGTAGATTTGAATTTGTCATTAGAATTCGTCTTTGATTTGTTTTTGTACAATTTCTTCTACTAGCTCACGAAAATCATTTCGGATTTGATACTCCAAATCATCTCGATCAGCTTTTTGGCATGAGATGCACAATGGTGGCAAGGTAAGAACTGCATCAGCTTGAAACAGTCCCAATTCATTTTTAGCTACTTTAAGTTCGATCATTAGAATTCAGATTTCTTCTTGTTTTTTAGTTTTTGCTTTTGTTGGAAGCACAGTACTTCCACGTTTATCTACTCCACCAGCTGGAATACCTTTTTCATCAGTTTGCTTTCCTTCAAAAGGATCTTTCCCTTCAAAGAAATTTGGTAGCCAGATACTATCTCGTGTTGTTTCCCATTCTTTTGCAATCTTTTCAGGGACTTTGCGAACCTTAGGAAGAATGCTGTAAGAGGTTTCAAGACCTGCACCTTTGCGAGTGATCTTGATTGAGAAATTAGCTAAGCCTTCATCAGTCCAGGTATAGTCTTCAATCTCTTGCAAGATTTCAGTTAGTTGGTCACGCAAGGATTTCTGTTCGATGAACAGAACTTCCATACGACTGCGGGCAGCAGAAGTACCAACCCAAGCTAAAAACCGACGTGGCTTGACGTAGGAGCCATCAATTTTTGGTCGGTCGGGCTTAGACCAGTCGGTTTCACGAGCAATGTCGTCAGGGCTACCAGGGTGAGTACGAGTGACAACGTAACCGTTGAACTTAAGTTCACCGTCATTGCCTCGTGCTTCGGATGCATATTGCCATCCCATGATGGCGTGCCCTGTTTCGTAGCATCCGAGCAATCGGAACTCTTCACTTTCTCCATCTTTGAGTGAGCTAGGTTTCCAGTATGGTTGGGGTTCTTTAGTTTCAATTCTGTCTTTAGGTGCCTCTAGAAGTTCAGGAGGCAATACTTGTAGGGTCATATGTAGTTAATATCGACCTTTCAAATATAGTTACTACAATAGTTAAATGTGAGATAATTAATGATGCGATTTGCAGATGCTTTAAGTGGTGGATTGCTTGGTGCAATTACTGGCAAAGACATGTCGCAAGGAGTTATTCCTGGCTTGTTAGGCAAAGATATGTCAGGTGGTATTGCAGGTATGGTTGTGGGAGATAACTATCCATCATTAGGAAAAGTCCAGGGAATGGCATATAATTTTGGTTTGTCTCCTGAGCTAGAAAAAGCTTTTGGTGCTCAAAAAGCGTTCGGGCATTTTGGAATGATGGGTGGACCCACTCCAAACGCCTAAACGCTATTTATAAACTGGTGCATCCCAGCCAAGTTTTCCTGACTTGAGATGCTTGCTTCGATCAATAGTCCGGCGTCGGATCCACCTCTGAGTAACCCGCCGCTGAACCGTTCGTTTGTGGATTCCGTTGAGTTCGCTCCTTATCCTTACGAGTAGTGAAGTCAGAAGCGACGATAGCTCGATAAGGACTGTCACTCCCGTCTTTGCGATATTCGCGGAGATAGCCTTGAACGCAGATAGGGCGTCCGCTACGGATTCGATCTGTAAGTTTTTTGCGACGTGATTCATGTGTTTCAAGAAATAGCCATGTAACAATTTCTGAGTTATCTAGTGTTGTACCAATTTTGACAGCAACTTGATCGTTCTTACGATCTTTGATTTCATTTGATCCAAAGAATGCATTACCAAGTACAACTTGATTGCAATACACATTGTCTGGGATTGACGGTTCAATCGTTGTGACGATGAGATCAAGAGGTTTGGTCACATCATCTGAGAAGACAATGTTGCCTGTGATCAATGCACGTGTACCTTCTTTCCATTCTTTGAAGAGAGATAGCTTGGCTCCTTCTCGGTTGTAGCAGAGAATTCGAAGCTGGACCTCTGAAGCACCACTACCAGCGGGCACAACAGCGTTAGCCCCGCAATAGTCAAGCCCATAAGCATTGATTGGATCTGAAATGAAGGATCGTAATTCAATCGTTGCAGCGATAAAGTTCATTATGACTGTATGTTTTTCCAGTCTTCATCTTAGACTTCATCCCCACATTGCGCGAGATATTTGTGGAACTTCAGTATCTAGTATTTCACCAACTGAGCGAGCAATTGACATGTGCTCTTTTTGTGTACCGTTTTCACCACGCAGAGCAACGTAATGAAGCCAGCTACGAATAGTGCCTGACATATATAACCTGGTAACAGTATTGATTGGTAGTACAGAGCGAGCACATTCTTTAGCTACACCAGAATGCAGCAATGATTCATACAAACGGACTGACTCTCTGAAATGATCATCAATCCGTTGCTGGTAATACTCTTGTGTTTCCCCTTCAAGGTCATCAATAGAGTTTTGACGATTATCAAAATCTTGTCGCCTTAGTTCTGGCAACACTGTTGCAAAAGTATCTGTAGGAATTGCGTACCGTTGACTAAATTCTTGGAATGTAAATGACCGATGACGCAGAATTTGAGGAGAGATAGCCCTTGTAGTATCAATTTGAACACACATAGAAGCCATTTCAAATGGACTCCAATGTTTGTGCTTGATGAGGTACTTGATTAGTTTGGCAACCTCAGGGTTCTCTTCGTTGCTTGGATTAGATACACGAGCAATTTTACCGATTAAAGCTTCTGCATTTGGTGTAATCCAAACGAGTTTTGCTGAATGCATTTTTAATTAGGAAAGTGTTTTGCGTGAAGTAGTTTTAATTGTTTAATAGTAAGCTTATTAACCTTGGCCTCAATACGAGCGATCAGCTCTTCAATATGTTCACTTTTAGTTTTAGCTTTTGATTTTGCCATATAAGTTAGGTCTAATTTTACCAAGTCCAGACTTAATGTCTTTTATGGTTCCAATACTCTTAAGTTTATCGTAGTAAGCATCAAAGATATCTACTTTTGTATAAGCTCGTACAGCATCGTAATACGTTTCTCCGGCAACAGTGTAAGTAACAATATGCACATCCGTAGGAAGTTCATTATCATTAAATGTAGCTGGACAAATTTCTTGTTCTAGTATTTGAACTTTAAGTTTATCTGTAGGTAGAAAAGTTATTTGTGTATCCATAGTATTGCTTGAAGATCAAGCGTATTGAGGCAGGTTTTGATTAGCAGTCTCGAAGAAAGCTGGCATTCTGCTAGCTCGTGTCTCAGCTAACCCTTCAGCTTTGCCTCTTGTGTATAGAGAATCTGAACTCGCAAGCCAGAAGTTGCTGGAGAGATGCTTGTGATCAGCTTCCCCTTGGAGGGACTGAAGGCACCATGCGACCGTAGCGCGGCGGAGATTGTTGAGGGTCTTGTCAGATTTAAGTCCAAGCGCTTCACAGACGAGTGTGTTAGCCGCGACGTGGGTCTGTTCGTCCCGTGAGATATCGGCGCTTGTGGTGCGTAATCCTGTATCTCCCAGGAATCGGAAGATCGGTAGCAGAACGAAGAAGACGGATCTCTCCAATACAACGGCTTTAAGGACAGGGTGCCTATCCAATTCAAGCCAAGTTTTACAGATGTGCGCAGCTTCTTTCTCAAACTTAGGGGAGACTCCATGCGCAGCAGCTGCGAAATTGAGTGCAATATCATGATTTTCTTCATCGACAACGTTAGAAGCAAGTAGCTCCTTACAGCCTTTGACGTCTGGAAGATCACCTTTCATAGCATCGCTAATGAAGTCACCTACTGGAATCTCAAGACAACGGAGTGCAAGTGCACGTTGAATTACATCTTCACCACCAGTCAATAGTTGACCAGCAGATACTTGAACTGGAGTCCAGGTACGCTTGCGCTGATGAAGATGAATGTAAGGAGTTTCTGCTTTCATTTGTATAAATAATTAGGTTTACTCGGCGCACCCTACGCAGGATGCGGGGTCGTTAAAGACATCTAAAATGTCATCGTCGGCATCATCATCATTGAATCCAAACATCTCACCGAAGTTTCCATCTAAAGCAGCAAGAGCATCGTCTTTTGCTTGAGTGTTCTGCATAACCTGCAATGAATAATACATAGAGGTTTGCGGAGAACTTAGCCAGGATTCAATGAAGGCATCGTCGTATTGAACTACATCTGACCAACTGTTGAAACTATATCCATGGTTGAGGCCAGTGTTTGACAGCATTGTCATGATGCCATTTACTACGCGGTAGTAAGTGTCCCACCCAACAGATTCAGCTGTTTCAACATCACCGTAGTCAAATGTCTCGACACCGAATGTAGAGCTGTCCCTATCAACTGTACGCCCGATTGGCGGTGCAAGTTCGGGGGTAGTTGTATAGCCTGCTCTGTCTTTGTAGCGATAGGAACAAGACGCCGTAGGTGCAATAGCAAAGCAACGATCCATATTGGCTCGACTTGCAATAGCAGCAGCGGAATCAATTCCTAATTGAAGTGCTTTAACTATATTACGTGCTTCAGGAGTCACGATGTAATCACCTAAAGGGATACAGATGCTCGTTTAAAGCTTCTCCGAATTGAGCATACGTAACTCCTTCCAGCGCAAGCAAATTGGCGAGACCAAGCATTCCCAAACCGACTTGGCGATCTTCTTCTTGAGAAAGATACTCGCCAGTTTTCTCAACACCAGTTTTACCATGTAAATCAATTAGTTCTTCCATGCCGCAAATAAATGCAGCAGGTAAATCTTCAGCACGACAAGCACCCAAATTTATGTGCTCCAAGAGACAAGTACCCCTGCTACGCAGGAAGACTTCAAGGCAAACGTTCGCGAAAATTCTTTCACCGTGTTGATCATGCCTAATCTTGGCTAGCCAAATGTCACCACGAGCAATACCTTTGATGATTGCATCCTTGACTGCAGGGATTGCCATATCCCACATTACGTTGGACAAGTTGACGCAACGTTTTGCCCAAGGAATTTCATGCCTAGGCATATTGACAAACTCAAGAATATCCTTGTGGTTTAAATCGAGGTGCAGCACTACGGCACCGTTTTTGTATACACCACCTCTACGTAACTGCTCGTTCAGACAACTATAAATTTTGCCAAACGAACATGGCCCGGAACTTACTAGTCCTTTGCCATTGTCATGTCCTGCAGGACGGAGATTGGATAGGTGTACAGCAACCCCTGCTCCAAAACGTAACCGTGACTCACGTAGCGCCAGCTAGCCTCGATTCCGTTAGGTCCCTCCATGCTGTCATCCACCACAAAAACTGTGCAGCTGACGGGCAGGCGACTTGTAGGATCGTCAATCCAATTTTGTACTCGACCAGTGCGAGCAATGACTTGATTTTTTTCCATGATTCTTATTTTGATTTGGAGTGTCGGAAGCAGGTTGAAAGATCTGGTGGGGTGTAGTTAGGACCTTTTAAGACCTTGCCATCTTCTCGATAGATTGGATTACCAGTATCATCTAACTTACTCATATTTGATTCAAAGACGCGAGCCATAGCTTCATCTAGATCAATATCGTAAGTAGCTGCAAATTGATAACAAACAAATACAAGGTCAGATAGTTCTTTAACTACTTCTTGTCTTAGTTCATTCTCTTGTGGAGAAGCAAACAATTCATTTGCTGCCACAAGAAATTCAGATGCTTCTTCTTTAATCAAACCGACTTGCATATCCCAAAGTTGTTTTTTAATAAAACCAAACCTTGAGAAATTAGCAAGCAATTCTTGATTAAACTTTTCACGGAATAACCGTGCTTGTTCGCCTAGTGTCATGTAATTCTAGTGTTTATTAACTGTACTGAGATAGTGAATCTACTTTTCTCGTAGGGTAATACGTCCACGTGAGAGATCAAAAGGTGACAACTCAACGGTGACTCTATCTCCTACAAGCAATTGAATTTTACGTGTGATTAACCGACCTGATGCACGGCAAAGACATTTATGATCTTCTGGTTCATCTAGTTCAACATTGAAATAACCATTGCCACTTTCTTTGAAGATAGTGCCTTTAGCTTCGATTACATTCGCTTTCTTGCTCATATGCTTTTTTAACCTTGAAATATTGTTTGTTGTACTTAATGATCATTGACTGAATAATTTCACGGTCAGCAGACTGACCTAGCTCTTGTAAATGTTGTGAACATCCATTGAGCTCACTAATTAAAAGTAAATATGATTCTGGTGGCATCAAAACCCCTTAGGTTTCTGTAACTTATTTTTCTTTAGTAATTTCGATGGTGCCATCTCATATAACTGCTCATCCGTCTGCTTTGAAAATGTCTGACAAAGATAGTCAACAGCCATAGCATGAACGCCTGCATCAGATGTTTTTGACAAGTGATGATGGGCTAGATCAAATATAAACTCTTCTCGTTCGTCTTGTGTCATTCAGGATGTGCGTAAGTGTATGCATCAAGTGTTGCTTGAAGGTGCTCAATAATTGAGTTTGCACCCACAAAACGTTCAACAGATTGTTCGACATAATCACAGTCTTCATCACCATCAGCATCTAGCTGACACGAGAGCTCTTCGTGGACGACAACGAGCGTTGGTGACAGTTCCACCGATAACTCCTCCGCCAGCGCCGTACGGCTGCCTGAGGGTGCTTTAAGAGGCACAAAGTCAAGCTCAGCTGCTTCGTCTTTCGTGAGAGTTTTGACGTGCTCTTTGAGACGATTGCAAGGAGCACACCCGTCTTGGGTAAAAACATAGAGGTGATACTGTTTCATCATTATTTAGCAAAGTAAGCAGAAAGTAAGCGTTCAAACTGATAGTACATATCACTACAATCAAAATTCATCCACATGTATTCAGTGACAACAGGTATGTCGTCAGCAGATAATGGACATTCTGGATTGTCTGCTATGTAGTCAAGTAAGAAACTTTCTATGAAAGTTTTCATGCTTCTGTACCATCAGTGAAATAAAACCCACCGATACAATTCTCTTCATTCGATATTACTAAATGTCGAGAGTGCTGATAGCAACGCATGCCCATGTGATAGGAAATCATGACAGGCTCACCAACATTCACTCTGTCGAGACGACTGCACATAATCATCCGTACAGCTGGTGGCTTGCGTTTGTACTGAATCTCAGCGTCATAAGCAAGGTGATCAACAGGAGTAGATGTTGCAGGATCGAAAACAGTGCGCAGCTCAGGTTGAGTTACAGGCACTGCTTCCATTTCAGTTTGAAGTCGCATCAGTAGAATCAGTGTTAGAAAGTTTTTCAAATTCGATGTGATCTACACAAGCATCATCCTCATGTAGATCAATCATCTCTTTATCAGTATTCTTGAGTAACTTGTCAAACAAGTCATCAAGGAAATCAAGATTCTGTTTTGTTAGCTTCATTATCTTTATAGGTGATCGGCTTACAACGAATTACACGACGACAGTCAGAACAAAGTTCTAGTGTGTTTGCAATCGCTGTATTTGTATCTATTGAGGTAACAACAAATGTTTGTTTGTTCCCATTTTTATCGATATAAACTACGTCGTAGTCTTTCATCAGTTAGGTAGATGTAATTTCAAAGGTGGCAGATACTTCTTTTCAGCAAGGTACACTTCGACTTCCTTGCGCTGATCGCTAGTGAGATAACCAAACATGATGTTGAGTATCTGGTTGAGATAGACCGTAGGAAACTCTGGTGAGTCTTGGGCCAATGCTGCGTGACACAGCAATACGACATCGAGGACGTCATAATCAGGAACTTTTTCTAGTTGAGAATTGGTTGTCATTGAGAAGCTCTAAGTATTCATCAGGGTAAGCAGAAAAATGATCAAGCATTACAAGTAATGTTGCAACGCTTGTCTCAGTTGGTTGAATAGGCAGGTTGAGCATCATTGAAGTGATGTACCTACGTGTTGCTCGTAAGTGAGCAATCGAATCCATTGTCATTCAGAAGTTTCTTCCATTTCAGAAACATCGATAGTAGAGTCCGATTCTTTTGCATAGTCATAGACAAAAGTATCAAAGAAATCTTTTAGCTCATCTTGTTTGTCAACAAGTGAATTGCTAATAGCATCTACTTGTTCCTCTGAAAGATCTGGCCATTCGTTTTCCAAATGTGTACTCATAAGATCGTAAATAATTTGATCGTATTCTTCTTCTTCCTCCTCTTCTTCTTCTTCAGTTAGTTCAGAATCATCAGTTGAAGATTCTAATACAACATCAGGATTAGATTCAGCATATTCATACACCCAATCATCGATTTGATCATGGATGGCATCGTAGCTGAAGTTTTCATCGTTCTGACACAAGTGCCAAACAGATTGCCTCTGCTTGGCTGTCAGTGTCTTGAACTCATCAATTAGATATTCGTTGACATCAACAGTTAGAAACGGATCATATGAATCATCCGCTTCCAACAGCAATGCACGACGCTCAGATGCAGCTCCCATCAGAAGTCAGCTCCAACAGTCTCTTCGACTTGAACATCAACGGCTTCAACAGAAGTGTCAGAATCAACCGTTGTGTTCAATGCCTCCTTCAGTGTTTTAACAACAGCAGACACATTTAATTCATATGAATCCCAGTATTTTCCGGTGCGATCTTGCTTGAGGAGTGCATAAAGATCTTGATCAGAGTAGACCTGACCTGAACGAATCGAAGCAAAGATAGGCTTACGACCAAGATTCCCACGATACGAATCAAGGTTGAATGGTGTATCAATCAAACCGTTTTGGAGTAGTCCAAAAAGCCCTGCAATGACACACGTTGTCCACCAGGTTTGAATACCTGAAGTGACTAGGATTCTGTTGCCATGATTTGATTCAAGAATGACATTGAGTTTGGTGGCATTTTCTGTGCCAATACCAGTGACAATATCAATATCGACAAGCCTGACACTCCCAAGACGAGTCAAAGGCTTTCCAGCTTTTGTCATCAAGGCAGCAGGCTTTTCATCGTTGCCGATGTAGTGAAATAGTACAGCTTCGCTTTCTTTGACTACACCGATGCCGATCATCATATTGATTTCAGGTGCTTCTCCACCTGATACGAGGTCAGCAACAATTGCAGAACTATCTACGAGCATGGTCATGTGAGTTTGTTAGTAAGTGACAAAGCCCAAAAGGGCATTAGAAAATACAGCCGCTGATAAGCGGCAGTATGGTTATTTGTTTCGTTCTGGATCTAAAGAAGTCAGTCTATTTGCATTACGTTGACATAAGTCAGCACAAGTTTGATAGACAGCTTGTGGATCCTCAGCTTCATGCTGGAGTATCAACTGTTCAAGAAAGTGTAAGAACAACCTTGAAAGCTCTTTTGTATCGCTCATTAAACAGGGGCGAGCTCACCTCTTAGCTCAGCAAGCTTTGCTGTAGCTAGACATTCGACAAGAATCCAAGTGAGTTCACCGGAAACAGTGTTTTGGTCACAGAAGTACTGGACAGTATCTTCGATGACTTCCTTGATCTCTGTAGACAGTTCTCTGGATATTTCCATTGATAGATATATAAACTACGGAGCTCTGCTCCACTCCATAAATATAGCCGCCAATCGGCGGCTATGGTTGCTCTATTAGATTTACTTAACTAATTAAAGATAATCAACGCCTCATCCGACGTCCACCTCTACGTGACATACGACGTGAACGCATTGGACGTGACCTCATAGGACGTGACCTCATAGGACGTGACCTCATAGGACGTGAGCGCCTTGGACGTGACTTCATTGGAGCACGTTTTGCACGCATTTGCCGTGTTCGCATTGCTGCTCGTCTAGCCATACGCTTAGTGCGTCTTTTCTGTCTGACAGATTTTTTAGCCTGCCTTGTAGATGTTTTAGCTCCAAGTTTTTTGAGCTTACGTTTAATACGCTTGCGACGCTTTTTCATCGCCATCGAAAGCTTTCTTGTAAGTTTCTTTACACGCCTTGAACGTTTAGATGATGGCCGACCTTCTTTGACTGCCATTCCTGAAGGTTTCTCAACTGCAGGCTTATTAGGACCTTTAGAATCCTTCCTTGCTTTAGCTTCTTCAGCTAGTTTTTTTTGCCTAGTGCTATCTGATTTCCCTTGGGACTTATTATCAGACTTAGCTTCTGATTTAGTTTCAGGTTTTGATTCAGTCTTTGGACTAGCTTTTGATTCAGTCTTAGGACTAGCTTTTGATTCAGTCTTAGGACTAGATTTTGATTCAGGCTTAGTACTAGAACTAGAACTAGAGTTGCTAGTCGAAGACGACGAGGAATTACCTACGTTACTGATAGTAACCTTATTAACATTGCGAGTACCAGTTTTGGCGGTCATTCGCATTCGTCGAGTATTTTCCTCTGCAGCAGACATAATTTAAATTGAATACTACATTTAGTTTAACAATGTAAATCTATTCTTCTTTAGAAGATGGAGCTGAATCCGGTTCTTCTACTTTTGCTGGTGCAGTAGGAGGTGTAACTGGTTGTACTGACCGTTGATCAGTTCTTGTATTTCGTTGAGCTGCTTCGTCACCTAGTGTCATGATCTTGTCCTATAAGTTATTTGTGTAAATGCTATCTAATAATATGAATTACCAGATGCCAGGAATGATTTGTCCTGTCAATGCGTATGCACCAAGAGCAGCAATGACACCAATCATTGCAAATCGTCCATTCATCATTTCAGCTTTTTCGTTGTGAGTCACAGTAACCTCCATTACTTGCATTTGTGGTTCTTTTGCAAAGACGTTTTGGCGTCCTTGATCTTCATTAGTTACGGTCATTTTATTTATATTCCTTAATAAAGTTTACACTATTGCACTTGATTTGTGCGATATCTTGTTCAAAGATTTCTAATCCAGCATCAGTAAGAATATGCTTATACATATCCTCAAACACTGAAGGGGGCATAGTCACAACATCAGCTCCGTTATAGAAAGATCTGACTGCTCTATGCACACTACGAATTGAAGCAGCTAGAACTTGTGTGTCCACATGTTTTGCTGCATACAATCCTTTAATTCCTCTGACAACTTCAAGACCAGACACTTGTTGATCATCTAGTCGTCCAACAAAAGGTGAAACGTAAGTTGCACCAGCTTTTGCTGCAAGAATTGCTTGAGGAATTGTGAATACTAACGTGACATTAGTTCGGATGTGATCTTTTGATAGCTCTTTACAAGCAAGCAATCCACATCTAGTCATCGGTAGTTTGATTGTGGCAACGCCATTGAAATCATGAGCAAGCTGTTTGCCTGTCTCATACATTTCTTTTGCACTCCCATACACTTCCATGCTGATATCACGAACACCTATTTGAGATAGTTCCTTGTAGACATCAGTAGGCTCTTTGCCTGACTTTCTAATTAGTGTTGGGTTAGTAGTGACACCATCAATTAGTCCAGTGAGAAAGTGCTTTGCTACATCTTCAACGTTTGCGGTATCAAGAAAGATTCGCATTATGTTTTTCTTTTGCTAGTAGCTTTAATATATTTGAATATTCCTCATAACGAGGATTATTGATGCTGACATGATGATATTGATAATACCTAATTGCATGCATCACATCTTGCAGTTGTTCAACTGACAATTCCATTATCTAGATCCTGCTGATGCATATTTTTATGTTGCAACTTTAGCAAAAGCTTTGATGCAATTACAGATGGATCTTTGGTTAATGGGCGAACACGCATACGGATTGGTCGCATCTTCCACATGCCTAGTGACATTGCAAGGCATTTAACTTCTGTCATTAATTAGATAATCACGAGTGTGTTTGCTGAAGAGATTCAACGGTGCTTGTTAATTTACTAATGTCTCTCATTCCTTCTACAGAGAACCAGGGTGCATTAGCCCAGCTAAAGCCTTCACCCATAGTGCTATCCGGTGCAGTGATATACCAATGACAAGCAACGTCAGGTACATCAACAGCACATTTACTCCAGTCATCACTCCACTGTGGGACTTGCACCCACATGAGTGCAGAGAACATAAGACTGAAGAGTGCTTTAATCATTGGATAACACTAGATAAAACTTCGTTTGATCAGATGGTGAGTTCTCATAGGAAGAGATATCGCCATATTGTTTGTGATCTTTGTATCCAACCATCCTACCTTTTGTATTCTGCAGTGCAGGCATAAAAGCGATTAGGAAAAATACAGCAGGGGCACCAATAAGTAGTCCGCCGCCAATGACGTAGTAGGTAAGAAGTTCAAGCATTTGATGATATAACAGGAGTTACTTTGCGGATTACAATAAATGCATCCTTGTTGTATTTACGAGTCCCTTTTGTTGGAGCCCATTTTGTGCCAGCTCCCTCAATCTCATAAGTTTGAGATCCGGCAATAGCAATATCTAATGGAACATCATTTGTAAAACCTAATTGTTCCATAGCCAGTGCTAATTGATTTAAAAAGTCACTATGTGCCATTTATAAGAGTTAAAGTTAGCGAGTAAGTGATACCTATAATTTAAAGTGAAAACCTGCTGTGAATGCAGGCAATCATTATCAGATGATAATTTCTATAAGAGAACTTATAAAACCGGTAATGTTGGTCTGCAATCTGCGTGCAAAAAATGCACAACTAAAGTTCGTAAGAAGAATTGGAGACCACATAGTGGCATCAGACTTAAGCTAAAGCTTACACAAGATGAGGTTGACAGAATACTGGCACCTGGTGCTTGTGAAGTCTGTGGTTCTAAAGAACGCTTATGCATTGACCACTGTCACGATACTGAAAAACCTAGGGGTTTACTGTGTCATAAGTGCAACACTGCCCTAGGTTTGTTAGATGATGACGGTCAAAGGTTAATTAACCTCAACCGATACTTGGAGCGGTCAAAGCCACTTGGGATGTAGAAGCGGACGCAAGATCCAATGGGAAATTGTGTGCGTTCCTTTCATGCATTACTTCAAGACCAAGACCTGCACGGTTCAGAATGTCTGCCCAGGTGTTAACGACGTGACCGCCGTGAACAATTGACTGGTTGAAGTTGAAGCCATTGAGGTTGAAGGCCATGGTTGACACGCCAAGAGCGGTGAACCAAATACCAACTACCGGCCACGCAGCTAAAAAGAAGTGCAGTGAACGGGAATTGTTGAAGGAAGCATATTGGAAGATCAAGCGACCGAAGTAGCCATGTGCTGCCACGATGTTGTAGGTCTCTTCTTCTTGACCAAACTTGTAGCCATAGTTCTGTGACACTTGCTCCGTGGTTTCACGCACGAGAGATGATGTAACAAGAGAACCGTGCATAGCAGAAAATAAACTTCCGCCGAAGACACCAGCCACACCAAGCATGTGGAACGGATGCATGAGGATATTATGCTCTGCCTGGAACACCAACATATAGTTGAATGTACCGGAGATGCCCAAAGGCATTGCGTCAGAGAAGGATCCTTGTCCAAAGGGATAGACAAGAAACACGGCAGACGCTGCTGCTACAGGTGCGCTATATGCTACGAAAATCCATGGGCGCATACCTAGCCGGTAGCTAAGTTCCCATTCTCGTCCCATGTAAGCGTAGATACCGATAAGGAAGTGGAAGACAACGAGTTGGAATGGTCCTCCGTTGTAGAGCCATTCGTCGAGGGTTGCTGCTTCCCAGATTGGGTAGAAGTGGAGTCCGATTGCGTTGCTAGACGGGACGACTGCTCCCGATACAATGTTGTTTCCATATAGGAGCGATCCAGCAACTGGTTCACGAATGCCATCAATATCTACAGGTGGTGCGCCAACGAAGGCGATAACAAAACAAATAGTCGCTGCGAGGAGCGTAGGGATCATGAGGATGCCAAACCAACCGACATACAGACGGTTGTTGGTACTCGTAACCCACTTACAAAACTCTTCCCAGTTACTCTTAGCGCCGGAGCGCTGCATAACAGTTGAAGCCATTTGATTAATAGTGCGGTGTATTTGTGGGTATTACTCAGCTTTAAAAAGCCTACTAGTATATATTAAGTTATGAAACAAACATATACCGTAGGCATATGTGCTCAATATTCTTGAGCGGGAATAAATGCAAGTCCAGTCAAAGTTTCAACGTCGGTCAACATTTGTGCTTTACCTTCTCTAGCTTCTCTACGAATCTTTCGAAGTTTGCTGACTTGATCAAGAAATCCTTGAGTCTTTTCATGCTTGACAGATCTAGACATAAATTCTCCTATTGACATAAAGCCTTCTACAAAAATGTAAGTAGGCTTGCATTTACTATATATTGAAATCAACAAATTTGTGTCAGATATGGCTGACAGAAACATAGTCAACTCCTGGTTTGATCAGTCCGATTGCTGATGCTGCTCCGAAAGAGAGATCAAGCTCACGACTGCCAATGTAAGGACCACGATCGTTAATACGTACGTCCACGCATCCTTGATAGCAGACACGTAGCTTTGTACCGAAAGGTAGCGTTTTATGTGCGGCGGTAAGTCCGTACATATCGTAAGTTTCACCGTTCGCTGTAGTCCTGCCGTGGAAATATCCACCGTACCAGGAAGATAACATTGAGTTTGTGGCACTAGCTGATGTGCTGACACTGAGGAGGACAGCAGCAGCAATAGTGCTGATTGATTTAATAAACATATAAGGTTATTCTTAGCTTGCATGAAGATATAAAGTAACAATTAGAGGGCACTCATGCGTACCCTCAATGTTAACGATCAGGCTGTAACTAGTTCTTGTGCAATAGAGAAAGCTTTCTTGCTTATCTGTGCACCCAGACCGAAAGTACCGCGTGCAAACTGTGCACGAGACTTAGCAGCAGTCTGACCGCGTGTGCTTGTTTCTAGCTGTGTGATGGCATTGAAGCCATTCCAAAGACTGAAAGAGGCATATTCAGAACCGTATCCAACACGGAATGCTTGCTCAAGCTTCTGTCGTTTACGAAGGATGTCACCTTCATTTACGTTATACACTTCATCGACATAGTCGTTGAAAGCACTCATGCTCATAGCGGTACGTGAGAACTCACGCATAAGCTCGCACTCAGTTACAAAATCCTGACGGGATACGTCAATGCTATTGATAAGAGCATCGAAGTTAGCGTTAGCAGTTCCCTTGTGAGTGATGCTTGAAGAAGCACCAGTCCCAGATAGGGCTGCAGTCAAAGTGTTTTGGCAAACCACACGGATGTTTGTGAACTTTGCTCCACAGCCGGTTTTACCGTCGTGGCCCAAGTAACCAACAATTCGTCGTTTGACGGTGTCTCCAGGGACGATGTCCGTCTCCGCACCACGGAGTGTGGCGGTAAAACAGACTTTGGCTCCGTCCGATAGAACGATGACGCAGTCCATGTCTGCCTCTTCACGGATGAACTCCGCCATGCGTAGGAGCGATTCGTTTTGGACGATCTCGTATTGCTTGGTGACAACTCCGAGCAAGGCTTGGGTGTCAGTTCGCACAACTCCGTAGGAGTTTGATGGGAGCCACAAGGACTCATCATTGGTTGGAAGTGCGTTGCTGTTGGGGAAGAAGAGCTCGCGCTTCTCGACAGAAAATAGTGCGTCTGCTGTTTCAAACGCTTCTCGCGCTGGGAGTGTGCCAGGGGTGACAACCCCTTGCCCGTGCCATGCACGTTCTCCATTGCCGAGCCAGCCAGATGTGAAATTTGAGGGCATTTGGTTGTAGCCATGTATTGGACACCAGTTGTGAAAGTCGCTGCTAAGCGACAATGAAAGTATGATTATTCACACCACAAGAGCAACGTTTGCGTTGATACATTTATTGGATTAAATATATCAAGACATACAGATATCAATCGTCTAACTTATTGTTAAGCTTTCAGGCAAAAAAAATTAAGCTTGCAGATTAATATACTCAGATACTTTTTCAGACATTTCCCAGCCACCTTTGTATTGTCCTGTTTTACAGGCAACTAGGTGCTCACAGGCAAAACAAGGATGTCCATAACATTCTTTGGTAAGTCGTTTGTCAGCTTTGATACGTCTAAATGTAAATAATGAATTGATGTATCCACAATTCTCTGAATGTTTGTGCATAAAGCAACGAGTGGCTTCATACATCACTTCAGACATTGTCATGCCCCAAGCATTGGCATAGTCCTTTAATACCGCATGACATGGGTCAGGCATTTGCACTTGAAGTTTTTTCATGAAATACACCTGTCACATGAACATGCTTCAGGTTGTTCTTTTAACAAATGCTGGTGTTGTTCAGCAATCTCCCATTCGTTTTTATAAAGACCAGTTCTGCAAGCAAGCTGATGTTTGCAGCACCGGCATAAAAAGCCATAACAGTGTTTTGCTGAGCGTTTATCAGGGATCATCCCCTGCTTACGCAAAAGGCCATCTGCAAGATCACACACTTGTGCAGATGAGTGGATGTGCTGCTTCGCTGCTTCGTACATGAGCTCTCCCATAGTCATGCCCCAGTAGGCGCAGTACTCTTTGAGAACAGCAGCGAATTTTTCGTCACAAGGAACGTCGATGCGCTGCATAAAAGCGACTTGAATGGGCATAAAATAACGAAAAATCGGTCCAAATAGAGCATTGTTGCCAATTCTGGGCTCGGTTACGATTTGTAACTGTCGCAACAAGAGCCGCAGATAGGTTTTGTAGCGGTTTTTAAAAAGCGTTTTTTTGCGTGAATGTGCTTGCGCCGCAATTAAAAATGCCTTTTTTGGGGTACTAGGCGAACTACGTAAACTACGCAAAACGCACAAGTTCCCTATATATATCTTTTTTTATTACGCAGTCTCCTCTCTTATTACTATCTTTTTAAAAATGCACATATAGGAAAGTAGCGTAGCAAGTGTAGCTTTGTAGTTTTTGCGCAGAAGAATCAGCGCGTTAGGTTCAAACCTTCGTTGCTTTTGAGAGATAGTTTGTATTTGTCAAGAAAGCTCCCTGCTTGTTCTTGATCAATAGAATTATTCTGATCAGCATCATTACGACTACCAGCAATGTCAATTCCGTTTGTTTGATCAATCGGAGATGCAATACTGTTATCACCAGCAGAAGCGCTGGGGATTTCTACTTCAGTATTAGAGTTCACTCTTGGTGCAACTTTCTTCTCAATGAAGTCATCTTTAAAGTCTTCAGCTTTTGATTGACTGCCACTTCGAATACGATTGAGTATTTGTTTAACTTCTCCTTTACTATTAACGTTGCCAATATCTAAATCTTTTGCAGCATCTCGTACTTGCCCATATGAATAATCATATAGAGGATTCGTATATGCATACGCATTTTTACTCATATTATCTTCAGCACTGCCGGAATCTCCGCGATAATTAGCTTGAACCGCTTCGTTAGATTCGGGATTTCTTGGATCACGGTAATGAAAGGACTTACCGTCGATACTTAATTCTGCAGTACTGTCTTTGCCTGCGGTTGCTTGTCTACCGCCACCAGAAAAGTATCTATCAACTTCAAAAGGCTTCTTCTTTTTACCCATAGCTAATAAATTTATATGCTATGGATATTTTACTTAATTCTTAGGTGTGCTTGATTCAAAGATAGAGGGCCATGCAGGGATAGCAGGCAGCTCATCTTCTTCACGTTCCAGTTCTTCGATATCGTCGAAGGGGAACTTGTCAGGTTGTTCAGTCATAAATGTTAGGTCAGAGTTGGTCTTCAACATCAGAGATCATTTTTACGTCAGAGGTTGGATAAGCAACACAGGACATAAAGAAGCCCTCTGCTTGTTGGTCATCGTCCAAATAGCTTTGATCTGATTGATCAACAGTGCCAGACACAAGCTTGCTTACACAGGTTGAGCATGCACCAGCACGGCATGAATAGTTGAGTTCAACGCCTGCTTCTTCAGCAGCTTCAATGATGTACTGGTCACTTTCACAAGGGAAAGTAAAGTTGCCACCATCTTCAGTAGTGACTTCGATTGTGTAATTAGCCATGGTGAATCTTTTTGAGTGTATATATGTGATCGAGTAAGGGACCGAGCCACCAAAAGGGGCGACCCGGTTAATTACTCAGACAGAAACAGCAAAAATGTCTGAAACCTAATTGAGTGTCCCTGCCGCTGTTCTTCTACGGGAACACCAATCCATACTAGGTAAAAATATACTTAGATGGGTTAGGTTTCATTATGGATATGCATACCTGTAAATGGCTTATCAGTTAGTGAATATGTAATCCACCAAGAGCCATTGAAGACATACAAGTACTCACAGTCCATGTCACGCCAGTAATCAAATGGTTTGCTACTGGTTTTGGGTTTATCACCGTGCCCACGCTCTGCGTGATACAGAGGCTGTGGGTCACAAAATTCTGAATCCCAAGTACGACTGGACTCTAAGGATGACATAGAGCCAGGTTTAATCAGAGCTCTTACTTTGGCGAAGGTGTTGTACTTCGACTTAAGTATTGGGAGTTGGTGTTCAGGATAACCATCCCAATGGCAATAAACCGCACGGACCCTACCGGACGGTTGAAGATAGCCAATAGCAGATCGAGTTCCCATTAGTTCAGATGTGATTCGAGTGATTGGATTGCATCACGCATGACAAGTCCTGCGAATCCTGAGGATCCGACAAAGAACTCTTCAGGTTCTGCGTGGATGTCCGTTTCAGGGTTGAAAGGAATAGACGAACGTGCATTACGGCAATAGCCTTCTGCTCGTTGAAGTTTGCCTAGCAACCTTTCAACTTCTGGTTTAGAGATCAGGATCATTTGTTGTTCCATAGATCTAGATGTCAAAGGACACTAAAACATAGAGACGCTGGTAAGCGTCAATTAGCAGTCCAAGTTAGTTATCTAAATTAAATACAATGAAGAAGAAGTAAGTGATATCTATGTGAATTAATAATCATAGGTATGTGTATGAGTGCGTGCAAGGAATTTAAACAGTAATAATGATTATTCGTTAAAAGCAATTGAACGTGATCTACTGGCACCGTCTAATTTAAAATTTGTACGTGATGATTCAGGAAACATTGCTGATTTATCATCAACTCGGGCTGGTAACGAGGGTTCATTAGGAGTTGAAGCTGTTGAAGCAGAAGCTTATACACCTTCATTACTCATGCAAGCTCTTGATGCTGCAGAGCGAGTTGAAAAAGACTTTATAAAAACAGGCAAAAGAGAGTTATCTGCAGGAGAAAATCCAAGTGCAAATGATTTAGATTATGAACGTGCAGAGATACTGGCTAATTTATTAGACGGACAATCTCTTGAAATGCTTGCAACACGAGGATTGCATGGCAAAGCTGCAGGCAATCGTGATTCAAAGATTGATGCTGTAAAAGAGTTGCTATACAAAGGCTCATATGGAAGAGATCTTTATACAGATGCACCAATCATTGGTAGATCACAAGATCAAGGACATTTAGAATCCAATAGTCAAGGTGGTACTAGGTTGCGTCCAGAACTATCATTGATTAATCAAATGCTTGGAGATTCTGAAGGTCCAAAGCGACTTGAGTTAATTGATGGTGCACGTCGTCGTATTAATGCTGCTGGGTTATACAATAGTGAAGTATTAGATGACGTTGATATTCAACGTTTATTAAAGTACAAAGATTTTCAAAATATGGTTGGCAAACAGGAAGGTCGTGCAATGAATTATGGATTTAATGACAAACGATTTGCAGACAGTTCAGTGTTAGATGCTTATCGTCAAGCGGTAAGCGGAAGCACTCGTGCAGATAGTCCAGGTGCAAACCGTGAACGTTCACTTGTCATTGATAGTGGTGGGGGTGATGTAACCATTGAAGAAGGCGTGCTCCGTTCAAACGGCAAGAACGGTAAGAACGGCAAGCACTAAAGCTTCCCGTCCACTACACCCTTACGTGGTATTGACGTGTACCCATCGAACTCACCTTTCATGACAGGGATGTGAATAGTGTCCGTAACTACACGAACACCTTCTTCTGTCATTCCAGTGACCATTCGGGTGCCGTCAGTAAGAATAGATGTGTATAACCCATACCTGCTTTTACTTAGGGTGTATGTCCAATCAGTCCTCTTGGACTTTGGTGAGGACGTAGCAGTAGATTGCGAACGTGGCATAGATAGTTAGATAGATTGCGATGTCCATAGTTTAAAAAAAGAAAAAACCCAGCCGTGGGATACACGGCCGGGAGTTGTTATCAATAAAGAGCTACAAGCTCTTCTTCTGCTTCTTCAACAGGCTCCATAGATGGAGTTTCGTCAACCTCAGGTGTTCCCACTTGAGTGATGACAGTGCCAGCTGAGAGACGCTGTGCTTGTCCTTCTGCGTTAGGCATAGGACCAAGGCCACCATCAAGCACGTTTACGCCTGTGAGGTGGATCTCAGGGCGCTTACGCATGCGAACTTCACCAGTCTGTGTGGTGTAAACCTCAGAGACGTTGTGAAGGTGTCCAGTGATAGTGACTTGACGGCCTTTGCAGAAGTAACCCTTCTCAAAGAGGCTCATCAAGCCATTGGAGTTGTTGAAGGTGTAGACCAAGTCAGCGCCATCCTTGGAGGCAGTGCTGATTACGGATACACTCAAGAACTTGTTGCCTTTGTTGTCCACGATCTCAGCATTGAAGATGCGACCGGTGACGGTGAGAGCGTTGAACTGAGCGTAGCGAGGTGAAGTGTTGTTCAAAGGGAACCTTTGATAAAGAACATGTAAAAAGAAAGCCGCTGTTAAGCGGCTATTGAGGCAATCAGTTGCAAGTTGCAGTTACATACGGGTCATCAGGACCACATGAGATAGTCGTAAGGATGTTCATGACTGCTTGTAATTTGCCAGCATCACGAATCCATGCATGAGATGTATCTTCATCCATTCCAGTTGCGTTAGTTGCAACATTCATGTGAAAGTCGATCATGTTAGAAATGATCATGACCATCATGATTTTGTGGAATGTAACAGGATCATCTGTCATACGTCCAGTTAATGCGATCTGCTCTGAAGCAAGCTCCATTAACTCTTCTGTATTTTCTGCATGTTCACAGGTGCACTCATCGTGAATATCTGATTCATTTGGCGCATCCTTAAGATGAGACGTAAGCTCATCCATAGAGATGCCATCAGGGACGTTGAAAGATTGGGTCAAATAAACCTCTTAAATTACAAAAAATGAGAAAGGCGCAAATTTGCGCCAGTGGTGGTCAACTCAAGCGATATCGCAGCACATGTGTGCGTGGCCTGCATCGGAGATAAAGTCACCGACACGCTCTTGGAATAGAGCGGTGGAACCGTCAGCAAAGACGGTGTAATCGGTTTCATCTACGAGATAGCAGAACGCAGCTTCGTTCTGAGGAACCACCTTAGACAAACCAGTAATGTTGGTAGCAACAATGGTGAAGTCGTAGGTGATTGCCATTAAGCATTCGATTTGAAGAACACTAAAAAAGAGAGTCGCGAGTCAGCGACCCTCAAGTGTTCACACGATGGCTGTCATGACCCCTGCTTTACGCAGGTAATAGGCGTCACGTACTCGCTCTTTAGTCTGACGTAGGAGTTCAGCTTTAAGGCGAGCAGCAGCACGTAGTTGTACATCAGTCATAGTGACAATTCATTGGACACGAGAAAAGAAAGCCGCGAGTTAGCGGCTATTGTTCATCGGAACAAATGTCATGCTTAACCGTCCCACTAAGAGGAGGTAGTAGGCATAGACCTATGGATGTAGCTTCTGCATTGAAGTAGAAGGCTAGAAGGAAATAGAGAACTAACTTCAAACCTTGACCACGCTCTCAGGATGGGCAGCCCAGTACTCACAATTCTTGAGTACATGGATACGCTTGATCCTCTGAAGGCGTGCACCTTCAATGTTGTATGGACTGTCATCGATAAGGGTGCCAACCATCCGGTATTGCTTGCGTAAATACTGAAGCATGTGCTGCTTGGTATTACCGCTGTTGTCCACACCAGTGGAAACAAGTATGCAATCGAATGGAATAGACCACTTGCGAAGCCAGTTATAGGATTCAGTGAGCCTGTCGGATGGACGAGCAGTGCAGATAGCGATTGAATCGCCCCACTGATGCATCATCCGTAGTAAATCAACAACACGGTCATCAGGTTTGAATGACCTGGAGGCATCAAAGAACTCGTCTTTGGTCATGCCTATGTTGTTGAAGTGATCAGGTTTGATCGTAATAGTGTCGTCCAAGTCAAACGCATGCACGATGCGTTGTTTAGATGGAGACGTACGGTGTATACCTACGTAGTGAGTTGAAGCAATAGCGTTCATGTAATCTTGCAAAGAGTACACAAAAAGAAAGGCGCGATTAAGCGGCAATCTTGTGCACTCTGGGGTTGTCATGCCTCGTCATGCGAAACGCAGAGCTCCCACACTGTTATCCCCAGATAGATCAGACCTCAGCTAACCAAGCGCCAAGGTCATGGATCTTTTCACCAGTTACAGCGAGGACAAGTCCGACGTTGTTAACTCCGCCACGGCAGCGTTGACGAACGTCTGCCCAATCCACCTGTTTAATCCAGACAACGGTGTCTGTAATAGGAGGAAAGGATTTAAGTTCAGCTGATTTGTGGCTGGTGATAGTAGTCATGGAATAATATCCAAAGGACATAAGTAATTACAGGCGCTGATAAGCGCCAGTGTTACTAACTCAAAGGTCTACGCTTGAATGCTGTGGTTAGGACAACTCCTGTGGAGAGGAGCCCAACCATGCCGATTACAGCGAGAATGATGGTAGTTTGATCGAAGACAATCACTGCTTGTTTCTATATATTGAACATTTATATCTACAGCCGCAGTTATGCGGCATTAGATGTTTCGGTGAGCTTTGGAAGCTCTGTTTCGAGTTGGCTGATGTGAGTCTCAAGGCGTTCAATAGAACTCTTGTGACCATCGACTAGCCGTTGCAGTTCAGCGATCTCCGCGACTGCTTGTTTCTGTTTATATGCCTTCATTTCTGAATCAGATATAACATAAACGGACGGACTTCGTGAAGTCAGCCATGGTTCGAATGGGCTCATAAGGTCAAATACGGACATTGCTTATTTATATATACCGCTCCCCTAATTTACCTATGTAATTCATAGGACAGACAACGGTATATACGGTAATGGGAGTAGTGAATACCCATTCTATATATAGTTGATAATAGTTCTCAATAAGCTATAGAAGCTTAAGTAGTAGCAGTACGATTGAGGCTATGCCCCATGTACCTAGGATAATGACGTACGTATAGACCATCAGGTTCTTGTGACTCTTGTAGTTCGTAACAGCGATTAAGTATTCCTTGAGCTTCTTTGGGAGTGAGTACGGAAGCATCGATAGCGAGTTGTAGTTCGATACCGATCTCTTCACACACGTTCAAAGGACGGGTTGGAGTACTTATCAGCGGGGAAACATTGTTGACTAAGGTAGTCATCAATATAGTTATAAGTATAGGTGCCATTATGTTAATAATTTCAATTCAATAGTAACTGTTAGTTATCCCACATGTAGATACAATGAGGTATAAATCAGGATAAGGTTATGGAAGTAAGACGTAAGGCTGGAGATATGCTTAAGCAAATCGTTGAGAGCCTTCAAGGCGCTGATGATAAATACAGCGCACGTATTAGGGATATGTACAAGGATGCTAATCCAGTTGTACGTACTCTTGGTACAGGCATAGGAGGTGGACTCCCAAGCTTACGTAAGGCAACGCTTTCACCATTTACAGATAACCCTGTAGTTAGGGATAAAATGGGTAGACCTGTTGGTAGATATGGTCCTGAAACGTATATAGGGCAAAAGCAACGTCAACTTGTTGAGTATGGTTTGCCAGCAGTTAATGCAGTGCCCAAATACATAATTCCAGCCGCAGGCGTAGCCTTAGCAGGTCGTGGAGTTATGGACTTTGCTGCTGGATTCGGAGGACCCGCAGATGAACAGGAGCCTGGACAGTTGTCCATAACACCTGGTTCAGTGGGTTTAGCAGCCTTAACAGGAGCAGCGTTTGCTATACCTTCGGTAAGTAGAAGGATGGACGAGTCCAGTATTCCAGTGAATAGAATTACGGAAGTAGATACTAGACCGTTCAGAATGTAAAAAAGCCCCCGCAATAGCGGGGACAGGCGTCAAGCTAAGCCGCAGCGGCGGAGGGCGCGTCGGCAGCGTCAGACTTCTTAGACGCAGCTTTGTCATCAATGGATTTCACCAATGACTTGGCATAGGAGAAAGATCCACCGACACAGATGCTGTCGATGATGGTCTTACCATCTTCTCCAGGTTGTTCTACGCCAATGTCGTAGATGTTGTACTGGTCGTCAACAGTCTCAACTCGTTCGAAGAAACGAAGATTGAGATCTTGACCAGGAACTTTGATGAGCATACGTGTAACGGATAAGTGAATAAGCCCAAAAGGGCATAGAAAGAGAAAGGCGTCGATAGACGCCAAGACTCTTGTTGCTCAATAGAGTGCCACCAAGGCATCTTCTGCAGGACGGGGAGCAGTCTCTTGAGTCATAGTCTCAAGTAGTGCAAGCTCCTGCTGCATTGATGGTGGTACACGCTTAATAGGCTTAGGAGTACTCCGTCCCAATGACGCTGGTCGTTGACGTTCTACTTGTAGCCATAGGAGCATAGTTGAGCATGCAGTCCTGAAGCTGTTGATAGGAGCGGAGTACTTTGCATCGGTTAGTAGTACCACCGAATGCAACGTAGATGCCATCACATTGAGCGAATGTCCAAGTTGACAGACCTTTGGCAGTCATCTTGGTAAGGGTAGCGAGTTTACGCATGAGATACTTAGTATCGAAAGAACACAATGAAATAGAGGCGTCAATTGACGCCATTGTGTTACATACCAGCTATGAACTCGTGTAACTCATTCATGTAGTCATCGTGTGACTCGAAGTGACGTCCATGAATTTCACAGGGGAAAGTCATAGGACGAAATGTAGGCATCATGTCACGGACGACTTCGCGCTCAGTAGCGCCAGTCTGTTGACAGATTTGATCTACATAAGGATTAATCATATAGTGATTTAATAAAGAACACAGTGAAATAGACCCGTCGATAGACGGGCCATGTGTGTTCAGTAGGAGACGAGTTGAGTGTTTACCTGGAGGTAATCAACACGAACATCGTCCCACTCTTCAAAGGACTTAGCGTAAGCCTTTGCTTCGTGATAGGTAGTGAAGAACTCTTGAGTTACTTCAGGATTCCTATCTTCACAGTTGACTTCGAAGTAAGTGACTGTGTACATCTGTTTGATGTAAAGAACACAGTGAAATAGACCCGTCGATAGACGGGCTCATGTGTGTTCAGTTAATGAGAATGAATTAACTAACAGGTAACATCGTTACCCGAGTACCGCAGGACTCGATGAAGTTAATCATACGAATTGCAGCATCGAATGATGTGAATGATTGAATCGTCAGCTCACCAGAGTAAGGGCGACGATATTGAATCGTGAACATGGCTGTTATTAAAAAGAACACTAATGAATAGACTCGCGAGTCAGCGAGTTAAGTGTGTTCAGTGATTGAATTGAGGGGGAATGATGACATCTCTACGAGGGGAGACATGAGTCATCAATGTATACACATACGTCAACGACAGATGTATAAACGAAAGTGATACTTCTGTAAAGCGAACGTGACGTGTGTAAGAACTCAACTGTTACAACATAAGTAAAACAAATGTGAAACATTATGTGTAAACTTTACTGTTGTTAACTTGAGTTGAATCCTTCTGTTGAAACTTGTGTTCAAAACAAATGTTAATCACATGTGAAACGTGAGTATATTTTTTTTGTTCCACCGGTTACCGGGGTACAGAAGGGATTAGACGTGTCGAAAATTTTCTAACTAATTTAGGGTCCTATAGAGCGACCTTTTGTGCCATATGTTATATCCAAGCGACTCCACTACTTTTGTATTTGGGTATATGTTCTATAACTTAGGGTACATACTATATATGGCTGTGTGAGCGGACGTTGACAATCGTGGGAATATCGAGGCAACGCTGCTTTGTTTGAATCCTTGCTACGAACTACGCAAACCACGCTTGTTTTGTATATATCCCTTGTTAATTCCTAGCCACCTATTACTCTTACCTTTTTAAATAAACAATATAGGGAAACAGCGTAGCAAGGGTAGTTTTTAAGTGAGATAAAATTAATAGATAACTAAAAATTTAAATAATGGCTAATCAAGGTAGAAGCGGTGCACAGGCCAGGGCACAACAAAAGTTGGCTCAAAGAGTAGCTCAACAAAAAGTAAATACAACAAACCTACTTACTCCTGGAACAACCTTGTCTGGTTTGGTAGGTAGTAATAATAAACCATTTGACGGAATTACAGACACATTAGATGGCGCTCCAGTAATTCGAGTAGAAAATAAAGGCTTTCAACAAATGGGAAGGGGCGTGTCAAAAGGAGGACTGCCTAAAAGTATTCAATATGCTGGCACTACTTTGTACGGATTGAAACAAGGAGATGATGTTTTATACAGAGCTGCTACAGAAACACCGTTGATGAAAACGACTGATATAAAACCAACTTCTACGGCTACTACAGAAACTACAGCTGCTCCATCAACAGGACCACGTTTAGATCCTAATGCTACTGAGCAATATGCATCTAACTTTAAAGCGGGTGAAGCAAACAAAGATGCAATGCAAGATTATTTCAAAGGGCAGAAGAATGGAGAGAATCTAGCAAAGTGGGCTGCAGCAAACCCTGCCTTGGCATATAAAGAATATACGAAGGGTGTTGCAAAAGAGAAAGCTCAAGATCAACGCGATCTAATGAGCGACTATAGAGTTATGAATCAAGACGTAAGCAAGGGAGAGGATTTAAATAAAGCAGAGTTTGATGCAATTTATGGTGGCAAAGGTGGAAGTGTAGAAGTAGATATAGATGGATCAGGAGTACAGGATGTCCGTATCAAACCCCAAGCACAAGAATTTAAAGATAATGCTCAGATGGCTTTAATCAACACTCTCAACAACGAAAATATCACTCCAATCGTGAAAGGAATGGAGCTGCCTGATATGTCTAAGTATGCAGGAATTTTTAATCAGACAGACGCACCTGAATATAAGACAATGATGGAAAATGCTGCTATGGGACAACTAGCGGAGAACCTTGGATTATCTACAAAAGGTTATGACACTAGTAATTACTTTGACAGAATGTTTGGCAAATAATAGTTATTTAAATTATCTACAATAGTTGTAGGTTTACGCAGTAGAAATAGTGTCACTAGAAGCTAAACAAGCCTTAACAATGCATTAATAGAAAGTGCACAATTTCAGGCCGCCCGTCAAACCCTTGGGTTGACGCAAGAACAGATGCTTGAAGCTGTGTCTCGGAAGCGACGTCGCCAGGCTAGGGCTGACCAACAGTTCGATCCAGAACAGTATCTGCGTGAGATTGCACAGTCAGAGAAGACAACTACTACAAATGTGGGACGTCAGGAGTTAGATGGTCTTAAATTCCTGGACGATGATGAAAATGTTGCAGGTTTTGGACAAATGCAAGATGACTTGCAAAAGTATTCCAAAGATGACCGTGGCTATATTGAGGATGAAGAGACAGGTGAGCTGCGAAGAGCAAGATTAACGGATGAAAAGCCAGTAGAAATGGGCGAATTCGAGTCATTTAGTCGAAGGCAACGCAAAAAAGATGGCAAAAGCTTCACAGTAAGTGAAATTATTGAAGAGCCAATTGGCTTTGAAGGTGCAAATGCTCCAAAATCGGTACTTGTAGACGCATTAGCCGCTCTTAATGCAGCACAAAACCCTTCAGCTTACGGATATGACCAATATCCTGGAGGAGTTACGCAATTACGCACCACAGGAAGCACACCTGCAGCAGTTGCTGGCCTATTAGAGGACGATATTCGTCCAAATCTTGAAGCTGAGCGCAGTTTAACTAGCGATTTACTAATTCAAGATAGATCTAACTACAATCCACGGATGAGAGCTGAGAATGATGAAGCTGTTGGGCATCTAGCAGACACCATTGCTCGTTTGGGTTACACAGTTAACGGACCAGGTGCTATGGCTGATGAAGCTATTGGCCGTATTGGTGAAATTCGCCGCCTCGGAGCCGCAGGCTCCCTTGGAGAGATGGAGCAAACACAGGTCATTCGCCAAGGTCCACAGGGAACCTTCCCTAATGCAGAAGAGATCGTTGATAACACTGGTCGCATCGTTGGATACGCAGATCCAGTAACCAAGGCTCCTATTGCTTTGGACCCTGCTTTGGGTATCAGCCTCTCAACCCAAGGAGCTAATACACCTGACACTGCTCAGATGATGAATGCTCCACAGAATCCACAAACTGCACGTGAGTGGACTGCAAGCAACCTCCCTGCCATGGTTCAGGACACAGGAAGTACTCCTCCCCGCTACCCACAGGCAAATATCTCTAAGGAAACAACAGAGTATTCAGGTAAATTGAATGCAATGTTAAAAGGACTTGGCTTAAAATCTGCACCTAATGTAAGACTGCTAGATGAAATAGATATAGTTGCGAATGAAGTACAAAAGCGACTACAAGCAAAAGGTAAAACGTTATATGTAAAAGATGAATTTGACAAAAATATTCCAGCTGGCACACAGGTTGTCAGTGGTTTGATGAACAAGATAGGCATGACCGGAGGAGATGAGCAACGGTTAGCTAACTCAATGTTCCAACTAGACGCAGCTCGTCGTTCATCAGTTAATCAAAACCCAACAGGAACATACTTAGGCCGGACAAACACTCCAGTTCAACAACCGCAAATCTCATTAACGCCTGATAGCTATAAAGGTGTCAGTCGTAGTACCGCTCAAGCATTAGTAGAGAATGAACGCCGTAAGCGCGGTGGCGTTGAATTTGATTCACCCTCAGAGGGATTCGGTAGTATTCAAATTGCTCAACAGAAAAAAGGCACTAGAGGACCCATAGGTACTCGCGGTAAACCAGGTTCAGGGAGAGGAGCTGAAGAGGACATTACAAAACGGTTTGGCAAGCTAGAAACACCAGGTGCGCAAAAGCCATATATCGGGATGCCCGCGCAGCGCTCAACAAGCCCACTGTCTTCGTTTGGTCAGCAAGTGGTCTATAACAAGACTGGTGAATCAGACCCTGCCGCGATTCGATCAAATCTTGAACAGCTGAGCGAAGGGCGTGCCAAAAAGAATGAATCCAGAGCAGATGCGGCTATTCGCCGTAAGCGCAACGAGTCCAACATTATTGGAGCTCAAGCTGTAGAGCGTCGAGCAAATGAAGCCCGAGAACAACGTCTTGGTGCAATGCGAGAAATCATGCGATACATCCCAGCAAACCGTCGTCGTAACTTAGGAGCCTGATCATGAGTATTAACAATAAGAACAAAGCCCGAGTAGATCTCCGCAACCGAGTTGAAATTGCTGAGGGCAATAAAACCCAAGAAGATGCAAAGTTTAGTCCAAGTATTTTTGGAACTGTTGATGGTGCATCACAAGTAAAACACCCAGACAACTTTCATCGACCTGCTGATCCCAGGACAGAATCAAAGTTTAGAGTTCAACAATACATGCAGGATAAAAACAATAAAAAGCAAACAGACGAATTCATGGAGTACTTCAACAACCCTAAATTCGGCAAAGAGTAGAATCGATATAATATTGATAACTGTCAATCTGTGTAAGTAATAATGATTGGTAAAGTAGGAAGATTTGCAGGTAGTGCTGTCAAAGGTTTATTCAGTAATCCAGCTACAGGTAAATATATGGGCAATATGGCTCTTGGAGAACGTCTTCTTCCAGAAGTGTTATTTGGTGGCATGGAAATGGCAATGACACCTGGAGATATTGGAGACAAATTAATTGCTGGTGGTTCAACAGTAGTGGGTGGAGGTTTAGGTGGATTAGCCTTAGGACGACTTGGTGGTACAAATGTAAATCTAGCAAGGGTGCTAGATATGGCTGGATCAATTGGTGGAGATATGGGTGGTCGAGTAGTTTCTGAAAAACTACAACAAGGAAAAGACCTTGCTATGGGTGGAAAAGGTCAGACACCTTATGAAAAGCTAAGTGCACAAGGATCGTGAAGCACTGGAGAACATGATCCGACAGGATCAAACAGGAAAGCTGTTAGCTGAATTAGGACTACTACCGGGATCCACACAAAGCTATCTATACGACAATCAAGGTATTGGTTAATGGCTAAAGATCGGATGCAGCAAGTAAGGAATATACTTAGTAGCATTAAAGGCTTTGGACAAGATTTTGGTGAGGGCTTTAGCGAAAGTTATGGGATAGGCCGTGAGGATCGTAGAAATGTGATGCTTCGTGATCGCAAACTAAGTGGTCTAACAGAAGAATCAACCAAAGCAGATTCTCTTATGGGAACCCACCCTGCTGCATTTCGGTTGCAAGAGCTTACTGGCACATTGAGACCTGAGAAGCGTCAAGCTCTTGAAGAGTTTGATATGCAGCTAAAAGGCAGTACTGGAAGAAAGAGTGGACAGCTAACAGGAGATATTGCTAACGACTTAACCCAAGACACTACCCGTAGTGTTTATTGGCTCCTGAATGCACTACAGGCCACAGGTGAAGTAATCAATGAGCAAGCACTATCTCGTGTTGTTCCCCAGCTTTATAAAAAATCTCGGGTACAGAGTTCTGAGATTCCATTTAGGTCTACACCAGATGGTAAGGCTCCAAGATATTTGAATATGCAAGATAAGGATTCCATCAAAGAAATGGTGGATACTAAAAAAGCAAAGTATGTAGATGATAAATTGACAGCCGCACGTGGCTATAGCTTTGATGATTCAGGTGATCTGCAAAAGCGCAATTACAGCCCTGGCATGGTGCAGTCCCTAGCAATTCCTACAGGTATTGCAATTAATACTGGACTAGGTCTTATGAGCCCATTTGGTGGGGCTGAGGGATATAAAGCAGCACTACCATCAGAAGACGATCCAACTAAAAGTGCAAATGTCCTAGGAGAGATTGGTCTTAAGTATTTGATGGGTCGTACTGGTCAACTACTTCCATATGAAGAGTTCAAAAAAGTAAGACCTGATGTAAGCCGTGATGAATACAAACGCTATCAAGCTTTCAAGTATGACAAGCGTGAGGACTACAACCCAACAGATGGAGATCTAACCATTGGTGCAGGAGCTCTGAAGTTTACCGATGAAGGTATCCACGGACCTGAAGTTCAGTTCTTGGGTAGAGGTCTACCAGTAACCACAGGTATTGTTCCTTACACCGCAGCATTGGCTGGTGGACTAGCTGGAGCAAAGTATGGACTTAAGAGTAAACGTGCTGCAATCGGTGGACTACTTGGGGGTATGGCTGGATTAGCTACTGGACAAGTTGGAGGTAATATAATTGAAGGAGAGCGACGTCGCAGGAATTCTTTAGAGAATCAAATGCAAGGCGGTAGCGCTGAACAATACTTACAGTAAAGATTATGTTTGGATTTAACCCAACAAACTTCAGCGACCCATTTGATGTCAATAAGGTTGCAGGAACAAATAACCGGGAACGGGCAAAACTAAAGTCTCAAGCATTCTTGACTGATTCTAATTTGGGTGGGGCAGCTATCGGAATATATGGGAAAAACAAAGCTGAAAATATTATGGCAAAGGCTAATGCAGCAGCACAAGCAACAACTCAGAATGCGGCAGGCATAAGTGGCATATTTGATGCTGTCGGAAATATTGGCTCATTTGGAGCAGCTGGTGGGTTTTAATGGATCTGCATTTGATTAGGTGGATTTGCAAGCTTGGTGGATAAAGGTGGAGGAATGCCACCAGGTAACTGGGTCCACTCCAGTTCCAGGATTACAACATAATAGTGAATATTGATACACTTAATAAAGGCTAATTAAAAGATATGGCTAGTTTCTCAGCATCTCCAAGTAGTTTAGTTTTAGATCCGTTCACCTCTTCAGGTAGAACGACAAACGCAGCTGCGTATGGAAATGCAGTGAACTTAGGAAATATCTATAAAGCAAATAGGGCCAATGCATTTGATCCCTCAAGCTTTATTGCTCAGGATACAGCTTCCAGTGCACTAGAACAAAGTAGTGCGATGCAGGCAGATGCCAATGCATACGCAACAAGCTTAGGTGCGCAAGCAGTGGTAAGCCAAGCCAAAAAAAGAGCCAAAGAAGCAAGAGATGCAGCTAACAAAACTGCACGTAAAGGTATCTTTGGATCTGCGCTTGGTGCCGTTGCAGGCATCGGTGGCACATTGCTGGGTGGACCAATGGTAGGACTGGCTGCTGCACAAGGCGGCAAAGCAATTGGTACTGCTCTCGGTTAAACATTATTTAAAAAAGTCATGATCGGACATTCAATTGACAATGCACAACAAGGTCTTTCACAGTTAGGTAAAACTAACCTTGATGACGTCATGCGTTTTTTAAGTGGTCAAGGATTCGCAAAGACTGCACAAGATGATCTAACGGGATTAATTGGAAAGACAGGTGGCGCTACAAAAATCGGAGGCAAAGTCGGAAGGTTTGCTAATAGTCCAGCAGTAAGAAGGGCACTTAGATTCGTACCAGGACTGAGTGCTGCTTTAGTAGGACTTGATGTGGCAGACGTAATAGCCGGTCAAGACAGTCTTGCTAATAGAGGCATGGATGCGGCAGCTATGGGTATCGGTGGAACGCTTGGTGCTGTTGGTGGTCCTTTGGGAATTGCCGCAGGTGCAGGACTAGGCAAGATGGTGAGTGACGGAACTCAATTCATACTTGGCGGTGGTAAGTCTGCTGAACAACGTAAGATAGAAGAAGCAGTTAAGTTGTTACAACAGCGAGGGTTGGTTTAATGTCATTATCAGATTTTCTCTTCGATACTTCTCAAGCAAATATTGACAGAGAAGTTGCAAATTATAATCCTATAGACGGAACACGTAAAAAAGATCTAGGGGATATTTTAGGCGATCTATTTACTGGGCAAGGCAGTAAGATCGACCAAGGCGTAAAAGATACATATAAAAGAAATTTAGAACGGGACTATGGTATTGCGATTTCACGTTTAAAAAAAGAGTTACCTAATCTTGCAAATACCGGAAATTTAAATATTACAGAAAATACTGATGAAGGCGTTCTTGAAAGAACAATTAAGGACCTTCAACTAGATGCAACTCGCAGACAAAATCTTGTACAGCAAGTACAACAAGCTGGGTATGGATCTGAAATAGGCGATAAAGATATTAATGCATTGTCTCAACTTTTAGGAGACAAAGCAAGAGCAAAAGAAACAAAGGCAGAAACCAAAGCTGACACACGTCTTGCCAATCAACTGGCATTACAGAATCGACGAATGGATATTACGGATGCACAGAATCAAAGACAACAGGCTTACGATAATCGTGTTCTAGATATGAAAGATGCACGTGAATCTCGTAATGCCAGAGACAAGCAACTTATGATGATCATCCAAGGTCTAAATGCATTTGGTCAAGGATTTCAATAATTAGAGGCTTGCAATTAAGTTATTAAGCTCAGATATTTTCTCAGGTGAATATTGAGTTGAAGGGCCAACCCATGGTGAAATATTACCTACTCGTTTGAGATGACTTAAGAATATTTGATCCTGCACTTCAGGAGTAAACTTAGTATCTTTTGACAAACCCATTCGACTAACTTCATCCTGTAATGTCGGACCAATGAATTGATATCTGCCAACTGCATGTAGGCCACCGGTCTTAAAGTGCTCATCAAGACTTAATCCTTGTTGCTTAGTATTTTGTTTGTCAAATATTTGTCCTAAGGTCATGCTTGTTAGTGGTGTACCAAATACCTCTTTATGCGATCCAGACTTTCCTAGTACTTTAGTGCCTCCCTTAGCGCCACCTTGATTAAAAGCTTCATATCCAAAGGAGCCTGATTCAGGTCCAGCAATAGCATCTGCTACTTTCTTAGATGATCCTGTCAATGCCGTGCCACTTGCAACAGGAATGCTAGATGTAGAAGTGCTTGTGGATGCTGGAGTTAGTTGGGCTGATTCTGGCTCATCGGTCTTAGTTAATGCCGCAATCTGTTCTTCACGAAGTTTCTTGAGTTCAGCCATTTCTTTGGAATATTTAGATGCATTCTCATCTCTAATTCTTTTTCTTTCAGCCCGCTCTTGGGCATCAATAGCAGCGTCTTGACCCATCTTCTTAACAGCTAAACCTGTGTTAGTCAGTGCTAGTACACCAGCCATACGCTTGGCTGGCTTCATGATCTTCTCAACATCCTTCTTAGACTTACGCTCTATATCACCCTTCTTAATTCCAGCAAGAAGATTTACTGAAGTTCGACCAATTGTACCTTCAGCTGCATTCTTCGCGTCAGCCTTAGATGCTCTTGCCTTACGCTCTGTCTCAATAAGTTTATTAGTATCAACACCAGTCTGCCTAGAGACGTTATAGATGTTGGTGCTAATATCATTTACTTCTTTTGCACCTGCCAAGTAATTATTGGAATTACTATAAGTGAATTGCATGACACATCTACGCCTGATATATATCTATTGTAGTTAGATACAATATAAAAACAACATACCTTAGAAGTAAGATGAGTAAATTTGTTGATGTAGATAAAGATGGTGTTGATGACAATCAAGATGTAGAGCAAGTAAAAAAAGGGGTTAGCAACTTTGGTGCAATGAGGGATGAATTCTTCAGCGAGGCCAGCAAGGATGACACTGCCAGGGGTGGATTACAACTGGGACTAGCAGCTGATGCAATAGGCAAAAGCATGGATAACGCATTTTCAAAAGAGATGGCTAACTTCCAATCTGGTCTGTACAAAGATAATTCAAAGTTTGGTGCTGATCTTCAATATGACTTTGATGCCAAGACTCGTGCAGATGAGTTTGGGTATGGAATGAGGAGTTTAGATAAACAGTTCAACTTGCAAGATGAATTCCAGAACCGTCAGTTCGGTAGGAACATTGGAATGGAACAAGCACAAGGCGAACAGCGTAGAAAGGATCTGAAAGAAACAGGTGCCCAAGCTCGTGAAACCTATGACTTCCAAGACACCGTCGATGCACGGGGTGAAGAACGGGATCGTAGTCGTTCTAATCGTCTTGCCCGTAGTTTCTGATGACTACAAGTACATCTAACGCTAAAGCTGGAAAGGTATACACCAGTTATGTAGATCAGTGGCTTGACACGATCCCAGCTTCTGAATCAGAAGAGTTCAAAGAATTTGCTGAGGTCACTCCATCAATCATTGAAATTTGGGTATATGCAGGAATCCTGAGCTATCCAGGTACATTTAATGATATGGCCCGTTGGGTCAAAATGAAATTTAAAAAGCTTAATCGCCGTGAAATACTCAATAGCGAAATTGCTGCTCTCCACTCCGATATACAAGACCTACGAATGGCCATTACCTCGGGAGAGATCAAAGGTTCGGATGGTGCGGCACGCCTTGCTTCGCTTGAGAAGGAACTACGTTCGCACATTGAGACGTCTGATCGAATGAACCGTACAACAGACAAACGAGGCTTGATCCTTGCTGGTGCTGATCGTGTGATGCGTGAGATGGCCTCCATATTTAAAGATGATCCACATCTGGCTGAACCTATCGACAATGCGATTAATGCTGTATTCGCAAAGATCTACAGCGAGCTTAATTAATGAGCTATTTACCTCCTGTTCCAGAACTAGCAGAATTACCAGCTATTGAAGATACACAGACTTCTGGTCTGAGGTTACAAGGGACACTACCAAAAGCATTACCTAAAATGCCTGATGGTAGTTCAGGTTCAGGTGTAAGAGCTGAAGAGGCTGCAATCTTCCTCCGTGATATGGGAATTTCGTATGGTGAAAGTAAAGCAAGAGAAGCAAGAGGAAGAGCTATTAGTAGGATGAAAGACAGAGCTGCTGACAGACAAGCAAAGGCATACGGTTTATCACGAAGGTAATTATTAGTTAGACTTTAGGAAAGGCTAACTTATGGCAATACCTAGCGCGTCATTAGCGTACAGACGAATAGCACTGATGACAGCTACAAAGGTAACTGTCAAACCACCAAGTGAAGATGTTTTAAAAGCAAGAGATAACTTCCAAGACTTTTGTAAGTTCATGGGAAAGCCTGCTGCAAAACATATGTTGGAGTGGCATGCTGAGCTATGTACTGGAGAAGATAGTGAATGCCTAATTGGAATCGCAGGTCCAAACACCTCGATCCTCGCACCACGTGGTTCTGCCAAAAGTACTGTCCTTGGTTTGTTTGCAGCCTGGATGATTGGACGACATGCAGCTGCCAAGCAGATGCTACGGATCCTATATATCGCTTACATGGTGGACATCAGTCGTGCCAAGTCAGCAACGATTAAAGGAATACTGACAAGCAATAAATATCGAGAGATCTTCCCGATGGTAAGGCTCTCAAAAATAAAACGTTCGGATGAGTATTGGTCTATTGATTATGAGTTTGCAGGAATTGACACAGCAGGTGAAGAAGCTTTCACAATTGCGTGCGGTGGTCTCAAAGGTGCAATCACCTCTAAACGATCGCAGTTGGTGCTTATTGATGACCCTATCAAATCTGCCGCTTCGATCAACAACCCAGACATTCGCCGTGAGATGGAGCAGACGTGGTCTAACGTTATCGCACCAACGATGTTCCAAGGTGCACGGGCTATCTGTTTGGGAACCCGCTTCCACTATGACGATATTCACGCCACGTTATTCGTTCCAAAAAACAAGTGGAAACAGATTGTTCAGCGAGCAGTCATAACAGACGCAGACGGAAAGCAAAGATCATATTGGCCAGAGTTCTGGTCTATGAAATACCTGAATGAACGTAAGACGGAAGATCGTGTTGCCTTTGCATATCAGTATCTAAACACTGCAGTCAAGTCAACTGATGTAGGCATCTCTCCTGAGCTAATCATTAAAGGAGAAGTACCTGAGGATTACGACTGTCTGGGTGTAGGAATTGACCTTAGTGCTGGATTAAAAGAGAAGAATGACTGGACTGTCATGACTCTCGGTGGAATCAAAGAAGGCAAAATTTACATGATTGATCAACGGCGTGCTCGCACGATGGGCAATCTCGATAAGATGGATCTGCTCTGCCAAATGCTTGCTGATTGGAATATTGTTCTTGAGAATGACGAAGGTCAATTCTTTCCAACAATGTCGCCGTGCATAATATGGCCTGAAGCCGTTGCTTATCAAAACTCATTTGAGGGTGACTTTAAAAGAATAATTCTCGAACAGCGTGCGTTGTATAACTTATCTGTATCACCAGTCAAAGGATTTAAAGGAGACAAACTTGCAAGGCTTCGTGGTGTCCTTGGCTTATATGAACACAAAAAAGTTGTTTGGAACAAGTGGCGTAAATGGGATGTACTTGAAGAAGAGCTACTAAACTTTGGTCATTCACCACATGACGACGCTGTAGACTCAATGGTACTAACTATGGGTGGATTACTAAGAAGAGGAAGTTTGCAGATGGACTACAATAGTGACAGCTTTAATTTATAAATAGTAAGATGGCTCGTAAAGCAGGGGAAGCTCTTCGTGGTTTTAACGATTACTTAGCTGATTATGACCTTGAAGCGCGAGGTGCTGGATCAGATAAAAAGAAAGGACCTGTGTCTAGATTTAGTGGTTTAGATGTACGGCATGTATTTGATAATCGTGGAGAAGGTGTATCTAAGTCTGATGGTGCAAAAGCCGTATTGAGCTATTACGATAAAATCAAAGACACAACTAAAGCTGGTGGTGGTACAGAAGCTGCTTTAGATAAACTTCGTGGATATGTAAAAGAAGATGAGCCTGATACTGCTGAAACTGTTCCAGAAACAAATCCTGGTCCTGGATCATCTAGTGCTGGAAATGCAACCGCTGGTGATAACTCTATTGCTTCTCCTATTTCACAATCCAATCCAATCAGTATCGATGGTGATAGCAATCAAGTAAATCAAGATAACTCAATCAGGCAAACGCAAAACTACGATTACTCTGTTGATAACAGTAAGGTCTTGAACGATAACTCTTATCGTAGTTACGGTGCTGATGGTGGTGGCGGTAAATATGGTGGTGCTGATGACAGCCCTGCGGCTGCTGCACGATTCATGGATATGTACATTGATTCAAACAAATTAAATCAGCGTTCAATGCGTAATGACTTTGAATTCTATGGTAATAATGATTACAGTGCAAACGATCGCTTTGGTGCACAAAAACGTGAGAAAGGATTGAATAAATCAATTAAAGAAACAAGAGATCGTGCAACTAAATCTCAACAAGCTTTATTTGGTGGGAGAAGTCCATTTGACTTTACTTATGTAAATCCAGAAGCACCTGATCCTATTAAATCCAATGCTGAAGAAATTTACAAACAAGCAAGGGAAGATATCAAGTAGTATAAAACTAATGAACAGCATGAAATATTGAAATGAATTCAATCAATAGCGAATTTCAACAAATACTACTTGCAGCAAAAGAACGACGTGGGGATTTATCTGTAGACACAATGATTGTGTCATCTCATCTTGCACAGATGAGGACATTTATGCTGCGTAGAGGTATTGAGTTCTATTCAGAGCAGGATTCCTTTGGCAAACGACGTGAATTTCTAGCAAAGCTCGCTCAAGAGAACATGCTAGAGATGAAGTTCGAGAGTATTGTTGATTACTTCCTATGTGATGGACAAGGCCTCTTTTACTTTCGTCCTGCAGGTGAAAGTTATCAGATTCTTTACTTCCCTAAGGACAGCTATAGAGCGTATCGCGATCAAGCTGGAGATCTTGAGTCATTAGTCCTGGTTTATTCCTTCAATGTTCAGCAAACCATTGGACTAGCAGACAATCTGCCAGGTTCAAATGGATCGAACGGTAAAAAGAAGTGGATTCAACTCAAGGTCTACAAAGATCGTATCGAGCAAACGATCTCAGACGAGAAGATTGAGTTCTCAAATCAGATGGGTGCAATGCCCTTCAAGATGCCTGGTCAGACAGAAGTATTGACTAACAGTCTTGGGTTTATTCCTGCAGTTGAAGTGTTTAATCACATGGACTGTACAGGTGAAGCTACAGGTAATGGAGAATTCGATTGGTTGGCTCACCAGATTCTGTATCACGATGAATTAGTGAGAAACATCCGTAAGAACATGAAGTTCTTTGGAAATCCCACACTTATTTCAAGTCGTCCACGTCACGACATCCTTGATAGTGGAGATGACAATAGTTTCCGACCTACGATTAGCTCACAAGCAGGATTTGCTCCAATTGGTGGCACAGGTCGTGCTAGTACACGTGTAAGTCAACCGTTTGGTGCCGGAACTCTTGATGGACAAATCAAAGTTCCACGGGTAATTGCAAACCTAGAGCCAACTGACCGTGTTGGATATATGACTCCTGATAGTGTTTCAGGTGACCAGAATTTATACGTCAAACAGTACCGATCAGAAATTCGCCTTGCTCTTGGTGGGGTTGATGACATTGAT